ATTCGGCGTCCCGGATTCGGCGTCCCGGATTCGGCGTCCCGGATTCGGCGTCCCGCTCGCGCTTACGCGCGAGTGAACCAGTTGTGCTTGTTCTCGGCGTCGCGGCCCTTCACTACAACACCAGCTTCCGCCAGCTTCTTCAGCAGGCTACCAGTCATCATAGGAGTGGCAACGTCCAGACCAATCTCGGCTGCGTGGCTATGAACAGTGCCGGGGGTCATACCTTCGCCCAGGCCGCCCTTTTCAATCCACTCAGTCAGGGCCGCAAGGTTCTTGCGCTCACGAGCCTTAGACTCAGCAGCCTTCGCTTCCTTCTCAGCCTTCTTCACGGGGTCGGCTACACGACGGCCAGGAGCGTTCTTCGCTTCGGCAACAGCCGCATCAAAGTCGAAAGCCTTGGAACGAGCAGTGTCGGCAGTCAGGGGCACAGTGATGCTCAGCACGACGGCCAGAGGCACACCAGTATCCTCATCGATCTGATCACTTACGAAAGCCATACCGCCCTTTACAATCTGAGAGCCGGGGAAGGTCTTCAGCAGGGTTTCCAGAACAGAGGAACGTAGCATATCACGGGTCTTAGTAGTCATAATGTTTTTCTCCTTGGCCACCTAACGGTGGCCGGTTGCGGCCTTGGCATCATTATGGTCGCACCAGTGGTTTGTTGAGTTTGCCTTCTCATATTTGAAGATGATGGAAGGAAGGGATGAGTTTCCTTTCCTCATCTTGTGTATATAGTATATCAGATTTTTTGGGAAAAGTCAAATTTTTGTGGGGAAAAATTTTGAGAAACGCAGAAGTAGGAGGAAAACGCGGCTTGCCTTGATTACCCCAGGACATTGGTCTTTTATATGCCAGCTACACTTTGGTATTCGTTCCATCGAGGCCGCCAGCAAGCCGAGGTCTTCGACGCAATCTTGTACGAAACGGGTCGCAATTGCTACATAAATTTTAGCGGACGAGGCGCGACGGGCCAATCGCGTACATCGTGAGGACGAACGAAGTGAGTCCGAGCGATGTATTCGAACCTGCTGAATTTGCTTCTGTTTTCTTTTTTCTTTTCCTTTGTAAAAAAGGAGAAAGGAAAAAGGGTAGTAGTGAATGCGGGCCGTCAATTGCGGCCGAAGCAAGAGCGTGTAAGCCAGGCGTGCCTACGTGTGTTTTCTTGAGCGAGAAGTCTACACTTTTTTGCGGGTTCGCGGCGCAATGCTGCGGGCCCGCATTTTTGTTTATGGGGAGGCCGCAGAAGGCGACGTGGACAGCGGGCGATGGATCGGCCGCGGAAGACAACGCGGGTGATGCGCGCGAATTGCTGTAGGAGGAGCGACACGCGAGAGATGCGCGGAAAAGGGGAAGAGGATTGTCTTTCTTTTTCTTGAGGGAAAGATCGGAGGGTAGTGGCGGAGGCAGGAGCGCAGCTATTGGGGTATAGGCGCCGCCGCGAAAACGTCGTGGACTGCGGCACGAGGTAAAAACCCAGCTTGTAGAGGGCTGCGGCCTGTGGCCGTTCCAGCTTATAGACCTTAGATACCTATGTGTGAGCGGGAGAAATGGATGGATGTCGGTTTTCTCCTCACTTTGTATATATAGTATATCACAAAATTTTACTACTGTCAAAAATGGAAAGTGGAAGAAAATGGAAAAATCTGGAAGGCGCGAGATTGCGGGAGATGGATACGCGGGAGGGTGTGCGTGGGAGGGAATGGAAGGGAGGTTGCCACCTAAGGTTTTCTTCTTGACATTTCTTCGTTTCTATGGTATACTTACGGTGTTCTCAAGAGAGAGCAGAAAGAGAGGAACAAAAAATGTTCGTATTCGTTGATGAAAATCGCTCGGTAATTGTTGGTAAGTCTCTGGTAGATGTTGTTCGCCATTATGGTCGCTGGAAGGGCGTTGATAATCGCATTGTGTGCGATTGGGGAGAAGAAGAACCGAAGTATACCGTGCGTGAGATCGCGGCTAAGCTGGACAAGTCTTTGGAAGATACGCTCATTGCTTTACTGTATGATGATCAATTTGAACAAGACGAATTCTGGATTCCTAATCAAAGTATTAGTAAGGAACATATGGCTTCTTCACTAAAGAGGGCGTTGGTATGAATCTTCTGGTATGGCTTGAACAGGTTGAATGGATTGGGTGATAGGTATGGAAGACAAGATTGTTTGGGTTCTTTATGGCGATCATGGTCTGGAAGGTATCGCGGCTTCTGATGTAGAGGCCGCCCGCATGCTGGTTCAGAGTTCTGGCTTGAGTCTGGACGATGAGGGAATAGTAGGATATAGGAAGGAAAGCCCGGCACGCGAAGGTTATATGTCTGTGCGGCAGGCCGCGAAAGAATGTGGGTTGAATAATGAAACCTTTCTTGTGGAAGCTCTGCGCGGGCGGCTTGCTAATTATTGGCTTGAGGACTTCTCAGTCAAAAAATATATTGTTTCTCATTATCCTCGGCCGCTCGAATGAGCGGTCAAGGGTGTTAGGTGGCTTCCACCTAAAATAAAAAAGGGCGCATTACACGCCCTTCGTTTTTCTTTTTCTTCTCAAGAAGAAAATTTCTTCTCCATAAATTTCTCCATCACTTCTTACCCAAGGTGCGAACACATCTTTCACACGGTAAATTTCTCCATCCCCCTCTTTACCGTGCCAAGTGCCATTTCTCCACAATCTCAAGAAATGATAATCATTCCATCCCTTGCGCTCTCCCCAACGAAACGCCACATAATCATAATGTTTGGTATCAAACTTTTGCGGGCAGTCGCAACGCTCCCATTCAGGCAAGGCCGCGCAAATCGCGTCCACCTGCTGGGAAGCATTGTCGCGAGAATGCGGGAAACGAAAGCCTACCCAATCGAAAGTGCGGAGAGCATAGCCGCCGCAGTTATAGTCCTCTAACCAGACCCAGCTGGGGCGATGGGCTAAAACTTTTTTACAACCATAAACTTCATTCTTCATTTTTGATATACCTTTTCTTTCCCTCTCGAATATAACAAGAGAAGTTGGGCATTTGTTCTTCCATAACAAGATTGAGAACTGCGTTCATTTCCCATGGGTTGTTAGCAGGGGGAAGTTCTTCTAATATGTGGTAGAAGTCTGACGCAAGAAACGGAGTGTTTACGGGCATTTCTTCTTTGATGTATTTGCTAATGATGCGGGCTTGCCGCACTCGGTCGCGAATTGCTTTGCGTTCATCTTCTTGCTTTTGTGAACGTCGTAGTTTGCGGGCGGTCGTTCGTGCGGCCTGCTCGGAGATTTTATTGATATATGCTTGGTGGGCGGCCGCAGGATCATATGCTTTTTGGTTAGCAGAATCGGCAGTAGGCTTGACAGTAATAATGATTTCTGCCCAAATTTCTTTACCGTCCAAATCGTTGATTACGCCCGTTGGAACAGCAAAGCCACCGTCAATAAGGGTGGCGTTTGCGGGCAAAGCAGGGCGAATGCGATTCATAATAGAAGTAAAAGCAGATTGTTTTTGATGTTGCTTCATAAACTCTGCTTGATAGCCACGTTCTGCCATAATCTCACCTCGTTTCATTTACGCAAATATTATAGCACAAAAATTAGGAAATGTCAAATTTTGTTTTAGGTGGCGCCCACCTAAAACCAAGGGCGGGGCGTGTTATCGCCCCTTGTTTATGGCAGTGAATGAATATACATTGTTTCGAATATACTTGCGAATATATTCGCCGTCGTAGATAATTTGCCCGTCTACCTTGACTTTGAATGATGTTTGCGTAATGCGGGGGAACGTTCGGATAACTTCATATTCCATAGCGGGGGAAGCACCTGCCGCAATACATTTCAGTAAAATTTGGGCTTCAATTAGACTATCTGAAAGTGCGGTATGGTCTTCAATAAAATCGGGGTTCTGCGTGATATACTGGAACATCGTTTCGGCGGTGGTGGAGTAGTTGCCTGAATCGGTAAAACGCTGATTCTGTTCACAAAAAGCGAAATATTCATCATTACAGATAAAGTGATGAGCATAGCCGCGAATGTCAAAAATAGGAATTGTTTCAATGGCATTCTGAGTATGAAACCAATCGCAGTTGAATTGGATAACCTTGTCATCAAAAGGGGAATTGTAAGCATAGCAGGAAGATACATTGAATTTTTTAATATCTCTTTTCATTTCCTGCATAGCATAGCCCCACTTGATTTTTTCCGCCTTGCGGGCACGCATTGCCTTCACATAAACGGGGCGTTTATCTGCATAATATGCGGAAGCAAACAGCGGAAGATTATCCCAAATTTGAGTTATGACAAAGTCGCGGTTAGTGAGCGTTTCACCTTCGGGTGAAATTATGGTGTAGCCCAGATTGTAGCAATAGCATTTTTCAAGGTTGGTCGTTTCGGTATCCAGCACCAAATAATTCATGGTCGGTCAATTCCTTTCTATTTTGATTACGCACATATTTTATCACATATGGCAGTTCTTGTCAAGGAAAGACCTTAGGTGGCCGCCACCTAAAGTAAGGAAAAGCCGAGTTAGCGGCTAAGTTCCTTATCAAGTTCTCATTTCCTCCATTCATCTAATACAATACTGCGGCCGCAGATATCACAATGATAACTATAGCGGGAGCGGTTTTTGGAAATCATAAAGCCGTCATACATCCATCTGCCGCCATCCTCTGCGTGGATACCATTGTTATACTGGGTCATGGGATCTTCGTAGAAGATAAGGCCAAGCACGAGGGTAAACACAAAAATGAGAATCATTAGGGCAATAATAATATTGCCGATAGCGTTGACGATGTTTGCTCTACGTTCGTATTTATCCACGCGACTCATAGATCATACCTCCCTTTCATTACGTCCCTATTATACATCCTTTGGCCGCGAATGTCAACTCTTATTCTTAGGTGGCGTCCACCTAAAACCTGTTAGGGAAAAGGGCAGGGATTTCTCCCTGCCCTCAAGAATCACGCCTTAGTATAGGTTTTCTTGCCCTTGACGGTTTCCACGTCCAGCATGCCCGCTTCGACCATCTTGTTCAGAATAGTGCCGACCATCATCGGCTTGGTGTCGGGGTCATCCGCGAACACGGCGTTGCACACATCGGTAGCGGTGGCATTCTCGATATCGTTCGCGGCGATGTAGGCGCGAATCTTATCGGTGCGGACGCGGGTGCGCTCCGCGCCTTCGGTTTTCTTGGAGTTATCGCCCTTGGGCTTGTTCGCGCGCTCGGCGGCTTCCTTTGCCCACTGCTCATAATCCGCGCGGGCGGTATCAAAGTCGAACGCTTCATGGGTCTTGGTTGCCTTGGTCGCGAAAGAACCCAGCTGAACCTTGATATACTTGGGCATGCCGTTCTCGATAATGTCGGTAGGAATGGCAAGGCAGTTCGTCTTGTTCGTGCGAACCATGGTAGCGTCAGAGAAGGTGCTGGTCAGCAGTTCCATGATCTCATTGATAGTAGCCATAGTGTTCCTTTCCTACATGGGTTTGGCTTGGGTTTTCCTTCCCGAATCTTTGTTCCTCTCTCTTGAGGACGATATAAGTATAGCACATTTTTTGAAAAAGGTCAATAGGTTTGAAGAAAAAATTTTTGAAAAATCGGGAACTTTTGTTAGGTGGTCGCCACCTAGAATACTGTATAGAAGCAGAAAATAAAGAAGAAGCGCAGAAAATTGCGGTTGATCGTATTGACTGGGGCGACGTGGAACTTACTTGCGGTGTATATGAAGAAAAAAAGGACAATTTGCGTAAGAAATATAAAATAAAAGCCAAGGGAGAAAACTAATCTCCCTTTTTACGTTAGGTGGCTTCCACCTAATATATAAAAAGGATATGATTTTCATCATATCCTTTATGTGGTAGTCGCAGAAGGATTTGAACCCTCAATCCGCTGGATATAAGCCAGTTGCGTTGACCATTACGCTATGCGACCAAGTGGCGGCCGTTTATTTATACTGGGCGGCCGCTACCAGCAGGATTTATAACTCTCAAATCCCATAACGCTTACATTAGCCTCAAGCGTAAGTGTGAGGGCAGTTTCACGGAAACAAGCTAAACCGTCTCATTTATATCCCGCTTGAGCGTGCGGAAATGCGGCTACCCCAGACCGCCACTGGCATAATGAGGGTTGAGCATAAACCCCTTGCCTTAGCCGCCAACATAATGCTCAGTCGGGCGGCCGCGAGATACTAACCGAAAACTTAGGTTTGTTTTTCTGAGGACTGGAAGCAGGATTTGAACCCACTGACTATTACTCGAAGCAATCGTGCTACCAATTACACCATCCAGCCACAAACCTTTGTTTCCTACGGCGGTTTCTTCCGGTTCTCAAGAGCAGGCTGGCCAACCTGTTGTTCTCTTGATTACGTATATAGTATAGCAGAAAAATTGAATTTTGTCAATACGTTTGAAGAAGAAATTTTTGGGAAAATGGGAAGATTTGTTAGGTGGTGGACACCTAATATTGATGGGAGGTTTTACGCAAACCTCCCATAGATTTTATATTTCTCTCCATATTCATTCTTATCAAGCACAAATGTAAATTCATTCTCCGGCAACTCGATAGTTTGCGGTAGAAGGAAATAGCGGAATCTATCATTAGGAATATATACAAAGCCCTTCATTTTCTTTATGACTTCGCGGGCTTCATTTTCCATGGAATACGCCTTGTCTTTTTCTACTGAGACAGCCGAGAGAATGCGCACATGAGTATAGTTATGATTACCACAAAGGCGGTATTTTCTGGCTATGGGAGACTTCAAGTCATAGCGTTGACTTAGTTTTTTGGCCGTCCCTATTTTGAGATAGCGTGAACGAGTGTTATAATCATATAAGAGAGCAATGTAAAAGTATAAATTAGCAGGAATTTCATCATAACTAACTTGAAATACATTGTCTTTTAGCCCCAATACGGCGTATCCAAAATACATAGTTTCATCTCCTTTACGAAAAGATTATAACATAGGCAAGAAGAATTGTCAAGAGAGATATCTTAGGTGGCTTCCACCTAACCAAGGTGGGGTGTATTACACCCCAAAAATTTTCATCATTCCGCGCGCCTTTTCAATAAGGTCATCCGCTTCATACCATTTATCGTTATCCATATAATAGTATTGACAACCTGCCATAGCGACGAAGCTTTCATCGCCCTCGAATGGACTGGAGTAGCCCATATATTCAAACCAATTGTGCATAGCCTCTACCGCTTCCGCGGTGTCGCAGGTCAGATAGTAAACCTTGTCAAGGGCTTGAGAATCAGTGATGGGAATAGGCTGGAACTCACAGTTCCACATATGGATATCATGCTCATACTTCTTGAGCATAAGCCCGCGCTCATAATCGATGCATTCATCTTCATCTTCAAAAGCAGTGCCATCATCGGCAATGTAGGATACACGCTCAATCATACTTTTGTCTCCTTTCAATTCAGATATTTGGCGGCAAGAGAAAGCACATACAGTTTAGTCTGACGTTCGGTATAAACATCAGTGTTTACACTAAAAATCCAATCAACGCCATAGACAAGATCATTATCCGCAACGGCGGCCGCAAGACAAGTGGCCATAAGCAACTCGGCATTGTGGTCATTGTAGAGATAGTTTTCACCATCGTAGGCAAAGGCAAAGCAATCTGCTTCCTCCATCCATACCATAATGATCATATCTTCTACAAAATCGTTCTTGCCCGTACTAATCCATTCATCGGTTAGATCGAACATCTTGTTGACAACATCTCTGGTATTGGCAAGGCCGCACAAGGGCAGACACAAGGTAGCAACAATCAGCAACACAGCAACGACTTTCTTCATAGTGGTTTTTTCCTTTCTGTTCCTTTCTCTCTTGGAACACCCATAGTATAGCACAAAGGGATAAAATTGTCAAGGGAAAAGTATTAGGTGGTGGCCACCTAATCCATAGGAGGCCGACGTTAGTCGGCCACCAACCTTTCCAACCATTCTACAATATCAACCTTAGCGGGGTCAATAGCAGAACAGTTATTGAATTTACTAAATTGCGCCCGCACTTCTGCGTTATCGTCAATGAGAACATTTCTCTCATTGGGGGCACGATACCTGCTCTTGGGCGTGCCATACTTGACAAGATGAATTTCATCAGATGGAAAATCAAATTGGTCAAGCCATTCTCTTTTGGCTACGCGAGTATCGTGATCAAATACTTTGTGCGGCTCTTTGCTTAGCCACGACACAACAGAAAATGAAATTCCTGCGGCCTGGGCTTTACGAATTGCCGCCGCAAGCCGCTTCATATCCCACATGGGCGCGGCTTCTCGGTAGGGTGAAGCATCATGCGCACGAATGCGCTCAAGCCAGTTGGGGAAGTCGTAGAGATTCGCAATAGTGCCGTCCATGTCTACAATAATTCGCATAGGGTCAACTCCTTCTCTTGATTACGCATTTATTATAGCGCATCTGCTGGAGGAAGTCAAGCCCTGCGAATTAGGTGGCCTCCACCTAAGTCTATGCTTTTGCCTTATTTGGCAAAAGCGGCTTCGTAGGCATTGCGTTGTAGATTCCGCATATATTCTGCGGCAGTAATTTCTTTACACTCAAGCGGTAATTTTCCGTGCTTTACTCCCGGCATTTTACGGCCTTTTTCCATTGCAGAAAGCGCGTTTTCGGCTTCAAAGAAGAATGTTATAGTGCTACTGCGTTTCGTGCCAACGTGCCCTCTTTGGCACAAAACGCGATAGTATTTCATTCTGTTTTCAAATTGTCCTTTTCAGAATACTTGAGCAATTCTTCTTTGATTTCCTGTCGCTTTGCCGCTTCTGCGGCCTTGCGGGCCGCCACATCTGCGCGGCGGCGTTCCTTTTCTTCGGCTACGCGCTTTTTTTCATCTGCCCGTTTCTTTGCCTTGAGTGCGTTTTCCTTCTGAATGATTTCGTAGTTGGTCGCAGCTTCATAGCCGTCATAGTCCTTGCCATCTTCGCGGCTTCCCGTGGGGATAGAGAGCTTTACTTCTGCGTAAAATTCTTCCCCGTTCATCACAAAGGGATACATGAAAGTGTTGCCGCTGGTCAGTCGTGCGTCATAGTCCTGAGACTTATACAGGTTGAACAGTTTTTGGAACTCTTGCGCACGGGCGGCATTGCGGTCGGCGGTTTTCTTGGGGGTTGCCATGATTTCAGTCTCCTTTCTTTCTTAGGCACGTATGAATTATAACATACCCTGCCCGCGATGTCAAGAAAAAGGTTTAGGTGGTCGCCACCTAAGATATCAAGAGGGCGTTATTCGCCCTCGATGAAGGTAGGCATCCAACTAACACCATTGAACTCAGTGAGATAGTCAGGACTTTTGCGCAGAGAATCACACACGGACTCCACCCGTTCCATGCTACGCACTACAGTGTAGATTCCTACCACATTATCGTCATACCAAAGTAAAATTGCATATCCACGTTCGCACATTAGAAAAACACTCTCCTATCCCATTCTTGAATTTTTTCAATGGGCGCATAAACTTCTACGCGGACTACATTATCACACAGAAGTGTGCTACTCTTGATATAGTAGCGGTCAAAGATGTATTGGCGGTCTTTCGAGATATAATAGGTCTTGGCAACCATAGGACACACCTCTCTTTCAGATTACATATATATTATAACATAAGTGAATGAAAAAGTCAATAGGCAAGTTCAACAAAAATTTGTATGTCCATTTGTGAGAAGTGAACAAAGACGAATATAAGTAGATGATTCGCGGCCGTCCGCATTGATGAAGGTGGGTTTGATTTGTGCGACCGCACCGTCGGAGAATACAATATCTACACTATTTTCTTGCGGATTGATACAACTAATGTAGTCTAAGTTGATACAGCTTTTGCGATTATGAACATCTTCTACTTGAATCCACATATTCAACCCTCCACTTCCAGCTCGTCAAGAAAATAGTCTAATCCTTCTTCCAGCTCACCGCTAACGCCTTCACTATTTAGCCATTCGGTGAGTTCGCGAACATACCTCTCCGCGGCCGCACGGGTCGCAAAGATATGCCTATCAGACGTGTGCGTTTCTTCATAAAGCCATACTTTCATTTTTTGTTTCCTCCTTACGCGAATAGTATATCAAAAACCGGGTGAATTGTCAAGTAGATAGTGTTAGGTGTCCGCCACCTACGAATATTAGGTGGCTCCCACCTAAAGTCATGCCGTGGGATCAATCCCACGGGCAACTATCGCATTCATGGCAGTCGGCAGGTGCGCCGGGGCAACGCGGCTTGCGCCCAACGGCAAACTTTACATCCAGCTCAGGGGCAAGATACAGCTTGTCATCTTCCGGTTCGTCCCAGTCGGCCATGTCGCTCATAATCTCGCCGGTCAGGTTATTCGTAATGAGCAGGGAATCAGAGTAGGTCAGCAGGCCGGACAGCTCATACAGCTTTTCATTGATCTCACTTACCAGCTTGGCAGCCATGCGCCGGCGTTCTCTTTCTTCGCTGATTGCCTTCTCCAGCGCGTCAAAAGATTCTTCGCTTAGTTTGCGCACGATAGCAGTCATTTCCATTTCGGTCAATTCCTTTCTGTCCCCTTTGGGAACGTCTATATAATAGCACAAAAGCAAGCGCCCGTCAAGCAAAATTCTTAGGTGGCTTCCACCTAATACTATTGGCCTATTAGCAATAGGCCAAGTTCTTGCGCTTCCAGCCGAAAACGCTGATTTGGTTATGCTTGCGACCAATAGCAATGGCTTCTTTTTTGGTATCTACGCGGAAAGAGTGATCTACATAGTAGATACCATTTTCCAGCCATACGCCACAATTACCATTCATTTTCTGAATCGCCGCAGCAGCTTCTTCAATGGTTTTACATTCATAACCATAATCGGCAACCTGCCAGCCGGTTTTATACTCAATGGGCTGGTTGTCCTTGAGCGTCAAGCCGTCGTTGTTCTTGAGATTCTTTAACAAATTGATCATAATGTCAACCCCCTTCATTTGATGTGATAAGTATAACACAATGCGGCCAGTCTGTCAAGCAAAAACATTAGGTGGTTGCCACCTAAGATTTATTATTGACATAAACGCGATTTTGATGTATACTATACGCGTAATCAAGGGATAGAGTCCCGAATGAAAGAGGTTGAAATTATGATTAGTTCTCTCAAAAACCACCCCTATGCCCAGTGCTACGTCAGCATTGATCCCAATGTAGGAATCCATTTTTATAGCTACAAAACGCTGGTGATTTATATTGATAAATCCGGTTGGCTGCGTTGCACCGGCACGTATAGCCAAACCACCCGCCGCCAAATCGGTTGGTTTTTGCGTGAGTATGCCCCAATGATTAGTTATCAAATGGTAAAACAGTGCGTAATCGATTGCGCGGAAATCAATATTGAGACAGGGGAAATTATCCTGCCGCCCGTCTAATGACGGGTAATTATATTAGGTGGTAGCCACCTAATAATTGTTATTGACAGAATGATAAAAGGGGTGTATACTATATACGTAATCAAGGGGTAGCACCCCGAATGAAAGAGGTTGATTCTATGATTATTACGCTGAAAAACCATCCTTGTGCTCAGTGCTGTGTTACTGTCGACGAACGGGGCGTGCGCATGTTCTCCTATGATACGTTGGTCATCAAGATTGATCGCGCTGGATGGCTGGATTGCATGGGACTGTATAGCAAAACTACGCGCCGTCAAATTAGCTGGTTCCTGCGTGAGTATGCGCCGATGATTAGCTATCAGATGGTGAAACAGTGCGTAAAGGATCGCATGGTGATCAACATTGATACCGGCGAGGTTTTACCCATCTATTGCCCGTGGGATTATTAATCCCGCGGACGATTCTTAGGTGGTTGCCACCTAATATCACGCGGGCAGCCGCATTAGCAACCGCGCAAATATTCCATAATAAGTTTGACGCAATCTTTGTCTGTCATAGGTGTGCGTTTTGTATCGCATTCTTCCCATACTGGGCAAGGATAGCCGCAAAGACTATCGTCCGCAAATAACTGACAGAGCATTTGATATAATCTTTCTTCATTCACTTCAATCATAGCCATTTTCTTACCCTCTTTTCTATTTGTTGTGGTTGAGTTTTTCGCCAATAGATATGGCCGTCAATTACGCGGCGTTCCATCCTACCGGCTTCCTCTTCTGCGCGACACCATGTGGCCTGTTGAAAAGATGTTGATCTAAACCATCCATCAAGTTTTTTATCGCGTGGTCGTGCAGTCAAGTGCTTGAGTCTGCCCACCTGCTGAGTGATATAGTAGGTGGTTTCTGCTGTCTCAAAAGCAATCGGCATAGGTTTGTTCATTTTTCTTAACCCTCCACAATAAAGTATCCCAACTGTTCCCTAATAAACTGTTCATCCTCTACTCGCGCCACAATTCTAACCTTGAAATATGCTTTAGTGTGAGTATAATCTTCTACCTGCACAAAACAGGGAATACTTTCCTGCACGATGTTCAAGGCAAGATTACAGTCGCTACAATTCACGCAACAAAAATGAAATTGCTTCATTTCGGGGATACCTTCCTTTCCGGTTCTTTGCGTAGATATTTTACCATATCAAAATGAAATTGTCAACAGAATGAAATTAGGTGGCTTCCACCTAAACTGCTGGAGGGGCATTATTATGCCCTCTCCTTGATTCCTTGTTTATCCCAGAATGTGCCTTCAACCAAATCAAATGCGTCATCTGCTGTAAGATAGCCGAGAACATCATCATGACGATGTTCACGAATACCAAAACCAAAACCTGCTTCAAGTAGCCCATGTTCGTGTCCCATCGAATCAATATTTAGAATAAAATCGCCATCAATTTCGCGGCCATTCTTATCACAAATACATTCGAGTTTCAAACCAGGGATATAATCCGTCTCATAGCAAGCAAAATCATAACCGGCCGCCCGCAGTTTCAATTTGAGTTCATCCATTTGGGCAGTGTTCAGAGAATGAGAAAAGCCATCTCCATCAATAAAGGTTGCCATAAGAATTTTTTCCTCCATTCATTGCTTTCATAAGTTGGTGAGACAGGGCGTTTTGTGCGTCCATAGACTTAACAAACGTGAGACACGTTCCATTCTGTTCAAAAATGAAATACTCACTTGTATTGTCTCCCATGAGAATAATGCGGCCATCCGCTTGAAAGAATGCCATACGCGAATGAACAATATAATTGCGCAGACTTTCGGGGGAAAGCGCTTTGTCTGTTCTTTCGGCGAAACGCGAAGCCGCGTGAAATGAAATAGTCGCGATTGCGGCCAGTTCTATCAATTCGGAACGTAGTAGAAATTCCCCGTGGTGGAGGTTAGTTCTCATAATTGACAACTCCTTTCTAATTTGCAAGAATATTATAGCAAACCAAAATGAAATTGTCAACGGGGTGGTTTAGGTGGTTGCCACCTAATTCTGCTGGAGGGCGATTACTCGCCCGTTCCATTATTTCACATCGTCGGGATACCGGTCGGGGTGGTATCGTGCGCGTGTTTCTTCAAATTCTTCTTCATAGTCATCATACAAACCATTAGCCAAATCTTCCACATCTTCATCGGTGAGAACCAATTCAACTTGATTGATACTCATAGGCAGGCCCATACAAGAAAAATAGCGTGCCGCGATAACAGGGACGGTTTTCTGCCATTCGTCCATTCTGTCGTAATAGCTGCGATCCTGTCCTGCCGAAAGTAAAATTGTGGGTCGAATCCAATTGCGGTAAGAAATTTCGTCATTGGTTGCCCATTCGCGGATGTCATCGATTAGTTCCTGATGATTGTTGAAATTCATGAAAGTCAACTCCTTTACTTTGATTACGGGATTATTTTAGCATAGAAAATGAAATATGTCAAGAGAAAATATTAGGTGGTTGCCACCTAAGACGTGATATTTCGGGAATTAGGTATTCCCGAAAGGTTTCTCTTATTTGTTTTGTGCGTAAGATTCAAATAGCATTTCATTGAGTCGGAATAATTCTTCATCACCCCAAAGATGAAACTCAATATCATCCCTGGATACATGTATATCAATATACCAATAGTATCGTTGAACACATGAGATAACTAAAGTTGAAATTGGGGATCCTGCATAATAGAGACTATAATGTTCTCTATAGAATTTATACAGTGCTTCACGGGCATCCTTCAATTCGGGCGCTTCCGTGATAATGTAGGCGGCATGTTCAATCAAGTCTTGACGGGTCATTGTAGCAGCTCCTCTCTTTTATTACAGCTTTATTATAGCACATTTTCCAGCTGGTGTCAAATTTCCAGCTCGCGTCCAGCTCGCCACGGCGGTCGCAGCTTCCAGCTCGCCCCGCGCGTATGCGTGCATACGGGTGTGTAGCGTGCGGGCGCACGCGGGCGCACGCGGATACGGGCGTGTTCCAGTACCAGCAGATAATGTGTGATCTGGTACCAGATCGTCAATGTATGATCTGGTATGCGATGGTCATAGGGTAGCCTGCCCCATAACCGTACCCCTATTATAGCCGTTTATGGCTGTTATGTCAAGCCTTTTTGTTAGGTTGTCGCCACCTAACAACCATAAACGGCAATTGACCAGATCGGCAATGTATGATCTGGTACCAGATCGTCTCCACGAATAGATAACCGCGTATCGATAACGCATTATCGATAACAGGCAATAAAAAAAGGTAGGGCTTTACGCCCTACCCTGCTTATTGCTATAATAGCGCTGTTTGGCACGCCAATAGGCACGCATAGCGTTATCCCGCTCGCACTCCGCATTGAACCGATGATTGAGAACGGCGCAGGCGGCGGTGATGAACACCGCCGCCGTGATGATGAAGCCCATCATTTTTTATATTCCTCCAAAAACGCCTTGCAGTCGGCAAGCTCTTTGGCCGACGTGCTGGGATTAAGCTGCGCCAAGATACGACATGAACGAACATACCCATAAAAATCACTGCGCCTGCTGATGATCGGGTTGTTGCTTGCATAGTATCCGCTATGTGCGGAATAAAACACGACATAGTCACCTTCACGGGCGGACCCTATGCCAATTTGATTATCGATTGCATCGCGCCGCGCGGCCTGCTTGAGTTGCTCATACTGTTTTTTCGTCATTTTTTTGCACCCCTTCTATGCAGGTAGGGCTTGCGCCCTACCTGCTTTTTGTCAATCTTCCATGTTCAGCATATCGATGCTATGCGCCGCAAGCCATGCCAACTTTTTCTTGCTGGTTTTTACCTCTTGCAGGTGGAACACGTTCTTGCCGCTTGTAGCGTCTTTATAGACGTGAGTATTAAAGAACGTATAAACGCCCTTTTTGGGATTATACTCTGCAAGGATATCCAGTAGCACCGACCACGGGCAAATATAGCAGATATCATACTCTGGAATTTGCCAACGTATCCATTCTTTACGCTGTCGGTACTCTTCCAGCGCTTCTGCAAGCGTGCTTTTATTGGTATATAACCAATTGCCCGCGCCGCTTTTATCTTCTATATCAATACCGCGCACGCTGTTGTCCTTTTTACCAGCTGGTCTGCAACCGAAATCGCGCCATGCCATAGGGCGGTTAATTTGCTCGAATCTGATTCGACGATTGCCGCCTTCTTGCATATATCCACCGATTGCCTTATTTTTGGGATCAATCGTTAGGATATACGCCTTTTGGCCTATATCAAAATCGGGCACATGGAAATAGGTATCCGGTGTGATACCTAAATCCTTAACCGCTTTACGCATAGTGATATGATCATTACCATACAAGCGGCACGCGACCCGTAAACCATCCAGCTGTTTTTCGGTTATAAAAGTAAATTCCATGTTTTACAACTCCCCTTTTTAAGTCGATAATGTGTTGCCATTGCAACAACGTGCCACATGTTTATTGTATCCCTACAATTCCATAAATGGCATATATGGCAGGGATAGCGATTTTTTATTCATTTGAGAAGGTTCATGTGGATATTCATCCAGCGCGCGTCCCGTCTGTTTTTCACCCCTTTTTCTTCTACCCCCTCGGGACGCTTGTATTATATCAAACACATGCGGCAATCGTCAATAGCTTTTGTTGCCGTTATAGGCAAAAATAGCGATTTTTCTTAGGTTTGGCAATTTGCACAAAAATCGTGGGCTGTTTTATATAAATTGCACAAACAAACATACGCGCATAAATAGGCACACGCCACCGCCATATAAGCGAACACATATTCGATAACAGCCTATCGATAACAGCCTATCGATACAGCGATATCGATAGACCCATATCGATAAAATCATATCGATACAATTATATCGATACCGGGCTACCGATTCGGGGAGTTTGAGATCTCTAACTTGCCGAAAAGCCCGGGCCTGGTAATTCTCCGCCAAATCTCATTTTTTTGTTCTATTTTGTATTCCCTTGATAATGCTCGCCTATGGCGTGCTTACGCACGCCTTCTTCGGCCCGTAAACGGGCCTCGAAATTTGACTTTTTCCAAATTTTGTGTTATCCTTTATATAAAAGAGGTGATAAAATTTGCGTCCATATACACTTGACCTATCGCTCGACTACGCCGATGAGCGTGTCATTTGCGTATAGGCAATTCTCGACTCCTTGGAATATGTTCCCAGCGAAACAGAACTGGAAAAAATGGGCGATTACATCGTTCGCGGCCACGATCGCCACACATTCTCTACACCCGCTGACCGCAAAGAAATACAAGACCCCGCCCGCGCGAAACGCTGCAGTCGAAAAGAAGCTTTTTCTGTAGAGGGCTACATAGAAGACCCCACCCACGCAAAAACTGGTCTCCTGTCTTCCGACAATGAACCCGTCTACACAAGCCCCAAACGCACTCCCATCCGTCGCCCAACCTACGACGAAGAAGGAAACCTACTCGATCTTGGCGACGCCGCGGACCTCGATGGCAATCCCATACCCCAATTCTTCGACCTCTGGGATTCCATTGACCGCCTCAAAGCTCGCCTCGACAGTTGGGCTGGCCGTGTGGGGGGTGGCGTTTCCGTTATTCACAAACCTACCTCCCTAGCAACCTACCAGGCCCGCAAACTACTGGTGGAACTACAACGAGAACAATACGCTCTTCGCGACCTCTTCCGCCCTACCATTGGCAATCACGGCGTATCCTCCACCCTTGCCAATTGCGATCACGTCTTCGATTGTCCAACAGGCTACTGGTTGCCTATCGAGGAATGGTGTGAGAGAAAACGCAACCCCCACCCGCGCGATTACCCACAGCCTTCCCTTTCCGATGCGCCAGCCCGCCCCGATGGCACAGTTTTTTGGACGGTGAGCAACAACGTCATCGACTATGAGAATCCAAACCACATAAAGGCATTACTACAATGGTATGTGCAATTGCTGATGAAGAATTATGAAAAGCTGCGGGCCGCCACCCGTATACTATTGTGGGACGTAGAGCGCTATGTAGAGCTGGCACACCTGGACGATTTGGATACGTTCCTCCTCCACCACTATGTGCTTCACACACCTGTTTTTCTGATCCAACGTACTCTCGCCGACGAAGGTATCAACCTCACCGTTGCTCAAATCCAACATCGCCAAACCCGTTCTATTCCGCGCAAAATCGCTACAGCGGCCCGCGTTCAACGTCTTCTTGATCTTGCGGCCCATCATCAAATAGAAACAATCGTGTGCGCGAAATGCCATCGAACCCTCCCGAAGCACCCAATCTTCTTCTCAAGATCCCACAATTCCGCGCTTGGTTTCAAACGGACCTGCCGCGATTGTCAAAAGGAGGGCTTGTAATGGAACGTGTCTGTGCGAAATGCCGCCAAAGCAAACCCATAGAAGAATTCCTCCAGACTTCTTCTCCTTTCCACCCAGGCGGCTACACCATTTATTGTACGAATTGTTTGGAAGAAATGGTCCCACCCGATGATTTGCGGGCCGTCGATAAGTTGATGGCTTGGTTAGACTGGCCTTTTTTGGTTCCTCAATGGACAAAATGCTATAGGAACGCAAAGTCCCAAGCCCTCCACCTCTATAAGCAACTAATGAAGGACCGGCCGCAATACCAAACGCTGGACTGGAAAGAAACCAACGATAAGTGGAAAGAGGCTATGGAGCTTGGTGTGATGGATGAGAAGATTCCAGATATCAATCAGGCATGGCTGAGAGAAATGCGGCTGAAGTGGCCTGCGGACGTAGAACGCACTGTGGAAGATTATAAGTATCTGGAAAATTTTTACAATGATTTGATTTCTACACAGAATATTACGTCGGCTACACAGAAAGATGATGCTAAGAGATTGGTGGAAGTGGGCCTGCTGGCAACCAAGAAGATACGGTAGGGCTTGCCTGCCAAAGATGAGCTAGCCATGTACCATAATATTATGAAAGCCGAGGGTTTTGAAGCAAAAAACGCAAAAAATATCTCGGATTTCGATTCAGTAGGTGAGCTCTACCAATGGTTGGAACGTAGAGGCTGGAAGCCAGATTGGCATGTCGAGCCGCAAGATAGTGTTGACTTCACTATCAAGCAAATCCAACAGTATCTTGTGCGGCTGGTCCAAGGTGAAAGCAACCTATCTGATCAAGTGGAGTCCCGCCGCAAACAACTTGAACTCGCAAATCGTCTTGAAGAAACCGAAGATGAACCACAACAATCTTCTGTTGATCCGACAGATGAAATTGAAGTCATGTCTACCATTGAGTATGAGGGAGATGAAGAACTCGATGCTGAAATGGGTGGTGATGATGATTGTCTGAACTAAATTTTGCCACGCCGCAACAGGGAGCAATGCGCGATGGTGTTCCTATTAGTAAAGGTGTGGTACTGACTGAGAAATACTTGGAAGAGCACGAACAACTCTTCCAAGATTATTCTCGATATTTTATGTTGTATCCTGATCTGTAAACTAAAAGCAGCATAGCGGTAAAAGCTATGAAAATTTTTCTAACTGCTGGGAAGCCCTAAAGCCACAATAAATGGATGAGATACGATGAAAATCTAAATCTCGCAACAATGGGTGATCAGCAACCAAACACACTGGCTCAACGACTATCCAGTAATGGAGTAGAGAATAAACTCGAAATGAAAAACTTAGATGATATAGTCTAATCCTATATGAAAGTATAGGTATCAATGTTTTGGATACAATCCGCAGTGTCAATTGTCCAATTCGCTTCTATTATTATCAACGCATACTACTCCGCGCAATGATGCGTTTCAGGTACTTCTATGGCACATTCACTCGTGCTACTTCTAAATCTTTCCTCGCAATTATCTCATAGTATTTGGCGTGTATCTTCCTGCCGCGGTCTAAGCGTTTCGTTGTATCTTAGTTCAAGAAAGCCTCGCTAAGTATCACCAAACAAAAGTTGGAAGAAATATGGACTTATTGGCCTCTTCTCAAAGCAGAAGTGCTTTCTGACAATATGTCCAATGATTACATCGAACTAATTTTCAAAAATGGTTCAACCTTCCAAATCCTAACCTTGAGTGCTTCGAGCCGCGGTCAACGCGCATCGGGCGGTCTAATCGAAGAAACAGCCTTGATTGATGGTAAAACATTGGCAGACGTTATTATTCCTATGATGAACATTCCCCGCCAACACTCAGGCGGCGGAGTCAATCCTACTGAGCCGCACGCATAGCAAGTTTACATAAACTAATGAAAGTTTATTCTTCACATTACTAAAAAGGAGGTGAATATCGATTGACAGGATATATTTATTAGATTCGTAATATGATCAATAATAAATGCTATATTGGGCAAACTGTTCGTCCAGAAGCACGCAAGCGGCGGCATTTCTCTGATTTACGTTGCCAGCGACACGACAATACTCATTTACAACACGCCTTCAATGAATACGGCGAAGCAAATTTTGAGTTTTCTATCCTTGAGACGTTTGAATTTGAAAAACAAGAAGAAATTGATGCTAAAGAAATTCATTGGATAGAGATCAAAGACGCCTATAAAAATGGCTATAATTGTAATCCTGGCGGGCAGGCTAATAAACCAGGTTGGTCTAAGTTTTCTGATGAAGATATTATGGCAATATGCGCAATAACTAAATATCTGCGGCAGTGTGGTAGCAAAAATGTTCAATACGACCAACACTACTGTTTATCGCATCCGCCATCGTCTTTCTAATCCTTGGCAAATAGAAAAGTTTGATGTTCTTTCTGAAGAAGAACAGCGAGCACTTTATGATTCTCTTCAAGAAGAATTTCACCTAATAGAACAAAATGACATGGCGAAGAACTCGGCGGACCTTATCAAAAGAGTGCGTGTTTGTTGCTTTTATCTATTAGGAATACAAAGGAAAGTTGGGATGGAAAGCGCAACTTAGCCAAGACTATAATATCGCTAATATGAATACATTGGCGAGCGCCCTTCGTCATGAAACCTACGCAGATTATTATGAAGAATATAAACGCCTTTCTCTCGAAGATAAACTTTCATATTTGTGTCATTATATGGAAACATATAACAGAAAACCTCCTGAATTGCTGGAAAATCTTATAAAAGACAATCAGCAGTCAACCTAAAAAGATTCAACGACCATCCGAAAGGAATACAGTCAAGCGACTGGAAGTTGGAGGCCCCTTCGGGGTGAAGATATGGTCTGTTCATGTATAGTAATATACAGCAGCGTAAGCGGGATGAGAATAGCGACCTCATCTGAACACAAAGAACAAGCGCAGGCTCAAAGAATACTTTCGCATATGAACGTCTGATTGAACTTACTACTCTCGGAGTAATAGATTAGGAAGATTACTTCATATGTGGCGCAGGATATGAATTACCGCTAAAATATGGCTTATTCGACAAAAAAACTATTCAAGACCAGAAACTTTCTTCAAGTTTTTCTGCGGAGTCTTTTGCTCGTGAAAGCCAATCCATCAACTTTCCAGGTGGATGTAAAATTTATTGAATTGCTGGGAACTCTTGCGGGCCGCCGCAAGACAATCAGCAGCGAAACACGTAAGTGAATCGTTCAACGACCATGCCGCGAGGCAGTAGTTCTAAGTAGAACGAAGCAGTAAACATTAGATGATATGGTCTATTCTTGTATGTGAATACAAGTAGTAAAATTGGACAGGTTCGACCAAAGATTCTTGGTTTGACCTGAATAGGTTGCTAAAATGCCGCACTCTTCTTCACTCTGAGAGAGAAGGCAAAGTTCTCAAGGAAGGTTTCTATGAGATCAGTTGCGACGTAGCACGTACTGGTAATAATGATTCATCTATAATGGTAATCAAAGTTATCCCCACTGAAAATGACTGGAAGAAAAAAGTTGTCTACACAGAAAATATGACAAAAACTTCTCTTCCTGATCAAGCTGTCCGTATAAAAGAATTGGTTTCTTTCTACCATCCTCGGGAGGTAGTGGTTGATGGCAACGGTATCGGTGCCGGCTTGGTCGACCAACTTGTTATTCCCCAATGGGACCGCAAAGGTCGCTATTGGGAGCCTCTTTACGTCTCCAACGATCCTGAAACCTATCCCTACCCCCGTGAAGAAAAAGATAAAGCAATTGTCTACAACATCAAAGCAAACGCCGCGATGAACAACGAGATCTATTCCAATCTCTTTATCCAAATCAACAATGGACACGTCCAACTTCTCGCGAACGAACGCATAGTGAAAGAAAAATTACTTGCCACCAAAAAAGGACAAAAAATGAATTTTTTGGCAAAAGAGCGATTTTTGTTGCCTTATGTGATGACCTCGCGACTTATAGATGAGCTGAATAATCTAAAACTGCGGCCGACCGGTGTTCAAGGTTAGATAGCGGTTGAGCAAATCACCAAACGCATCAACAAAGACCGTGTTTCTGCCCTGGGATATGGATTATATCGCATAAAGTTTTATGAAGATGAAGAATTCCGCCGCAAGAAAAAATCTATGTTTGGCGGCAAAACTTGCGCGTTTTTCTCTTCCTCTTCAGATAAACGGAGGACAAGACGATGAGCAAACAACCAAGAAACATTGAAGAATTTCGTCAATTTGCTCAAAACACTTCCAAAGCAAAGGATAGAGTGCGGCTTCCCAATAGTGAAAGAAGCTATTAGAACCGTTATGGGAGGAATGTTTCCTCCCTTTCTTTTACGTCCTTTGATAAGGAAGAAATAAAGGATATCATTGAGCAAGGAGACCCGCGGGAAATCCGCGAACTTTCACGCTACTACGCCCGCTTCTGCGGCGAGTATGCGGCCATGATAGAGTATAAGAGCTCTCTGCTTTCTTATACCTATTTACTAACTCCACACTATAATGTTGCGGCCGCTCCTAAGAAGCTGAAAACAGCGTATTTTGCTATGGCAAAGAAACTGAAAGAAGCGAATCTTGATGCTCTCTTCCCCCGCATCAACCGCACTATTCTGCTGGAGGGTGTGTTTTTCGGGCTAATGAAGGAGTTGTCGGACGGCCGCATGGTAGCATTTCGTTTACCTTGCCAGTGGTGTCGTTCCCGTTTCCGCGATGAGAACGATTTGCCAATTCTGGAGATCAATCTACAATACTTCACTCAAGTGGCAACCACAGAAGCAGACCGTAAGAAACTTCTAAATCTTTTCCCAAAATATATCCAACAAAAATATCGCAGTCTCGCTGGGAAAGATGCGTTCTGGGCTGAGATTCCGCCAGTAGATGGGGGTATATGTTTCTGCTTCAATGATGATATGCTGCCGCCCTTCATCTCTGCTACTATTGCGGCCGAAGAACTTCAAGCAGCACGGGGCCGCGAAGAAGAAAGAGATGAAAACGAGCTACATAAGTTGCTTATCCAGAAGTTGCCGATTGATAAGTCTAATGGTGAACTTCTCTTCACTCTGCCAGAAGCCGAAGAACTCCACAATAGTGTATGCGGCATGATGGCAGACCGCGAAAGTATTGATGTTCTGACAACCTATGCGGATGTGAAGCTGGAAAGTGTCCAAGATGCTGACACAGCAGCTTCATCTTCTCAAAGTCGTCTGGACAAATATACGCAAAATATTTATAATGAGTTAGGTATTTCTCAGGAAATTTTCAACTCAGGTAGCGGTTCTACCGCACTAACCTATTCCATCAAGAAAGATATTGCTTCTCTATATGCGTGGAGTAAACAGTATGAAGTGTGGATCAATGCCTATCTACGCGGGCAGGCGAAAGGTGGTATTTATTTCACTATTCGTCTTCTTCCAATTTCTTCCATTTTCAAAAAGGAAGATTTGGATATGTTCCTCAAGGCTGCGCAATATGGTTATCCTAAAACCGCAGTCGCGGCCGCTCTGGGTATTGATACTCTTGATCTCATACATCAAACTGACTTTGAGAACAACATTTTGAATATGACTAATTTTATGGTTCCTCTATCTTCTTCATACACTCAATCGGGCGTCGATGGACAAAAAAATTTGTCGCAAAAAAGTGGCGAAAGCACCCCCGGAGAGGACATAAATAGTGAAGGCGGGCGACCTGCTTTGGATATTTCTGAACGCGCAGACCGCACGCAACAAAATATTGATGGAATGACCTAATGGGAGGAAAAGAGATGGACAAGAAAATTCCGCTAACGTTTGATATTACGATTTCCTCTCCACTAACACCTATCAATGAATCCCTTCCAAATGTAGCACGCGCAAAATGCCACGCATTCGTCAAATACCGCAATCGCAACTACAGCTATATCACTGACGAAGTAGCCGATCAACTAATTGCTTCGGCCGCGCAAGGAACGGTTCCTGTTGTTGGTTTCTTTGATAAGGAAAAAGGCGACTGGACTTCTCACACAGGACCGGAACTTGCCAGTGCTTATGGTTATGTTGAGAGTTTTGCGGGCTGGGAAAAGGTAGTTGACCCAGCAGACGGTGTAGAACGCGAATACGCTACATTCAACATCGTTCTTTTTAGTGAATATTTGAAGGAAGCCAACTCTATTGTTGGTAAAAAGTAGAGTATGGAGCTAAATCCCGACCCGGAGTATCTTGCGGGCGAATGGACGTATATGGGCGAGAATGACGGTGAGTATTTCGTATATACGAAGGCCCGCCTACACGCCCTGTGCGCACTGGGAGACGGCGTTGAGCCATGCTTCTCCGGCTCTACCTTCTTTGAAAAAGACGGTGCTCTCAAATTTGAGCAATTCTCCAAATTGCTAATGGATTTACAAGATAAAGTGAAAGAACACAGTGGAGGTCAGAACGCTATGAATGTAAAAGTAAATGGCGTAGAGAATGAGCATTTTACTGATGTTTTCAATTCTCTGAATCCCGACTTCACAGAAGAAAATTCTTGGGTTATCAATGAAGTGCCTTTCTCCATGAATGACACCGAGATTCTAACCTACGCCTGCGGCGGAAAGAAGCGAATCAAGAAGTATAGCTACACTATTTCCGAAGAAGGCGAGCTTGCTCTGAATTGCGAGAGCGAGTTTGATTATGATGAGCTCACGCAAGGTTTAGATGACCTCCGCGCAGAGTTTGAAGCATTCAAGACTTCTTCTGGTGAATCTCTACAATCTAAGGTGGACGAGCTTGCGGAGCTTCAAAATAAGTTTGACGCTCTCAATGCTGAAAAGGAGCAACTTCAAGCGTCTCTGGAAGAGTTGAAGGCTACCTATGAAGCACTACAGCAAGAAAAAACTACTGCTACTTCCGAATATGAGGCCAAGATTAGCGAACGTGATACCACAATTGCTGAACAGGCCGCAACCATTACGGAATACGAAAATGCGGAAAAAACTCGCATTATTGAGAAGTTTAGCAAGTGCCTGCCTGCGGAAAACATCGCTGGTATTCTGGAACGTAAGGATGAACTGAGCGTTGATGCTCTGAACACCAGTCTGGCTCTGGAATACACTCAATTCTCTATGGCTAAGAATCAGGGCGAAGAGATTCGCATTCCTCAGCCTCAACAAGAGGAAGAATCTGCTCTGGTAAAATACCTGAAAAAGTATGTAAAGTGAGGTAATTAGTTATGGCTAAGTTTCCTGTAAAGAAGTATGCGGCACTTGAAATGAATCGTGCCCGTTATCTGGCTCAGGGCAATGTCGTGTCTCAGACTCCTCTGGCGGCTGAGTTCACTGAAGAGAACCCCTGCGAAAATGGTATGTGGGTTTGTGCCAATAAGGCCAATGGTGAAATTCGCACTCTAAAGGAAGAGGGCGAAATGGTTGGTATCGTGTATACCACCGAAAAGGAATGGGGCCGCTATGAGTATGGCCTGAATCTACATCACGACGTTGCCGGTGATTATCCTCGTGTCGGTATTATCGACCTGGGCGATACTTTCACTTCCAACTGTTTTGATATGGGCGATTTCGGCAATGTAGAGGCTGTTGAGGCCGCTATGAAGAAGCTGAATGAAACTCCTCTGTATGTGGTTCCTGTTGTAGGTAATGGCCGTCCTAAGCTGACTGCTTCTATTCCTGTGTCTGGTGCTTATGCCCAGGTTATCAAATACACCACGATGCCTAACGGCGAAAAGGCCATCAAGTATCAGGTTGTTCGTGTGTAATTGGAGGGCAATAACATGGAAATGACTTTGAAACAACTATTTGATTGTGCTCGCGGCAAGAATATTCCTGCCGAATTTGCTAATGAGCATGTAGATTATCGCTCTGCTCTGCGCGATGAACTGGCCCGCACCATGGGCACTCCCGCCCTGCGCCGCCGCAATGGTCCCGAAGTATTCGAGATTCTGGAAGAGATCGCTCAGGAAGAGCTACCCCGCCGCGTTCAGGAACTGATCGGTATGTTCGCCGAAGTTCGCCAGTATGGCAACAATGAGCGTGTTATTTATAAGAAGCAGCTGGGCCGCCGTCGCGGCAAGAGCTACGTCACTCGCGCTACCGCGGCTGGCGTTTATGAGACTTTCCGCCTGGACGCTGAGACTTTTGAACTGAAGCCTTATGTGTATGCCGGCGCTGGTATCGTTGACTTCGAGCGTTATCTGGATGGCACCGAAGATATCATGGATATCTATGATATCCTGATTGAAGGTCTGATGGACCGCATCTTTGAAGACATTCAGGCTTGCCTGATTTCTTCTTGGAACGATTCTGGCCGTCCCGCCGCAAACAAGGTAGCCGTAACTGCCTTCGACCCCGACAAGATGGCTGATATGATTCAGACTGTAAGCGCTTATGGCGCTCCCGTCATCTATTGCGGCCCTCAGTTTGCTGCTAAGATGGCTAACGGCATTACCTATGGTAGCACCGTAAAGATGTCTGACTCTGATATCGAAGAGTTCCGCAACACTGGCTACATTGGCAAGTTTGCTGGTGCTCCCGTGGTTGTAATTCCTAACTCCTTCGTAGACGAAGAGAACACCAAGCTGGTGTTCAATCCTCGTTTCGCTTATGTCCTGCCCGCTGGTAAGGAAAAGCTGGTAAAGGTTGGTCTGATTGGCGACACTCACTTCAAGGAAGTTGAGAACCGCGACTGGTCTATGGAAGTCCAGATGTACAAGAAGATCGGTGTTGGTATGGTAGCCGAGCCCAATTTCTGGGGCATCTACTACAATGCCGGTATTCCCGATGGCGGCTGGGATAACAGTAGCCTGAATATCGAACCCTAACATATAACGGGAGGGCCGCGAAAGCGGCCTTCCCTTTGATTTGACTTGAGTAAAAGGAGTAAGAAAAATGGAAAAGAAAGTTTACGTAAAGAATGTTAGCTCATTCAATATTGAGCTGAACCTTCGACAAGTCCGCTACGTGCGGGACCTCGAACCCGGCCAGCGGGTTAGTCTCGCGGAGGATGTTTACGAGGAATTTAGTTGCGATCCTGGTTGTAAGTCTCTAATGAAGGATGGCTTCCTAAAGGTTGTTTCTGATGATGAAGAAGTCAAGCAGCAAATTGCTGAGATTACTAATTCTAAGAACGACGAGGAAGAGATTGATGTGGATAAGCTTCTCACGGAGCAGTCCGCGCAGGCTCTTGCTAAGGTTCTTATGAGCGCCACTCCCGCTCTCAAACAAAAGATTGTAGACCGCGCAATGTTCCTCAGTATCGCGGATGCTACTCGCGTAAGCCTAATCAAGCATCACTGTGGTGTGGATGTACTACATGCTCTTGCTCTTCAACGCTAAGGAGGTGCGGGCCTATGGCTACCCCTCTTTCCGTAGTCTACGATGCTTTTCTCGCTAAAGTCGAAGCAGATGATTGGATGATGAATGAGTATTGGGATGAGGTTGAAAAAGACTGGCGACAAATTCTCGACCAAGCAATTTTTCAATTCAGATATTCTCGCATCCCGCTTGACCATGATGATGTTCAATTTACAAATGATCTAACCAATGATGAAGTTCAAGTTCTAGCAAATCTAATGAAACTTCAATGGGTGGAACGTTGTGTCGCTACGTGGGAAAACCTGCGGCAGATGTATTCAACGTCTGACTATTCGATGGCAAACTTCCTTCAAAAATTGAATGCGACCGCGCAAAGAGTGAATGACGATTGCCGGTATATGATTGATCGGTATGGCCGCTCTGAGCACTATAAGCCTAATTCTATATTTGGACGCTTAGCGGGCAAATGACAGAAGGTTATTACAATAAGCTAAAAGGTCGCATCTACGGCTTATTGTGTGAGAAGGAAAAAGAAGGATCTTGGGAGAAATTCCTTGATACCATCATCATCGAACTCATGGGAAGCTCCGAATTAGATAGGACAATAAACTTTTGGCCCCTTATTGGCAAATTATCTTCCCTCCGATTTTTGAATTATGAATATTTTAGAAAAACAGTATTTGAGTGTATCAACTTAGTAGGGGAGTTGAGCCACAATGAGTGAATACTGGTAGACGTATCAACGTCGTATCAATCATTTGGGAAGAACGCCTCAAGAGCGTGCCAAGAGAATAGGAATCCTGGAATTTGAACGGAATTTGAAATATAATGCTCAAACCCAAACCCTTCACCGAGTTGGTAAGCATGACAGTTGCTTCCAAGGAATCGTGCTTACAGACAAGCAAGATGAGAACAGAGTTTCTCAGGTTTTACTTACGCGGTTGGAAGATAAATTAGCAGTTGGAGAATTGATTTATTGGGATTCCGCGCCCTGGCTTGTGTGGAGGGATAATATTTCTTCTTATCAGCCTTACAATAAGTATTATATGGTAAAATGTAATTACGAAATCAAGTGGGTTGACAAAGGAGATTTACATAAATCTTGGGCTTATATTTTAGGGTCGAAAGACTCAAAAATATAGGATAATTTCAGGACTTGAGTTTCAGGTCCCTCGGTTAGTAATAACCCTGACAAAACTATTGAATTGCTGGAAGCCGACAGGTAATCAGCAGCCATGCCCGCAAGGGAAGGTTCAACGACTATCCGTAAGGAGTAGAGAAATTGAAGTGAAAGTCCCCGGTCAGCCGGGTGAAGATATAGTCTATTTATGTGGAACTCACTTATTACGCCGCAGCCTAACAAGCATATCCGTATTATTATGCCTAAGCAATATATTCCGAAAGGAACAGAAATTATTGTGGGTGATGAAAACTGGTATCTTGTAGATTACGACGTTGTTTCCGTCCCAGAAATTATTTTTATGTCCTTCACAGAAGGAAAATACAACGAATTGCGTGATGATTTGGAACAAGATATTGCTAATGTTGATAAACTCAACAAGTGGAAAATTGAACTCTCTCCGGTTGCTTATGCGGCCAAAGGAGATACAATTCATCCCGTATTTTCAATTACTAAGAATGGTGAAGTGCAAGCCGATATAGAAAAAGAGATCAGTTATGTTCTCGGCCCAGGTTTGCGGCAAGACGGCGAAGACGTTATTGTTGAGATGGAATCTGGTGAAACCAGCATACTGATAAAATATAAGGATGTGGCAGAAGCACTACAGACCATCTATGTTGGTTCGGCCGCGAAAGAATTGTTCTCTATTATAGGTGATGACTCTTTGAGGGTCACTTATGATGGAACATATTCGTTTGTGCGGGCCAACAGTAAGGCAGAAAATCCTGATGTCCAGTTTGAACTGGAACCTACAAAATTAGCAAAAATTACTAAGTCTGAACACAATACTTGCGTAATTCACGCAAACGATCTTAACAAAACAGGAACCATAACTGTGTATGTTATTTACAATGGCGAACGGTATGAAAAAGAAATCAGCATTATCTCTCTATGGCAGGTGAAGTAAGATGGAACAGCAAGCCACACAACGAAGATTCGCAGTCATGGGAGAAAATTTGTTCAGGATTTTGAATAAGTTGATTACTAATCAACGATTATGTCGGTTATTGAAGTATCAAAATGAAGACCCTTTTAGTAAGGAATTACCCGATGTAGATGGTTTGGAGCTAATAAACAATTCTATTTGTATTACTCCTAAAATTCCTGAAAAAGATGGGAAAGAAACTGCTTATGTAATGGTAGTTTTTGATAGGTTCATTGTAAATACTAATAACCCGGATTTCAAAATTTCTACCGTGCGTTTTGATATTGCTTGCCCATATAATGAATGGATAGTGGACAATAGTAATTTGCGGCCTTACCTTATTATGCAGGAAATTGATACTATGTTCAATCAGGCGAAAATGAGTGGTATTGGTAATTTACAGTTTGTATCTTCCAGCGCTCTTACTCTTTCGCCGCATCTTGGTGGATATAGTATGCTTTACTCTATCAATGAATTTAACTGATGGCGATATTTTGCGGCTTATGCATGGAGACCCGCTTTTCTTCAAGGACATTTGCCTTGTCTATTCTCCTACGTTGGGAGAAATAGCCACAGCAGGTCTGGAAAAATTCTATAGGTATCTTTCTTTGATGTTGATTGAAAAGCCGCCAGTTGAGGACAATGATGAATTGGGTCAAGCAATGAAAGAATTGTCTGATTTTTAGTATCTTTGTTTTCTTGCTCAATTGGATGGCGAACAATCACAGCTAATCAAAGAAGGATTTGAATTCTTCACTCATGAATAGCCAACAATTATTACTATCCCTAATCTGTCAATTGTAGTCGGAGACCCATCTGAAAAGAGGGTCATCACAGAAGATATGTTTGAGGGCTTTTAGTTTCTTATCCGCGCCAGTTGTGCGCTGGTTGATCGAGATGAAGAAGTTATTGAGTTGCTCGACACAGATTCTCCCAAGGTTAGGGAGCTGAAGATGAAATTGATAAAGGGCCGCAAAGACCGTGCGAAAGCAAAGTCAAAAAGCAAAAAAGATGGGGATAACAAATTAGGATTCTCTGATTTGATTGCTTCTTTACTTGCGGGTAGCAACGGCGCAGTAAATAACCAAACAGTATGGAGTCTCACTTATTATGCTTTTCAAGACCAGCTCAAAAGAATGAATTGGCGTGAAGAGTTTGATATAAATACTCGGGCCGCCATGGCCGGAGCAAAGATTGATAAAGACAAATTATCCCACTGGATAAAGAACATGTCTTTCAATTGAGGAGGCTAAAAATTTATGGCTCAGAATAACATTTTTGAACGATTCGGCATCAAGGAAGTTGCAAACGTTTATTTCCAAGCCTTAAGCGACGAAGGCAACATCAAGGCTGGCGATATCGTTCTTTACCTTGACACTCTAAAAGTTTCCACAGTGGAAACGACTGCTCAAAATGTGTCAGCTCAGGGCGGTAAACAGCCTCAGCCGCCTAAAAAATTCCCTAATTGCTGGGACATCTTTTTATAAAGACAATCAGCAGCTAAAACTAAAGTTCAACGACTATCCGTTATGGAGTAAATCTAAATAGATTTGAAATGGGAATAGTGTCTTCGAGCCAAAGATACTAAGATATAGTCTTATCTTACATGAAAGTGTAAGCAGTCGAAAGACGTATATGAAGTAATGATTCATATAGAAAAAACATATAGTAAAAAATATGTGGGGCAACTCGAAATTAGTAATAGTTTCCTGATAGTGAAAGCTATCTGAAAAAGTCTTTTAATTGCTGGAAACTCTTATTGATATAATCCCGTCAATAAGACAATCAGCAGCCAAGTCGTATTTTACGAAAGGTTCAACGACTATCTCGGAAGAGAGTGGAGCGGAAGCGGGAGCCGCTCGAAGTGAAGACTTACCACAATAATGTGGTAAAAGATATAGTCTTATCTATATAGTAATATATAGCTCTATGGATATAGTTTTGCGAACTATATTAACAATTATGTAATTACTTGGGATTATGGTAAGGATATCAACCTAAATCTGGAAGATGCCGTTATTTCTTGGGAAGAAATGCGCATTCTGCTAGGCGCCGAAATGAAGAACGGCTCCGACACCGACAGCAACGTAACGATTTACAAGAATGCCGAATACACCTTCGCCAAGGACGTGCAGGACCAGGATGTGGAGTTCCCTGTTACCGCGGCGGGCAAGTCTGACAAGACCGAATCTGGTGTCAATGCCTTCCCCCTGGAAGCCAATAAACCCACCGAATTCCGTTGGATCAACTTGACCAATGGTAAGCGCGGTCAGCAAGATACCTTCGCCAAGGCCGCTCTGGAACCTAATGTTGAAAACCGCGTGCGTTTCTTCTGGGAAGAGAAGGCCACCGAGGGCAACGAAGCCTATGATGCTAAGACCCTCGTGATTTCTCCTAATAAGTATCCCGGAACATACCGTGTAGTCGGCGATGCTCTGATCCGCTTTGAAAAGGACGGTCATGACTACGCCTTCCAGTTTGTAATCAATAAGGCTAAGCTAATGAGCGAAGTCACCCTAACCATGCAGGCTAAATTCCCTTGGTCTGCTAAAATCGCGTGAATTGCTGGAAACCTGAAATGGTAATCAGCAGCTGAGCAATAGAAAGTTCAGAGACTATCGAGCAATCGAGTAATGATAATAATGAAGTGCGCGATGTGCAAAGCACAAAGATATAGTCCGACACTCAATGAAAATTGAGGTATCTCCGGAGGGAGACCCCAGCACTTTCAGCATGACCCTGAGCGTGTTGCGTGACAGTGACGGAAAAATGATGTCACTAACTCGTTATTGATAACAACTCAACCCATATTCTATGGGCTAATGGGGCGAGAGAAATCTCGCCCCTCTTTTTTTATTTGGAGGTAAAGGAGATGACTATTCAAGAGCTTGGTGTAAAAACCCTTGAACACGTCACTATCAAGGCCCGTCAAAACACCGACTTAGGGTCAAAGATAGTAGAAAAAGGAGAACCTATAATTTACTTTGAAAATCTACAGATTGCCGTTCTAAGTGAGCGCAGCGGTATTATCGCGGCCCGTGGTGGATTGCATAATGAAGCGCGCGTAGTATGGGAAGACCGCGGCGACACTGTATTTACTTTCTCCAATGGCACAATAAACCCTGTGAGTTTGAATTTCCTTTTGGAAGCTAAAGTAATTACAAAAAATGAAGGATTGCTTGTCCCGCACGTAGAAAAAATTCTTTTAGACGATAGTGGAGACGCATATCTTACCTATCAAATTGCTCCCAATACTAAGTTTTTTGTTTATCAATATGACTTCAATAATATCCAAAAGAAACTTCACCCCATTGTGTCTGACTATACGACCGCAACTGGCCAGGCCGCGACAAAAATTTCTTGTGGGGCCGCCCATTCTGGTGAAGTAATCTTGTGCGACTACTACTTTATATATAGAAAGGAATCTGTTTCCTATTCTATGTCCAGAGAACGCTTTTCTTCTACATATCGTCTTGAAGCAACTTTTTAGCTAAAAGATGAAAATGAAGGCTTGATTCGCACAGGTGTAATTACAATGCCTAAAATCACTATTCTAAGTAATATCAACCTACGGATGGGTGAACGGGCAGATCCTATGGTTTCTACTTTCAATGTAGTCGCTATGCCAGAAAACGTTTCAGACGCAAGGGAGGAAGTGTGTAGGATTACCTATATAGACGAAGAAATTTGAGATAAAAGGAGGTAAAGGAGAATGGCGGACAGAAAGGTGCAAGAAATTACAATACCTATTGTATTCAAAACAGCAGCCAACGAATATGCGGCAATAACCAGAAATATTCAATAGGCTCTGAAAAATGTCGATGTGAATTCAGCAGTCGGCAAAAGAATGCAGACCGCCTTGCGTAATGCCCAGTATAAACAACTGTAGTTAGAGAATCTAACGTCTGGGGAGTTTATGAATATTAAAGACTTGAATAAGGTCAATTCTTTGACAAGTCAACTGGAAACTACCCTGACGAAGATTCAGACGGATTTTGCGAGTATTGATGTAACAGCTTTGGCTCTTACGCCAACGGAACTTGATTCTTGGAAACGCGCGCAAAAAGAAGTTGATAAGTATGTAAAGGCTATCAACGATGCCAAAAGCGGTAGTGCCACAATTGGTTAGCTGTTTTCTGGAGATGACAAAAACAAGCTAAACAAGGCAGGCATCAAAGATAGTGCTACGCTAACAGATGCTATTGGACAAGCCGCGGACAAGTATAACGATTTGAAGGCTAAAGCCAAGGAAGCAGCAGATGCTGTCAAAAAAGCAAATGCAGAATTGGCGGCCTCCCAAACAAAACTTTCAGATCTAAATGGTAAGAGTGAAAAAGAAGTTCGCACAAAAGCAGTAAATGAAATTTTGAGTTCTCGTGCAAACTCTGCTACTGCGAGAATCAAAATGCTTTCTGCTTTGTCTGATACAGTAAAAGCGAAGGGCGCAATTGGAGACAAGGTTTCTGATGTTTTCAATCGCACAGTCGCGGAAGCCTTTCAGAAAAATAAAGAAGGCGAATATACTAATAGGTTCAAAGCGGGCGGCGCAGATATTGTTGGTTATTATTTGAAAGTGCTGGGATTGGATGATACAGCCATTTCTCAAATTCAGACAAATACTGCTGATCGTGTAAAACTTATCAAAGAAGCGATTGAAAAAGCTCTTCGGGATAACCCTATTGAGTCTTATTCGGCACAAATGGAAAGTGCTTTGTAGAAGTTTTGGGGTAAAGGAAAAGATCCTGTTTCTCAACTACATAAAGAATAGCAGGCTGCACAAGCGGACGTAGCCGCAAAGGCGGCCGCAGTAGCTTCGGCTCAAAATGCGGCGGGGATAGCAAATGGAGACTTAAAAGCACAAAAAACTATTGTCCAGCAACTTCAAGCTACTCAAGCTAATCTTCAAACCAAAGTAGATGAGCTATAGACTGCGCTAAACGCGGCTATGCAGCGAGTAGATGAGCTTGAACAGCAACTTCGTGGGAAGTATACTCCTGGTGGCACAGACTATGGCACGCAGGCTCGCGGCATCAATACCAAAGTTTTATCTACTGCTCAAGCAGAAAAAGACAGAATTGCCGCGGAGCAAGCACAAAAAGATGCGGCCGCTTTGGCACAACAAGAGACGGAGCAATTCCAAAATCGCTTGTAGATGTCTCTCAAGCAATGGATGGGCTTCTCACAAATTATAAATATCGTCAGAAATGGCATTCGCAATGCTTATCAGGACATCCAAAACCTTGATAAGGCTATGACGAATATCGCCGTAGTTACGGATATGAATGTATCCGATCTGTGGGGCAAAATCAATGAATATATGAGTATTGCTCAATAGTATGGTGTAACTACATAGGGCGTATATGAGGTCAGTTAGCTTTTCTTCCAGTAGGGGTTGGGAGCAGCTGACGTAATGGAACTCACGACAGAAACCCTCAAAATGGCCCGGATCGCCGGTATGAATTATGCTGAAGCAGCCGATGCTATGACTGTGGCTTAATTACCACGATAGGCCACATAAAACCATTTGAATTGCTGGGAAACCGTGTGGGCAACCAGCAGCGAAATAAATCGTTCAACGACTATTGGGAAACCAAGTAGCCCTTGCGGGCGAAGCAAATGATGCGGCGGGCCGCCGCAATGATATAGTCTAATCTTTTGTGAAAGCAGAAGTATAAATGATTCGTGGTTTCAAATTAGAAATGTCTGAAGCACAATACATCACTGACGTATATAGTGAAGTTGCAGCCATATCAGCCAGTGATACTCAAGAACTCGCTACCGCAATGAGTAAGACCGCATCTTCTGCGGCATCTGTGGGAATGAGCTTCGAAAATACTACGGCAATGATCGCGACGATGGTAAACTACTCTGCCCCTTGTGCGGCGTGAGCCCACATTGAACTCCGAATATGCGGGAAACTCCTTAGAGCCAATAATTACCAAACGAAAGTGGCAATGGGTAATTCCAAAGGTATGGTAAAAAGATTATTGGATTGGACAATCCGCAGGGATAGCAAATAAGATTTGAAGCCCTCAACGACTACCAAGGAGCAACTTGAAAAAGTTGATTGTATAGTCTAAGCCGAAATAAATATAGCGAAAGCTACGGTATTGACTAAGAGGCTACCCGTGAATCAGCAACGAACATTGGTAGCGCGATGAAGTCGATCATAAGCCGTATGTCTGAGATGAAGAGCGGACTTTCCCAGGATGAAAATGGAGAGTTCCTCGACGCAAGTAAAGTAGAAACAGCCCTAAAATCCGTCGGTGTTGCTCTACGCGACAGCCAAGGACAATTTAGGGATTTGGACCAAGTAATTATTGAGTTAGGCGAACGTTGGTCCAGTTTGGATAGCGCAACAAAGAGATATTTAGGCACTATAATTGCCGGCAACCGCCAGCAGTCGAGATTTCTCGCGCTCATGGAGAACTATGATCGTTTTGCTGAGATTCAAGAGTCTGCTATGAATGCAGAGGATGCCAGTGTTTTGCAGTATGCTAAGACATTGGATTCACTTGAGTCAAAGCTCAATCAAATAAGCAATAGTTTCCAACAATTTTATATGTCTATACTAAATGGCCCAGTAATTGGTTTTTTCCTGAGTTTTCTCAACCAGGTAATTACAGGATTTACCAAGCTGGGTAATTTTAGTTCATTATTCAATATTATTTCCATTATAAAAGGCGTTAAAACTTTGGCTTCTTTCTTACTGACGACATTCTCTGATACTGGCTCTTCTATTTCTATAAAACTTAAACAAGCATTTTAGGAAACAATTAGTGTAGCCAGAGATGCTGGACGAAAAGCAAAGTTAGCCTATGAAGATGGATTCAATGGGACAAACCTACAACCAAATATTAATCTTCCTGCCACAGGCGGTGGAACGACTGGCGGAAAACTAAAAAATATTCTTAGTAATCTAAAACAAAATCCTTCTGCTCTTATTAATTTAGGACTAAATGTAGGCGGAGGAATATTGTCTTCTGCTGGGGCTGCAATTTCTGGGAATGGCAATTCTCGACTGGGCAGCGTTTTTTCTGCTGGTGGATCCGCATTATCTATGGCCAGCTATGGCCTTACTCTTGGCGGGCCCATGGGCGCCGTGGCGGGCGGAGCAATTGGCTTAATATCTTAGCTCCCCGCTATTATTAGCTCTTTCAAGAATGCCTTAGAAGAGTCTATTGAAAATCTAAAAAAAGAGCAAGAAGACGCGAATATTAAGCGAGTTGAAGATAAATAGGCCGCATCTGACTTACAGTCTTATATTGATAAATACAATAAATTACAAAAAGCTCAATATGATAGTGCTGAAGCAGCATAGGCATATGTGGATATTCAGAACGAAATTGCTGAAAAATATCCGCAATATGTTTCTTATTTGACCGAAAGTGGCGACGCGGTTGTAAATATGTCTACTGCTACGCAAGATCTAAGCAAGGCATTGGGTCAGGCTGCGGAAAGTGCACAAACTTGGGCTGACAAACTAGTTGAAACGAAAGAGGCCGAAGTAAAATCAGCGGAGAAAAATCTTAGACTTTCCCGTAGAAAATTTGATGAGAATGGTTTACCAACTCTTTCTGAGACAGAAGAGTGGTTTTATATCGTCAAACCACAACAAAGAGCGCAGGTATTACAAAATATTAGGGGTTTACAATACTCTAATGCTTTTGAATCTTCTCAAAATACCTCTGCTTATTTGAAGAAACAAGGTATTACGCAAGATAGTTCATATAAAGATCTTATTTCCGCAGTAACTAATCTATTTGGCGTTGATAGCCTAAATGGATTGGCTCAGCAGCTGACTACTTTGAATGAAGGTGATCCACTAACCACATAGTTCTTAGAAAGTTATATCACTGATATCCTGGGTAATGTTTTTGAAGTAGAAGATGGCATTTATTCGGTTTCAGAAAATGTAAATAATTATTTAGAAGCAGTTGCTGAGTATACCGATAGTTTAGCGACAAGTCTTTCTACAAAAACTTATTCATATAGTCGTGTCTATCTGGATACTTCTAAAAATGCTTCCATCCTAAAGGATATCTCCGGTGAAGAAGCTATTATTTCTCAAATGATCAAACAGACCGGTATCTCTGCTAAAGATTATAAGCAAGAGGACTACGATGCTTCTGCTGATCAATTTACCCAATTCTGGCAATCCTATGGCACAGATGCTCTAGAATCCTATATGTAGGACTTCAACAAAGTATCTAAGACCGCGATGGATAAAGCTCTCGCGTAGGCCCGCCAAAGTAATGATCCGGCAATTCAAGCTGCGGTTAAAGCTTTTGATGCTTCTTTTGAGGAAAATCGCCAATCAGTAGTTGATATGCTAGCTGTCAATGCGATAGCACTTGGAGCGGAGTATTATCAAGAGTTTGTTGCTCCTATTATCAATGATCTTTCTAATGAATAGATCAAAGACTTCAATTCTCGTTTGGTTGAATTGAAAACCATAGCGGAAGAAGGCGGAGCATACGGGAAGGCGTAGGCGGATAAGCAAATGATTTTATTGGCAAAATATTATGCCAATCTTACCAAACTTGCTCCCGACCTTCAAGTGAAATTCTTGAATAACTTCGGCTCTTCTGAATGGGCTACAAGTTTCTCAAGCGAAGAAATTCAGGAGTTAGTAGATGCGGGCATTCTCAATGTTGGAGACTCCATTGATAATTATATATATGAACAACTAAATACTTATCTAAATAACACTTCAGAACGATTAGCCGATTTAGCCACAGCATTTACTTCTGCCACAGATAAGCAACTCGGTTCTGGTTTTAGCCTAAAAGAAGCTAAAGAAATTGTTCAAAAGTTCCATCTTAATAGCTTTGATTCTGCGTTTGTTTATGATGTATTCCAAGGTGCTTATTATTTGACTAATGAAGCACAATAGGCTATGCAGGATAGTCTAAATGATCAAGTAAAAAATGTTCAAGATTATTCTGAAACGCTAAAGAAATTACAAGTAAAAAATCGCCGAGGTCTTAGAACTAAAGGTTATGCTGATACCTATTCTCAACTTACTCCCCAACAAAAGCAAGCAGTTGATCAGGCAAGAGAGAATGCGACTATTGATGGCGTAATTGATGTTGATATTTATAATAAAAACCTTCAAGACCTCATCGATGCTGGTCAAATTTCTATCAATGATGCCACGAACCAACTCTTTGCTCTCAATATTAAAGACATTCAAACCGCAAAGCAATATGTAAACTCCAAAGATAAACGCACCGCTGATGCGGCCAAAGCATATGTAGAAGGATTCTATGATTACGCGGCCGGTCTAACTGGAAAAGTTACGGCTGATCAAATCTCTAAACTCTCCACTTATCGTATCGATACTACCCTGATCAAAGTTGGAGACGAGTGGAACAAGGCAATTGAATATATTGGCGATAAACAGGCAAAATCAATTGCTAAGGCCGCGCAAGCCTATAGCCGAGAAGAAATGAAAACAAAACTTTCTTCTGGCTTACAAGATATTTTCACTTCTATTGTTTCTGGCGAAGAGGTTGCTGCGAATGACGTAGCAGACCTCGTAGAATCAGCTCTCGGTCGTTCTTTGAATTCTAGCGAACGCGATGCCATTGAGAGAGAACTAAAAGAAAGTCCGCAGTTGCTAATGGAACAATTGAAGGCTATTATCACTGGTTCTCTACGGTCTCAAGGCGTAGACGAAGAAGAAATTCAAAAAATCCTCACTGAGCTTACAATCACTGTAGTCGAAACCATTTCTACCGCGATTGAAGATGGTGTTTCTCTACTGGCTAAAGGAATTACAGATGGTATCTCTCAATCTGAGCTAAAGCAACTTTCTAATTTCTTCAAAGTAAATCCTGATCAGATTGCTTCCTACGATCAATCTATCGGGAAATACCGCACTTCTGGCGAACAATTTATCTCCACTCTTACCACTTCTCCTATAATGAAAGGCCGCGATACTTATGCCTATTCTCGCCAATTGACAGAAACATTAGGCGGTAAAGGCGGCGTTCTTGGTAGCTATGAAAGCATTACCAAAGAAATTGAGAGAGTAGAAAAGAATATTGATAAATGCACTGTTCAAGAAAGGGCTCGTCTAAAGATTCTGAAAGAAATGCAGGCTGTCTATGCTAATATTGCCGATTCTCAACGTTTCGACTTTATGGGCTATGATATGATGCAAGGTTAGATGGATGACTTTGATAACTGGATTGATTCTATCCAGCAGGTTCAAGATGTCTTCCAAGGATTGAGTGATAGCGGCGGGAAGATGAATTATAAGAACTTCCTGTCTATGATTGACTATATCCAGAAGTTCCATCCGGATGCATCCAGTTTGCAAATAGCGGGTCAAAGTCTTGACCAATTTGCCGTTGCCATTATGAACACAGTGGACATCGCTGGCAATGTTGATTTCTCTGCGGTTGCTGATGCGATGACACAGGGCGTTGGTCAAATGGCTGATGCGATGAAGGAAACTTTGGCAGAAGTAGCCCGTGAGCGCATCAAGACATTGGAAGCTACTAAGGCCGCGTTGGTCGCACAGTTGGCTGTAGAGAAAGCACTTGAGGCAATGAAAGCGAAAGGCGAAAACCTACAAATTGATTGGTCTCAAGGCGATAACTCTGTCAATAAATGGATAGAAACTCTCAATAATAACGCGAAGGCCGCCATTGATACAATGGAAGGCTTGACGGAAGAACAGAAAGCTGCTTCTAAGGCTTATCTTAATTCTTTCCCCTTTGGCAAGCAGATTCTTGACGCTTTAGGTTTTAAGCCTGAAGATATGGCCAAATGGTCAGATGAACAAAAAGCATTGTTCAATCAATTGTTAAGTTCCTTAGACTTTGGCTCAATTATAGAACAAGCCATACAGAATGTTCAAGCCAGCGGAATTTCATTCAGTAATACTGAAGAATTTATGGCGGCATTCAGCACGGAATTTCAACGTGCCGTGCTAAAAGGTTGGAATGAGAATCAACCAAAAGAGGGCTTAAAACTTGAGGCTCCTAATGCTAAAATCATTGGCAATACTCAAATTGAAGATCTTTCTACCACTACTACAACAACATCTTCCGAAGCAGACAATACTACTAAAGCTCTAACAGACACAGCAGCCGCAATTGATAAAGTGGAAGAAGCCTTCAAAAATTTGGGCCAAACCGGTCAAGAGGAAATAGAAAAAATCAAAACACCAATAGCTGATTTGACTACTCAATTGGATGGCCTAAAAGAATCTTTCAACTTGGGCACTACCGAAACCTCAATGGAGATTCAACTCAAGACTGTTATAGGTGAGTATACCAATGCTCCCGGAGTAGACCCGAACAAGCAAGTAGAAAATCTAAATGGTACAGTTGGTTCTTTTGCTCCGACAGCCGAAGGGACAGCTAGCAAAGAATAGCTTGTAGATGGCTTAGTAGCAACAGTAGGCAGATTCCTTCCCGCCCCAGGCGTTGATAAGAATTCTTTAGTTAGTGATTTGACGGCTATCGTCAACCTCTCTTCTGATCCAGAAACATTATATAACAATATCGTTGCCTATATGTCAAAGAAGAAGGTTGATGTTGCTATTCAATTAGCAAATGATGGCAATGAAGAAGCCTTAGCAAATCTGTGGAAGGATTTGAATCCGGCAGAACAAAGTTTAGTAGCTCTCAATGCTACCAGCGAAACTGCCGCTAAGACGCTTAAAACTGTAGCGTCTAATTATACTCTAATTGGTGCTGCTGCGGCGTCCACGGGTTTAGCAATCAATACTTCTGAAACAAACAATCAAGAGAAGTTAGCTGGAACTAATGATGCGGTTGGCAATGTTTCTACAAAGTATGGCGAAGCTTCTACCGCTGCGAATAATGCCAGCACAGCAATTGCGAATGCGGAATCTGCCAATCAAGACAATATTAAAAAAACTGGTGATGCCGCGGGCGTAGCTAAAAAGAGAATAGCAGATATGGCACGCGGAGAGCATAAGATTAGGGTCAATGCAAACACAAAGCCTGCTATTATGGCTGCTAATCAAGCTGTCAAAGATATTGAGGCTAAATCTGCTACTGTTACTGTTACTTATCGCTCTGAAATGACCGGGGTCGAAAAGTAGAATCTGCGTATTCAAGCCGGCGAAGGTATGCCGGAACCTCCTAAGAAGGGCGGTCTATGGAATACTGTTAAGAGTTGGTTTGGTGGAGGAAAATACCAAGGCACCGTCAACGATCTTGGTCCTGCCTACGCTCAAGGAACCAAAACTCTCGTTGGTGAACTTGGTCCTGAATTAGCTGTTTATGATAATGCTTATCACCTGCTGGGCCGCAATGGCGCAGAACTTGTTGATATTCCCGACGACGCCATCATCTTCAATCATAAGCAAACTGAAGGCATCCTCAAAGGCCAAGCTAATAATGGTCGCGGGAAAACCGTAAGTGGTCAGCCCGCGTTTGCCGCTGGCAACGTAAGCGGCCCCGCTTATGCGGGCGGGTTATCTGGTGCTATCGCCGCAATTGACCGTGAGATTATGGCTTGGAAAGCATTGCTTTCTATGACCACTGCGGACCTTCTTGGTTCTGCCGGTGGTGGAGGTGGAGGTGGCTCAGGTAATACTCTGAAAGCCCATATTGAAGACCTTGTTGAATGGTATAATCTAACTCGTTAGATTGCCGACATCGAACAAAAAATCAACAATATTATTGCCAAACGCGCCAATATCACAGACGGCCGCGCCTATCTCAAGAGCTTGCGTGAGCAACAGCATCTACTTGAAGGTCAAGCCTTAGTTCAGAAGACTTTGCTGGGCTACCAACAAAAGCAACTTGAACTACAAGCTGAACAAATCAATACCCACGATATATGGAAGCAGTTCTTCCACGTAGGAAGCGATGGTCTGCTCCAATATAATATGGGTAATGAAGTCAATGGCGGCAAGGGCACGCTAACACTTCTACAACAACTCAATCAAATGTCTGGTGCAGAACAGTTGTCCTACATCAAAAATCTTGGCTATTCTTACGTGACCAATGATGGAGAGCAACTTGATGGCGAAGATCTTATCTCCAAGTTCTTTGAGGAAGCGCAGGCATAGATTGACAAGTATGATGAACTTCGTGATACAGTTGAAGAAACCGACGAAGCCCTCTCTAAACTTGAATCTTCTATCAATGAGATTGAACAAGAAATTCGAGATAATCAGAAAGAACTGGAAGAAATTATTTACAATACATTGGTTGAGGCTTGGGAAAAACAAATTTCTCAACTCCAAGAACAAACCGATATGTTGCGTGAAGCCAATGAGGCTTACGTAAATGGACTAAATGATGCTCTAAACAAAGAACGCAATCAATATAGTCAAAATAAATCTATTAGCGACCGCCAGCAACTCCAGCGTTAGCTTTCGCTACTGCGGCGGTCCGGTGGTTCCGCAAGCCAGATTGCCAGTCTGGAAGAACAACTCAATTCTGCCCTAAAGGAAGAATACTTCTCCCACCAACAAGAAACCATCGATAGCATCAAAGAAGCAAATGATAAGCAACTTGATGCCTTGAATAAGCAAATTACCTTACAACAAGAAACACTTGATTTCCAAAAGGAAAATGGTGTTCTGTGGACAAAGGTATATGAAGTGCTATCTCAAAGCGATGGCAAAATTATGGAGTTCCTAATTCAAAATTCAAGCGAGTTTATTCAGGCTTCTGCTTTGGCACAAGCCGATATGCTGAATGAAGAATGGGCAAAGAGAATTGGTATTTACAAGGCAAACTCCGAAGAAGGCTTTGAACCTTATGTCCAAAAAGCTAACCAGATGTTTGCCACCGAAGCGTGGAATAGTGCCGAAGGCCCGCAAAAGCAATCTATGTTCAATGCTCTGGATGTTGCTTCTCAGAAGGCACTACAAGATTACTTTGCCAGCGCGTTCGCAAACGAGATGCTACGGAATGGCGGTGACGAAGCCGCAGCTTATGAAGTTGCTCGTCAGGATATGTATCAGAAGTTGTATCAAGCATACAACCAGATGAAAAATATTCAGAACACTACACTGGATGCTATTAGAAATATTAGTCAGCCGAGTGTAGCACCTAAGGATAATACGGCTGGCACAGGCGGCGGCGGAAGTAGCGCGGGCGGAAGCAACGCAGGCGGTGGAAGTAAAGACAATAATAGTTCTTCTACCACAACTAAACCCAGCACGGTATCAGAAACCAGAACTTGTATCGTTCGAGGCGATGGCGGAGGTGCTCCAGAGTGGGCTGGTGGTGGGACTTCTATTCCTGCTAAACCAGGAAGAAAATTACGAATTACACCAAATCCTGCGAATGGTTTTACAACCTTATCTGTTAGTTATGAAGGGCACTCTTCTTCATCTCTATAGGTTACTGTTCCAAGCGGTAGCGGTCCTCTGTATGTAACGGTGCGTTATCGTAGAAAAACTCCTTAGGTTAGTCCCTCTTTGCCTTCTCAGAGGAAACCTATCGCTCTTCAAAGAGAGAACGTTTTATATGCCGACTCTGGCGCATTGGTTGATTCCGATAATACGCCCGCAATTCTCCACAAAGGCGAAGGCGTATTCACTGCTGGTGAAACTTCCGCTCTACGCAATATGGTCAAAAATTATCAGACTCTCGCCGCGAACCTCACCGGCAACTCTCTACTGAGTGCTATGAGCAGTATCGGTTCCTATTCTTTCTCCAATACTCGTAATGCTGGTTCTGAACTCAATATCAACCCTGGCGCAGTTGTAATTCACGTTGACAAACTGGATGATAAATATGACGTTGATGAGCTGGCTACAGATGTATTCAACAAACTATCTACTATCGCTTCTAAAGCTACTAATCGAGGAGTCAATAGGAGGTAAAGGATTATATGGGCTTTCAAGTCGAAGAATTGACTCAAGGTCGCCAACCTTGGGAAAAGGAGTTTATAGACTTCTCCTTCGATGGTAAGCACATCAGTGAGTTTGGGCTGGTCGCTGTCTCTGACAGCGACCGCCACTCTACTGATGCTTCACCGTCTTTTTCTGATGAGACAAGTAAAGTAAATGGTCTAAGTGGCCAGTATTTCTGGGGAACGACATTTGACGCAGGAAAGAAAAATTTCAAACTTGCCACAGATGGAATGACCGAGAAACAACTTTCTGCTTTCAAGAAACACTTTATTCCCGGTCGCTATGGCAAACTAATACTTGATGAGCGGATCGGCCGCTATTGTTATGCGCGTGTATCTTCTGTGATCACACTTAGTTTTGTGCCTTTCCAAGAAGATATTACTATTCAGGGCGTTAGTTTCCAAACAAACATCTACAAAGGCGAAGCATCTATCTCCTTTGAAATGGATTATCCGTTCTGGCGGGCTGAGAGTAATTATATAGACACAGCGGTCGCACTTACACAAGAGAGCGTCCGCAAGGCATACGTAAACAATATTCCTCTTTCTTCCAGTTTCTATGATGAATTGAATATCAATTCTAAACTAATTATTGGGCAACCTGATACGGCAGATAGCAAAATCATTTTAGACTCTCCACTATATCGAGATATCCTTGCCGCTCTCAACAGCAAACAAATGTCTTCTTTTATCACCAGTGGAGATGCGTTATATGTAGGAGACGCAACATATTATCTTACTAAAGATGGTATTGCCGCGCAAAACACATATGATGCTACTAAAGATAAAGATAAATATAAGATGGTTCTCTATAATGCTTCTGAACGTTCTTCCCCAATAGATATGACGCTGAAAGATCAGCCCATTACCATCACACCTACCGCGCCATATTATATCAACTTTGCTCGCGATAGCATCAATGCGGCTGGCACAGACCGTCAATACAGTATGTTCTTTATTCGCAACTATGATGAGAAAATTACTAATGTAATGAAGTATACCAATCCCGCATTATTCTACTTCATCAACTATGTTGTTTCTCTTGCTTATTCTTATAAAGACACTATAGGTGCTAATCTGGTAGATTTTCAATCTCTTCTTCAAGAAGAAATCCATCATCAAGCAGTTCTCTCCTGGGCTGCCGCGGGCCTGCGATTCATTAGCACGCACGCTGAACTTTATAATCAGGAAACTGGTGTATTTGGGACTTCTTCTATTACTATTTATGATTACACAGGGACTGCGCACACAGTAAAGTGGTATGAATACCTGAATTACTGGATGTTGAATTTCTGTGCGCCCGCTTCGGAAAGTGAAGCAGGCAACAATTTACTTATCGATATCGCCGAAAAGGAAGGAACGTGCTGGACCCGTAATGGTTCTCTTGGCACTTTCACAATTGAGATGAATGGTGAAGACAATGTCTCCTTTATTACATACAGCCGCCACAGCATCGGCACAGTTCTCATAAATCTTGAAAATTTGTGCGAAAATTGTGGCGAAATGATGCTCTCAGAATACCTAAAAGTAGAGGGAGGAAGTTGCTTGGATGATAATCTTGACGTTCAACCAAAAACTTGTTATCTTCTCTACAATATCAAAGATAATGTTCTTGTCGAATTGGACAAGAAAAATATCGTATTGAAATACCGGTATCTGTATTTGTGATAAAAGGAGTGAGGAGCTTTGAGTGTAAAATTAGTTTTAGCTCAAAACGCCCGCCCATATAAGATTGAGGTATACGGACTACAGGATAACTTTATTGGAACCCTGTAGTCCTATGCCGATTCTTTTTTGGGACAGGTTGTCTCTCCATCATTGACCATTCAAGATGACGGTTCACAGTCTTTGGAGTTCTCTATTCCATACTATTACGTGGATTAGAGCACAAACCTTCGAGTTGAGAACCCTCGTTGGAGAGATGTTTAGAGCGGAGTTCTGGCAGAAAATACGCGAGTATTGAAAGTTTATATCCAATATCCCGATGAAACAAAGGTTTATCCGTTTATAATTGATTCAATAACGGATGGCCGCGATAGCGAGTTTAAGGTTTTGAAACAGGTCAAATGCTCTGGTTTGGCTTTTGCGGAACTGGGTAAGGTTGGATATAAGATTGAATTTAGTGATCAAACCATAAAAGATGATTGGGAGATAAATGAGAATTTGCTTCCTACTATCAACTACTGGTTAGATAAAGTGTTCCCTAATAAACGAGACGAAAACGGAAAAATAACCGATTGGCTTACGCCGTGGAGTTATGAAATCCGGATGGATTGGAGCAGTTATACAGATGCTAATGAGCGGGCCGCCGACAAAGTTTATGAAGATATTCACATTACTTCTTGGGCTTTGGAAGAAGGTTCGGGTGCTACATCTAAAACTCTGATTCCTGGCGCAATTTCTGTGCTGGAAGAAAAGTCTCGTTTGATGGAAGCGTCGAATAGTAATAAGTATAATATCACACAGGACATTGCTGAAATGTTTGGTGTGTTCTGTGTTTATGAATACAAGACTGACGCGGCCGGTCGATTCTTAAGAACATATGTTGAAAATGGACAAGTGAAAACAGGCCGCACCGCGGTTTTTTATAATAAGGCTATCAAGGGAGAGAAACCTTTACACCTTACCTATCAACATAATCTACAAACAATTTCCAGAACCTCTGATTCATCTGAGTTGTATAGTAAACTTTATATCACTCCTATCGAATCAGACAAAATGGAGACAGGTTATATCTCTATCGCGGACGCAGAGAGCAATCCTATCCAAGATGATTTTATCCTGAACTTTGATTACCTCTATTCTGTTGGTTCTATCAATGATGTTCAGAAGAATCAAGTAGAACAATACAAGGTGAATTTGCGGGACTATAACTCACAAATTGCTGACTTGGAAGAAAAAATAGCCAATGAAACAGTTCTGCTAAATGATGCGTCTGCGGATGCTACCTCGGCCCGCGAAGGAGTCTCTTCTGCTCACGAGCAATATCTACAATATCAGACTTTAGCAGAAAACGAGATTTATACTACTCCGCTACATAAGGACGTAAACAATCGCTATAGTGGCGTGTTTGTCCCTTCGGCCGCGGAAGGTATTGTGAAGTGTAGTATTCACTTAGATGGTGTCCTCGCAGAAGGCTATGATATTAGGGCTTATAAAGATGTAAAATATAGCACGGCCACAATTTTTACTTATGCTGATCTGGTGAAGGTTTCTGGAGTATCTGCTCCTACAGATAACTCTACTTTCTATGGTGTAATTGATGAATATGGATTCTTGACAGATATCTACACCTCTGTTGAGAATACTAAGTTAGGCGAAAAAGTGTCCACTGGCGCAGTTGTCTACTTTGACCTATGGTATTCTCCTAAGAATAAATATGAGAAGGTTATGGAAAAATTCCAGACCTTAGAGCAGGTCAACGAGGCGAAGGCTAAGGCGGCCGAAGAGAAACAGAAAACGCTAAAAGAAACGCTAGACAAGAATACGGCGGCCCGCGATGAGTTGCTTGAGAAGAAAGCGGCACTCAATAACCAGTTTGAACGCCAGATGAATGGCGCATTACGAGAAGGTTATTGGACTCCTGATTCTTATGATGATACTGGTTCTCTGGTAAAAATTACAGCACACAATGGCGGCAATCATTTTATTTGGGATAGTGAAGCCTTTGAGGAAGAAACTATTCCTTATTATTATGCTAATGCGGAAGATCAAGCAAACGATAATAAAACATACTATCCAATCATTGATTTATCTGCTCCTTTGGCAGCGAACGTTCCAATTACAGACACATTCCCGCTTTATCTAACTAAGCCTCTGAACCCATATATAACAGATGAACATTTCACTGGCGGGCCCGCGATGGTTAGATTGGATACAGTAGCCTATTACTTTGATTTGACCGGCTACAATGGAGCCAATAATACAATCATTGTAGAGATTGATTATACTGCGAATCCTAAAGTAAAGGTCAAAGTAAATGGGACATACATCACAGTGTATGATAGTGCGGAAGCATTTGGCAGTGGAGCCAGTGAAGCTAATAATTTGACTTCTCGTTTTGGTGGCTTAGCAGGTTCTTTGGTGACTATGAAACTATATCCAAACGCAGGATATGTATTTGGATTCTTGCGGGCCGCCGATGGAACGATCAAGCCTATCGCATTGCTCAACAATGACAGTATCAATTATGATCCGTATAAGAATGGTAGCGTTTACTACGAGAGTTCAGTCACTGCTAAAGCAAAAATCACTACTGGTATTGAAGAATATCCTTCGGCCGCGACGTATGTGTATCCTCGTGTGTTCCTTGACTACAGAAATGTGAATTACACTTCTGATGAATTTACTATATATACTACTTCCACTGAGGCTGAGATTCCGCAAGATCAGCGCACAGACGCAGACTATTTGACAAACTTTGAAGACTATGCTACATTGCTCAGAGATTGGAAGCCCTATGTAAACTTCAAAATCACTCAACGCTGTAATGTTTCTAATATCTTCAATGATTATTTCCACCTGACTTTCCGTGTTTCTCGTGCGAATGATCAACTCTATCTTGACGCAAAACAAGTAGCGCTGGACAATTCTCAACCCAAGTATTCCTATGATCTCAGCAAGGCCAATATTCCTGACGAAATGGAAGCTGTAGAGTTGGGACAACTTGCTTATATCAATGATTATAGTTTGTCTATCTTCAAAGCAACAGGCTACATCAGTGGCATTACGCTTGCTTTGGATGATCCAAGTCAAGATGAACTTACAATTCAAAATTATAAAACAAAGTTTGAAGACTTATTCAGCACAATTACCGCTTCCAGTGAAGCAATGCGTGTGAACAAGAGAAGTTATGATATCGCCGCGGGCGGCTTCACATCAGGCGGCACAATTGCTCCCACGATTTTTGAACGCTCTCTCGCACAAACAAATGTCTCATTCAACTTTTCTCGCACAAAGGTTTCAATGGATAATACAGGTGGCATTACCTTGACAAATGAAACACCGTATTCTAATGGTATATATGGTTAGGTAGCACTGCGTGGTGGCGGCATTTTCTGCTCAAATTCTGTGGATGAATTGGGTAATAGAGTGTGGAATTCTGCTATTACGCCTGATGGTATCAATGCCGCTCTTATTACTGCGGGCCAATTAGACACAAATGTTATTCGCATTTATAATGGCAATAATATGTCTTTTCAATGGAATAGCGAGGGTTTGTATGCTTATGCTACGGATGATCTTGGGCGGCCCGATTTGAACACGTATGTCCGCTATAGTCAAGACGGCTTACAGTATATCGCCAATGGATTCACTGCTGTAGACTTGGGCTGGAATGGATTACAGATTTCCGCACAAGATGGTGCCTTGAGTCTGAATGGCTCAGACGGTTTGGTTATTTATAATGCGGAAAAGAATAAGGTAGTTCATTTGGGCAAGGTTGAAGAAGGCGGCGTTGCCTACTATGGATTGCGACTATATGATGGAACAGCAGAAGAGAATCTAACTTTCTATAATACCAACGAAGGCAATTTGTGGTTGAAATCTGAGTTGCTGGTTGGTGGCGTAGAAGAAGGCAAAAATACCGGTAGCGGTATTAGTGGTAAAGAAACTCCTGCTAATGACTTGCGTTTTTGGACTGGTGCGACCGCGAATGACTCACTGTCTCGTGAGAAGGCTCCATTCCGTGTTTATGAAGATGGTAGTTTCTACGCTTCTAAAGGACAAATTGGTAGCCTAACCATCGAAGGCATAGAAGATAGTCTTCAACAATATAAAATTCGTATTGAATCTTCTTTGGGAATTACATATAAAGATGGCGTGGCGGCGACGACCGTTCTCACCGCCACATTATATAAAGGCGAACAGCCTACAACTTTACCCGCTGGAGCAACTATTACTTATCAATGGTGTAAAAAAGAAAATGACGCTTGGGTTGATATCGCAGGCGAAACTGGCGCAACTTATTCTGTCGTTATGACCGATCGTGCTACTTATTGTTGTAAAGCAGTTCTAACAAAAGGAGGGGAATAAACCATGCCCGAACCTATTACTATGTGGAGTGAACCACTAACTTTTATGGCAGTAGAATCAGGAGCTCCTGGTCCTGCCGGCGAACCTGGTCCGGCTGGTCCCGCAGGCCCGCAATATGGCTTGAGATGTAGTGTTTCTTCCATAGTGCGGGGCCTTGTGGCCCCCATTTCGCCAACATCTATTGAGTTCAAAGCATTAGTGAATAATGCGGATGGAACTCAAGAAGAAGTAGCGTGCGGAACAGATTTTAGAATTGAGTTGACACAAACTTCTTGGGATGAGGGAAGCGCGCAGACTGTGAATTTTACAGTAGATAGTGTGTTGATAGGCTATGGCACAGGCCAAACAGCCGCGGCATACACTACAAAGACGGTCAATTTGAATTATATTCTACGCGACCCTGAGAACGATCAAGTCATTCTTGAAGACCGCAGTTATACTCGCACGGGCGGCAACTCAGACGTAAGCGCCATTCGTGCTTCACTATATAAAGGCGGCATCGTGCTGGTTGAATTGGCTATTCCATTTGTGCTTGCTAATGAACTAATTGATTTAGGTATGGTAGATGAAAATGGCCAGGTTATCATTGGTGATGGCCGAGTGGTTGCTTCTTCAGTTGTGGCTAACTCAATTACTGGCGATAAAATTGCCGCAGGCACTTTGACGGCTGATAAACTGTTTGGCAACCGTTTGGATTCCATCAGTCCGCCGCCTTCTTTTCCTTCTGTTTCTTATGTAAATGAAGCAGGAGAAACAGTATCTTCTATCGATGAAAATCACTTTACCTCTGAGGGTGCCCGCATAAATCTTTCCAATGGCGGCTCCCTTCATTTTAAAAATTTCTACATTGACCCCACTGGTAATATCAGTCTTCGTGGTGCTATTGAAGCACAAAGTGGTTCTATTACTGGAAAACTTGGCATAGGATAGACAGTCAATGGAGAATATCCTATCTACATCAATGGCTCACCAGATTCTCAATATTCCTTCTATGTGAATGGAAAGTTTATGGTGTCTCCCAATGGAGATATGACCGCAACTTCTGGTAAAATCGCGGGCTGGCTAATTGAAGAAAATCAGTTGGTAAGCGAGAATCGTAGCACAGGAATGTATTCTGGCTCAACTTTCATCAAAGAAGGCTCTCCCGTAAGATTTTTTGCTGGCAAAGATAATGATGATTATAATTTCATTGTCAATGATGCTGGCTATGTATTCGCTAAGAATGCTCAAGTCCAAGGCCGCATCGATGCTTCAAGTGGTTCTATTACTGGCCCGCTGTGGATTGGCTCTACAACCAGCGGTATACTAATTGATGGTGAAAATGGTAATCTTCAATCGACTCCTTTTGTTTCTTCCGCGGTCGGTTGGAAGATTGATAAGGGAGGAAATGCTGAGTTCAATAATGCGACTGTCCGCGGAAAACTAACATCAGTTATCTTTGAAATGTCTACCGTTAGTTCTGTTGGTGGTGATTTGTATATTGCTCCTACAGTAGACATTCCTAAAGAAAAAGCGGGAGCTATTGAGAACGATACAGATAATTTCTATCTATACATCAACAATACTATAGATGAACGTTCTAAATATATGGATTCCTCCTGGAATAATTCTCAAGTAAAAATAAATTTGACTGCTGCTTTGAACAACGGTAAAGAGATTTCATATAGTGGTTTGAATGGTTCGGCCGCGCTATCCAGCAACGAACAACAAATTGATATTACTATTCCAAAGAACGATGTAGAAAACAAAAAGATTCTTGCTTTACAGTCTGGTGAGTCTTTAATTTCTATAGTAAACACAATTACAGTGCTGAAACTTGGCGTGGGTAATAACAAGAAATACATCTATCTTACTGCTTCTTCTAATAGCAGTCCTTTCATTGATGTTCAAGACTATGATATCTCTGATATAACCGCCCTACCAAAAGTCCGTATGGGCCGTCTAGATGGTATCGTAGATGACGTGAATGGATTCGGTAAGTTAGACGGTTATGGTTTATACTGTAATAGAGCTTATCTCACTGGTGCTCTGAACTTGCCTAACGCAGGAATTACAAATCAAATGTCTGTTGGTTATAACGGTGGTGAAACTTATCTACCCACTACTGATTCTACTGCCTCTCCGGTTCGTATCTGGGCAGGCGGCAAGAATTAGCCTAAAGCTGGCGAAGAGGCCGCACCTTTCATAGTGACTGAAGACGGTTCGCTTTATGCGTCCAAGGGCGTGTTCAAGGGCCAGGTTATCGCTACAAACAGTGAGTTTTCTGGTTCAATCCGTGCCGCAGGTATCCTTATTGATAAGGGAGGAGATGGTTATGTGCCACAAAAAGCGTCTAACCACTTCTTCGTAGGCTATAAAGAAGAACCCACCACTTTTGATGACTATGTTCTTGATATGAACTCTGCCGGTCTTTCTATATGGGAAGGCGGCCTAAGAGCATACAGTGATGAACTGTCTGGTTGGGTTGGAGATAAAAAAACTGGCGCCGCGGTTTTACCTTATGGATATACCGAAACAAATAATAAACCTTATCCTTATTTGGCCGCGATTGACGCAGGTCGCCTAATGACAAAGGAATGGCATAATCTAACAATTGCGGAAGATTATTCTGCTTATTCTATTGGAACAAAAAATGGTAAGTTGTATCTTGGTCATACTGGCGCTCCCACTGAGAAAGATAATTATTTATCTTATGAAGAAGCTCAATATGAGAAAATTGAGGGATATGGCTATTTAGGTGTTGATACAAGCCAGAATCTCACACTTCAAAGCACTCGCATCACAAATATAAACGGAACCCAAGTGAAGATGTCTACTGGGCAGGTTCGTGTAGATAATCCTGCTGGTAAAGCAGAGATTTCCTTGGGCGGAGCAATTATGAGATAGGCCATACAAGATGATATTGTTATTGGCCTTGATTTTATATTTGAGTAAAAGGAGAAAGAAATATGGGTTATTCAACAAGTTCTAATCAGCCACCGATGGCAATATCTAACACCTGGTGGGAGAGCGGTCTGTCTGGTGGGGAAATACTTTGGAAAACAAGAACGGCCTATGTTGGATATGAAGATGGGCCACGTGATATATCCTTTACTTTTCCAGATTTACCTACAAGCAATATTACGATCAATAACATTCTAATATCTATCAATGTTGAGCTTCAAGGAGACTTTAAAAATCGTAATGGTTTTGTACTGACGGTTGCTGGGACAGACTATACTGCCCCTCCTTCTCAGATTACAATTTATTCTGGATGGACTGAGTCATTATCTTCTTAGACTTTGACTGTGCCAATGAGAGAAAAGTATACCCCTTCTCGTACGAGTTCTGAGGGTGGAAGCAAGCCTTCCAGTGGAGTATATGTCACTTTTACTGCTACAGCTGAATGGTCTTATAATTATCAAACATTATCAAAGCCTACCAATGTAAGTCTTTCCTCGACATATATTACTTCGTCATCTTCTTCAACTTTATCTTGGGATGCTGTAAGCAATTCTCCTTATGCTAACTCCGTTTCTGGATATCAGGTTTATCGCGACGGACAGGCTTATGGTCAACCCACGACTAGAACTTCGATGTCTGTCTCAGGGGCGGCCGCTGGCACCTACTATGATTTCACAGTAAAAGCTATAAGCGATGTTGCTGGTTATGATAGTGAATCATCAAGCTCAGCCAGACTGTATATATATGGTAATGACTATTCAGCAGATCTAACACTTTATACAGAAAAAAACTCCACGCCTGCGAAAACTATTTATATAGGCGATACAGGTTAGTCTGCTATTCTACCAAGAGTAAATTATGAAACAGCTACTTATGATAGTTATAGTTCTTATAATTTTACGCAAACTACTACCACTTCTGGAAAAGCGGGTACATATACTCTAACAGTTTATTTTTCCAGCGGTCGTTCTGCCACTTCTACAGCAGAAGTAAAGCTCATAGGCACACCCACGAATATCTCCTTTACCACACAGCCTGCCGCGGATAGCGTATACGGAAGCAATCCAGGTTATAAGTGGTCAGAAACTACCGCAGCGAACGCAAGTTCTGTAGGATACTGGGTGACCAATAAGGCCGGAACTTAGGCACAAGAGGGAGTTTCCTATACGTAGAATATTCTTGAATATTCTAATAATGAAGCCTTTACAATTTCTGTCCAACCATACGCAAACGGCCCTTATGGCGGCTATACAAATGGCACAAAGATTACTTCTAATCGAGTCTATCGTGCTAACACTATTGAAGCCGGCACAATCACTACTGGCATAAAAGGCGCAAATATTGATGATGAAGAAGTTGCTAACACCTATGTATTCAATAAGACTACTCTTTGGTGGAATTACACGCCCGCAGAGCACGGCGGAAACTTAGCATCTATAAGTTATTCTCGTATTTCCAAAAAAGATGATAACACTTCTACTACATATTATGGTGGTCCAGAAACTATTACTTCTAATAATAGTTCTTATGATGATAATGTTGGCGGCCTATCAAAGAGCACGCTGACATATACTATTACTTTTACAGATGAATATGGTCAAACCTATACTACCAGTCCATATACAATTGAAAAATTAGACACTCCTACGGTAGAAATAACAGGTATTACAGGATCTACGCCTGTGCCGCCTGTTCAAGGCGCCACTCTTCACTTCATTATCTCACCAGTTGGAGCTTCAACTGCTGCGGATATGCGATATAAAATTGAAGTGGGATATGGCGATGAGTTTTATGAAGTTCAACCAGAAAAAGTATGGGGCAATGATGTATCTTGCGCGGTTTAGTTCAATGTAAAGACTGCGAATGCCGCAGGTAAATTGACAACATTATATCAGGCCCTTACTCGCACTGATTCTGCCCCTCTGGGCAAACCGATATTGCGTTATCGATTGACAGCATACGATGTAAATATCCCAATCGCGGCTGGTGAAGCATATGCCACCCTGCCCACCGACTTCACTACTAAGCCAACTCTCACAGGTAATCTTACCATTACCAATTAGCTGAATCCTTCATTGGATTACGCAAGTTCGCAAGATAGTATCAACCTGTCTGGTGTAAATGTAGTTCATAAGAACTTCTTTGGTGATACTACAACAGATCATCTAACAAATCTACTGGTCCGCAATGGTAATACTACTCTATTCAATAGAGCTTTGACAGAAGCAAACTATAACTTATCTTATACCGCCGCATTTGGCGAAGATGCTGTCGCCGCAGATACAACTTATACATATGTTTATACTGTCCGCAAACAATATAGCGATGCTATTACAGAAGACTTCAAATCTGGCTCTCTCAGTATGAGGCGTTGGATAAAGCCTAACATTACCCTCACCAATTTGGATTGGACAACCGCTGGAGCTACGCCAGCCATCATTGGCCGCATTTATTCCAGCACATCTAAATGGGGTGGCTCAGGTTTGGTAGGCAACATTGCCGCCATTGAGGTGTCTATTAGCACTATAGATGGTAGCGGTGCTAAAACTGTTATGCGGCAATACACGTTCAATTCTACCAGCACACCCGCATTATCTGATAACCTAATTGGCGGCAACTTATATGCGAGCTTCCAAATTGGAATGAGTGAAATGGCCGATACGCAATTGATGGCTGATATCATCATTACCTCAATTACAGGTCAAACTTACGAGCTTTCTACACCGCAGGTTCTCGTAAAAGAACAAGGCATTCCATTTGCTATTCGCCGCCACGGAACTGGTGTGAATATTCCGAAGGGTTTCAATCCAGCAACTAATGAGCCTGCGATACAGATTACAGGTAATATGGATACTGACAATGTTGCGACTTTCACTAATGGGCCGAACCGCGATAAGACTTGTGTTATCATTCAAAATGATAAAGGTGGCACTGCGGATACTGGTAAGGCGCGTCTTTCTTTGAATAAAAAAGGCACAGAATGGACATTATCTATCTTCTTTGACTAATATAAATAAAAAATGGGGACTCTGTTTGGAGTCCCCTTATTTTTTTTACCCTTCTATGAAAGGCATCAACATATCAAATTGAGCAGGAGAAAGGCTGACATTATCCAGCCATTCAGCCGGAATTTTACTTACTTCTCCCAGTTCAATCTCTGTATTCAGAATCTCATTGAGTTCTTTGTTCACCGTAGGAATGTGTTCATCTGCGATATGAACATTACCTTGCTCATCCAGAATCGGCTCACCAGCGTCATTCTTATCGGCATACTTACTAATCAGTTCCTGACGCACAGTTTCAAATTCCTTAGCTTCCTGCTGAAGCACACGATTCAGACGAGCGATAGTAAAGGCTTGGCGGCCAGTAAAGTTCTGGCTCATAAGAGCATTCAGAACTTGACCTGCCAAAATAATTTCGCTTACGCTACACTTCATATACTTTCGCCCCAATTTATATCTTCTACTTTTTTTTTGATATGATTTACAGCATAGCGACCAATACAAATCGCATCTGCTTCATCTTGTGTACACTTTAGATTACAAGTCATTTGAACGTAATCTTGTGCTTTCTTTTTAGCATTCTCACGATCATCTTTACGATTCAGACCTAAATATGTTCTCCATTCAGTGGAGTAAACGAGTATATACTCAATATCATTTTCATAAAGATAGTCGCAAATTACACCTTGAAGATTCGCAAGAGTTTGGAACATTTTTACATTCTTTTCCAACTGAATGTTTTCTACACAAACTGCGTCTGGTTTCCACGTATAAATTGCTTGGTCTAACCATATCTTCAATTCATTTATGCGGGCCGTCGCATCCTTGGTCGCATCAGTAGTAAAGGTTCCATAGGATGTCAATTTCTTATCGTCGTAAACTGAGTATCCTGTGGTCCCTGTTGCCGCATCTAAGCCAATCACTCGGAAGGCCGCGGCATCTGAGCGAGGAAGAATTTTGTTTCTTTCAACAGAGTTTGTGAGAGTTTTATGGCACTCGGGGCATATCTTGTATCGCCGCCATTCATCATATGTAGTCTCAACGTCGTGCCCTTTAGGACATTTGAACTACATTGGAGTGCGTAAGTTTTTATAGGTGGTAGAAACCAATTGCCATCCGGCAGATTCGACATCAGCCTATACAGTATAAATATTGATTGCCATAGAGGTTATTTCCCGCTTGAGCCAAAGCCGCCTTCTCCGCGGTCGGTATCATCTTCTACAGAATCAACTTGGGTAAAAATACCGCGATAATTGCGTTCAAGAATCATTTGGGCAATACGGTCGCCAGCCTTGATGGAAACAGGTTCATCAGAGAAGTTATCAAAGAGAACACATACAAGTCCGCGATAGTTGGTGTCCACGGTCCCTACACAATTACTAATACGCAGCGGAGTTTTCTTGCTCATTCCAGAACGCGGGCGGATGGCAATTGCCCAGCCTTCGGGAATATTGAGTTTCAAGCCAGTTGAAACCATTGTGCCATAGGAATGCGGAGGAATAATCGTATCCTCGACAGCGTAGATATCCGCTCCTTGGTCGCCCGCGTGAGCATAGGTGGGGATCTTAGCATTTTCGTGGCATAGTTCAACTTGGATAGAAGGGGCGGCCGCGTTATATTCCGCGACTGTTTCATCCAGATAAACACAGATCGACTGATAAAGATTATCAAGGAACTCTTTCTTGTCTACATTTTCAACAGAATCCTTCAAATTCTCAATTAGACCGAATAGAGCCTCCTTGATTTGCTCAATTTGAAGTTCTGCTTCTGCTTGACTCATACCAGCAGCTTTGAATTCATTGATTTGAATGCGGCGGGCTTCCAAAGAATCCGCCCCGTGAAGTAGAGTCTCAGATACAGTTTTCTCAAGGTCTTTACGAACGAGAGAAAACATCTGATCATCATACTTCAAGATGGCTTCAACCATCTGAAGAATTTCTTCCATAAATTAGTATCCCTCCACAAGGTCATCCCAAATGCCCTGATAGGAATAAGTTAGGTCAACAACATAGGCTTCAAGAATTTCATCCTTACGCTTCTTCTTCTTATAGGTATAACTGGCCTTGGCGATGGTAAAGGCTTCTCCCTCTTCCAGAGAGCGCTCCTTCTCACGTTCAATCAAAGCGACAGCCTCCTTTTCAGTGTCAACACGATAACTCTTAGTTTCCTTCAATAGAACCATTTGCTTTTTGCTCCTTTTCTTCTAATCTTTCTTCCATAGATTTTTCTTTCAATTTTTCCAGTGTCTTCATATAGACATATTGTTTGAAATCTTCGGACTTGGTGGTTTTCTGAGCAAGATTGATATATTCATCAAGTTTAGAATCCTGTCCTCTGAATTTCTTCATCTTTTTGAGGGCTCGTCGTTCCGCACGATTAGGAAGCCAGATACCCTCAGGAAGAACATCGCCCTCTTTCGCAGGTTCAAACACCGGGGCCTTATTCATTGTTTCGCTCACAATCGTTCATATCTCCTGGTTTGATAGTCATAAAATCAATCTTCACTGGATAGCCAAACTTGTCCTCAAGCATCTGCCTAATAATTGCTTGGGCATCGTGAATACAAACGTGGATACAACCGTCGTCGTGAAGTTGATAATATACATATTGCTTTACAAGTTTCTTTCCCTCATTTTTTAGTCCATAAGTATCAAATACACTATCGCGGCATTCATAAGTATCAAAAATATATGGCATATTGAAACCGTGGACAAAAATACTGGGATCTACACAGAAAATCATTGAGCGGCCAAGAAGAGCTTGCTTCCCAGTTTCACCAGCTAAACTCATCCCATCTTTACTGATGTAAATTGGAGAACATTTATCCTCCTTATCCCGCACAAGGACATCTGATTCAATTTCTTGACAATTGGGTTGAATAAAAAACATATACTTAGTCTCCTTTATCCTTATAGGCTGAGCCGCTAACTTGATTATAGCCATAAGTTTGAGAGTCGAAGAAATCTATGTAATACTTCTCTCGCTCACCTAATTGGTCTTTTGGACATTCTTCGAGAAGCTCAAAACGGAAATTCCAAAGACCTTTATCCCGCATTACTTCGTGGACACGTTGACTGGCGATGTTTTCAATACCGATGGCTGATTTGATATGTTCTTGAAGACGCTTGCGGACGGAAGTAGAACGTCCGATGTAGCATTTTTTATTTTCGCAGTCTGTTATTTTATAAATGCCAGAACAGTCCTTTGCGGGAAGAATGTTGTTTAGAAGTTCATTAGTAGGAGCTTGGATATACTCCGACCAAATGAGCTTATAAATGATATTGGGATTATTTAGACGTAATGCGACAGCATTTAGGAGGTATTCGATGTCTGTGCGGGCAGTTTCAGGAATGTGAAGTTTATGTGTTTCTTCATCATCTTCATTTTGTCGCAATACCTCAAGAACAGAGAAATACTTTGCCTTCGCAGTCTCAAGTTCCGCAGTATACCTGGCCACCTCGGCCTCGGCTTGTTGTTGAGCGGTCTAAATTTTCTATGCGTTTATAGATTCCATTGAGGCAAGGTCCCGTTGTAATTGTTCTACTTTAGTCTTACGTAATTCCGCAATATCGTTATCAATGCGATCTCGCTGGATAGCAATAAGTTTCTGAACGTGTTGGCTTTCACAATTATATCGGTTTACTTCTTCTTTAGCAGATGCTACTTCGGCAGAAATAGCGGCATAGTCTTCACGGGCTTGCGATAAATTAGCTTGAGTTTCATCATATGCGGTCTATGCTTTCTCAAGTTCAGCACAAATATTACCATACTTCGCAAGTTCTATTCTTTGTGCTCGGATCTTTCTCTATTCACGAGTTATCCAACAAATACCAAGAAGCAGAGCAATGATGAAAAGAATAATTATTGTGTAATCCATTACTTCTTTGTTTTGATATAAAGGCCGCATCGACAGACTGTGCCTTTTTCCGCTTCTCGAAACTCTTTACACGGACACAAGTATTCTTCGTGGCCGCGCGAATCAGGAATACTAATACAGTAATTCTCATTCTCACGAAGGGCTTGCCGCACGAAACTTGCTTGGGCTTGGTCATCGACTGTGCGATACTTCATAATCAAATCTCCTTTTCATTCTTATGTATATATTATAACAAAAAAAAGAGGAAAAGTCAAATTTTTATTTTTGACTTTTCCTTTGTAAATTAGACCGCCCAGAGCACCACTATCGCATAAAGTCTTGATATACAATCTTCATCAGGTTCGTAAATGGAAATCGTCAGATTTGAAACCTCTTTCTGGCCCCGTTCATAATTAGGTGTTGATGGTTCCATTTGCTACTCCTTTTAGTGCTCTAAATACTAACGCACCGATTGTATTACCCAACACTACCAAACCAAATCTTAAAGGCTCCATCGGCAGGCCCGCGATAGCCATATAGGCCATATCTGCGATACAGTGCTCCCAGCCGCATAAAATAAAGAGAGGAACAAAGAAGAGAATACCTAAAACAGATTTCTTTTCTTTATAAATATCTACGGCCAAAAACACCGAGACGCCGCACATAATCGCACGGAGGAAAATTGCGGGCAGACTAAGAGCGTTCTTGATTTGAATAAATAGTAATGCGGAAGAAACAATATCAGAAAATGATGCCGCGGCCCAGGCAACCAACAGACCGCCAGCAAAAGCCCCAATTAGATTTCCTACTAACATTATACCCAAATTTTTAACATCTGTCAAATTTTGAGCGTAGCCTACGCGGCCAGTGTATAGATGAAAACCATAGTAGCAAATTGTAAGTAGACCGGCCGCGAACAGTATAGCACCAACCACCGCAGAGCCGCAAGCACAGTATGCCGCGGAGCCTATGGCAATACATAGGCCCGCGAGCATAGAAGAAATAATTAGTCGCATAGTAATACTATTTCTCCTTTCTGGAGGGATTGCTGAACATCAATTACACGCTGATTGGAACTGCCGCGAAGATAGAGGGTAATGTCTCGCTTATCTTCTTGATAAGGCCCATCAATGAGGACATCTGTTAGAGAAAGAATGTGGCGAAGAGTGGGGTTAGATTTGGCATCTTTGAGATGGTTTTCAAAGACTTCACCAGTCCAGATATATATGGAGGTGGAAGGATAGATTGCTTTGATAATAGTAATTACTTTATTTACAAACTCTAAATTATAACTCACAAGCGGCTCACCGCCAAGAAAACTTAGCCCCCGTTCTACTCCATTCTCCTGAATCTTATCAATCAATTCTCGAATAAACTTTGGAAAATTGATTGGTTGGCCACCGGTTGGATCCCAAGTTTCTTGATTGAAACAACCTGGACAATGATGCGGGCAGCCTTGAACGAAAATAGAAACGCATACACCATTACCATTTGTAGCATCATTCCAATTGATTTTTGCTAATCTGCTCATATTACTCCAAGTGAACAACTCGTTCTTTTATTTCTTGAGTTCTACCATAGTTCCAGAAGTGGCTTCCAACATACCCACACGTGCGACGAGCGACGTTCATCGTATGTTGGTCTCGATTTCCACAATTAGGACAATACCATTCCATATCATCATCAATTAGAATCTCGCCATCATAACCACATTTCTGGCAATAGTCGGACTTGATATTTAGTTCAGCATACATAATGTGGTCATAAATAAAACGCATAACCTGTTCGACGGCTTTGATGTTTTTTGTCATATTTGCGCATTCAATATAACTTATTGCGCCACCTGGCGCCAATTGCTGGAACTTACTTTCAATAGCAAGTTTATTGAAAGCATCAATATGTTCAAATACTGGAATATGGTAGCTATTTGTTATGTAATTTCTATCCTGGCCATCCAATTTGATAAATACGTCATCACCAAAACGGCGTTTTAGATGACCGGCAAATTTGTAAGTAGTTGATTCTATCGTTTGGACTATCTCTTCATCCTAAAATTGGATGATTGCTCTTTCAGATAACTAATATCTTACTCTACTCAGCTTGTCGCCTTTCGATAGTCTCTACACATTTATTATCTATCACTTATAACGTTTTTTTGGAAATAAAACCCAGTCTTAGTCCATTTGGGTTTATGATTTAGATCACATTGTTGCCTAATAACTCGTTCATCAATACCAGTAGCTTTTCCCGCCTGACTACAATTGATGAACCTGGCAATTTCTGCATCTGTTTCAAAATCATACTGAACAATAATCGGGTATTTTGAAAATGGATCTGGATCATCTCTAAAACGAAAATACTTGTCTTTTCTAATGGGCGGCTTGTTTCTACATTGATTTGAAATCGTGCCTTTAGGATATCCTGTTTCTCGCTCCGCCTCAGAAATAGAGCCGTAATTCCCAATAATTTTGTTTGTTAGTGTATCTAACATAATTACTGGGAAAGACTGAGAATCTTCTTCTCCGCTTTTATTTACAAGCAAACCATCGTCAGCAGCCTTTTGAGTATTTTCTGAATGGGTGGTCCAATATAAGTTTTCAACTCGATTATCATCTTTTTGATTATTTTTATGCCCCACGACAGGCAGATTATTTGGGTTGGGTAAAAACGTTTCTGCCACGATTATATGTGCTCGTCTCGTTCGCATCTCATACTTTCCATCGGAGACTATATATTTTATAGGAACATAAATATATCCAGATGCACTATGATAAACTTGATATTGAAAATATTTACCATAATATCGATGTAAAATTTTTTTATCAGCATCTCGTTTACTTGGAAGGGTTCGTGTTTCTTGTCCATAAAATTCGCCTGTCTCAGACACCCAGGTCAAAGCGTTTTTGACTTGTTTAACATTATCAGGTAATTTATCTAAATACAATTTCAATTTCACCTCCTATTTATATACTTAATATTTTATAAGTGATAGATAATTTTAGCTCGGGATTGTCTATAAAAGAGTTTCCCCGAATTTAGCAATTTTTCTCATCTTGCCTTTCAGCAAGAGGCCCCATAGAACCAATTCTTAGGGCTCCCGTAGACAGAATAATCAATATCTTCCGCGGCCTTCCATTGGGCACACTTATCATTGAGAAACTTCATAACTTGAAGACCAAAACGCTCGCCTTCTCCGCCATCGCTATGAGAGTGGCCAGTCATATATTTTACGCATTCATAAAGAGCTGCGAAACCAAGCGATACTGTTGAATAGCCGTGCCGTGTAAGCTCATATAGAGATTCACCTTTGTCCAGGCGAGCTAAAGCACCATATTGCCAAAGAATAGGTGCTACATCAGAAGTGACCGCGGCCAGACGATCAATACGCACGCGCATACCCTTATGGCAAAGTTCGCATCTTTCATCCATTAGTTTCCAGAATTTATCATAGTCTCCGCCAGAAGAAAGGGCAACATCAGCCAGATTGATTGTGGTAACACCCATATTGAAACGGCCATAATATTTTCCCTTATTAGGATCATAATTCATTGCTTTTGCGTAATTCTTAGTCATTCGATCAGGCGTAAGGAACGAGCGACAACCCATACAAGGATACACATCTCCGACGCCATTCCTATTGATTTTATATTCACGCATTTTTTTAGCGGAGATATAATCGGGAACCATACGCTTTGCTGTGCATTTGGCCGCCAATTCAGTTAGCCACCAATAAGGAGATTCAGGTGTAATATTGTCTTCATCTAAGATATAAAGCAACTTGGGAAAGGCTGGCGTAATGTAAACGCCTTTCTCATTCGGCATCCCTTGAATTCTTTGCTTTAGGAACTCCTCAATCAGCATAATGTTTTCTTTTCTATATTCAGGATTTTCATCAATCCACATCAATACAGAAAGGAAGGGCGCCTGCCCATTAGTGGTGCTCATACTATTGATTTGATAATTGAAAGTCTGAACAGAATCAGAGATTTCTTTTTTCAAATCTTCTTGAGCATATTCTTCAACTTGCTTTTGAGAGAAGCCCCGAGCTTCGTATTTCTTTACATATTCTTCATAGCTACTTCTCACAAAAGGTGCGAGGTGTGTGAGTGAAATACTACAGCCGCCATAAGAAGAACTTGCGACGGCGGTAATTACTTGCGTAGCAATAGTAGAGGCAGTGAGAAGACGATGCGGCTTATTGATTTTGGTGTCGTTGATCACTGTGCCATTTTGAAGAACATCTTCAAGATTTAGCAACTCACAATTATGAAGAGCGTTTTGAGCAAGATAGTCCATATCGTGTTCGTGGATAATACCTTCATCATGTGCTTCAGCTACTTCACGAGGGAGAATAAACCGTTTTGCGATATCTGTGCTGGTTATGCCGGCTAAATAATCACGCTGGGTAGTGACTACCGTCGCGTCTTTATTGGAATTTTCTTTGTTCCAATAATCACTTTTACCAGACATCAATTCCATAATGGCTGTATCTGTAGTATTGCGGCGGATTTCTTGAATATACCTATACCTGATATATGCCCTAGCAATATCTTTTCTCTCACAGTCCATCAACTGTTCTTCAATCTGGTTCTGAATTTCTTCTACGCTCATATCGCGGTCAAGATTCTCAATATAGTCCGCAATTGTCTTCGCAATGATTGGGTATTCTTGCCCATCTACTTCTTTTGCCGCCTTATTGATTGCTACGATTATCTTGTTCTTGTCAAAGTCAACTACATTACCATTTCGTTTAGTAATTTTCATTATATCTATCACCCTTATTACAGTTTTTTACCGCAATAAGAACAGCGACCCAATACATTGGCAATTTCGCCTTGTTCGTTTATATGCGTGCATTGTTGTCGTAGAGCCTGAATTTTATTCTTATTCTCTACAATAATTCTATTGAGAGCAAACGTAGCCCCGCTCTCAGTTAGGGCTTGCTGACATTCACGCTGATACTGCTGAATCTTAGCTTTGATTTCCTCGTTAGTCATAGCAGTGGCCATGGCCCCCTTGTAAGTTTGAGATCGTTTTTTGATTTACCCATAAAACCTTTGAAAACAGGATGCTTTTCCAAAAGCATATTGAGTTGCTCCTTTCCTTCCTTTGCGCGGCCCAAGGATCGCTCAATTTTCACGTCCCAACTTGTTCTCGACCAGGCTGCTAACGCCTCATAAAGTTTAGGATATGGATTGACAGCATCCATGGGGGCATCTTGATATTCGATGGCCCGCACGGGTATGTTGCGGGAATAGTAGGAGAAGAGAAGGTTTAGATTGTAGAAAAGGTTCTTTGTGTAGAAAGTTTCTTTATATGCCTGAGCGCCATAGTTCTTGCCAAGATAAATACAAACATCTGAATTAGTTGTAATTTCACCTAATAGTTTCAATTTATATTTACCAAAATACAAGTCTAAGTCGTGATAAGGCACATAATAATCCAGCACAATCTTATTACTGCGGGCAACCCTTTCATATTCTTCCCGCAAGAAAAAGAATTGTTTCGCTGTATGGCATTGTATTGGTTCAACCATATAGATACTGGTAGGCTGGTGTGTAATAGCTTCGTCTAAAATTTCCCAGCAATCTGGATAAGCAAGAAAGTCTTTATCATAGATATAGAATTTCTTGTGAGAACGTGAAGGCGGGATTGGGATTTTTTCACCATCTACATATGCCTGATAGTATGTTGAATCCAATATGTCAAGGCCGCGGTCTACTGTCATTTCATTTACAGCGATAGAAGTTTGAATGTATTTTTTGTAGAGATCTGTGCTGGGAATCATATGATTTATGATTCGTTCTTGCGGCTCTTCAAAATACTTACCAAATGCTGTAATGTTATCCATGGTTAGATATGTATAAGGTATTTCATCAAAAGGTTTATTACTGAAAAAATAACCTTTCTCACATAACCCCATTTGGACATCTGTAGTAATAAGTTGCGGCCTTTCCTTCTGTAAATAAGTATATAGTTTCATTGCCCCGAGAGAAGGCACCGCGGCCTTCTTCTCGGCACAAGTGAAATCATAATCCATTATGCCTATCATAAGGCACCTCACTCATCATACCGCTTGTCGGTGTAGAGGAAGGTAGAACCATCTACTGCGGTGATTTTCATAATCGGACATTTATGGGGACTGGATTTATAGGCTTTGGGAATGAAATAATTACCTCGTCGCATACCTTGAATGTAGAGCAGATTGCCACGAGTAAACCAACTGGGTTCCATAACGTGCTTCTTCCCATCTTCGCCCACTTCTGAAATGCGGCGGTCATACTTGGCAAACTGAGCATTCCACACTTTGACCTGAACCACACCATCTGTTGTGAGAAGAGTGACTGTGTGTTTAGTCTTGTTGCGGTCCAATACTGTTCCTGCGATATTAGAGAGCACATAAGTTTTTACCATAAAGCCCTCCTTGGTTTTGAACTCTGTCTTTACCTGCGGCTCTTCCGCGAGAGAAAAGAAATTATCAATATTATACTTCTGAGTATCGATATTCTTTAGTTCGTGGTCGTGGTAATAGAAAGATAGGCTATCCATTTCCCACTTGCTAATAGAGCCTGCCGCGCAAGATTCCCACGCTTCGTCCATATAACTCTTGTTGAGAGCAGCGAGAAGTTCTGTGGTATGAGCTTTGAGATATTGTCTTAGCGGATCCATAGCCTTGTTGTATTGCTTTTCCCACGCTTTGATAGGAATAGAGTTCTCTGTGGCAAGTTGATCTACATCAAAGTTGCTACAATAGAAATCTAACATTTTATTATTCATAGGGTAGCAACCTTTAGTAATTTTTTGTTTCAATGCTTTATTGAAAGAGTATACAATCTTCTGGAACTCATATTCTTGCGGGAAGAGATCTCTGGCAATAAGCGTAGGTACGGTTGCTAAAGTAATAACCTTTGCCTTCTTTACAATAATAGAGAGATAATGCCGCAAAGCCTCTTCACGAGAAGGATAAAGAGAATCAAAAGTGCCGGCCTTGATAAGACTAATGGCCTGAGTCTTGTTAACATTATTCTTCTCCAAAAAATCATCCAGACTTGTATATGGCCGTTTTTCTACAATCTCCTTTACCAAATCAATAGAGATCCGAGTAATACCTCTTAGGCCGCAAGCGATTGCGTTTTGTTCAGGGAGGGGCGTGAAAATGTAGCCAGACGTGTTGATATCAGGCGGCAAAATCTTTACACCCCAGGATTGGAACTTACCTATCGCCGCGCTTACCTTACCATAGTTGATTGTCTTTTGCTTCTTTTTGACTACTTCAATAGGAGCGAAAGGATCATCGGGGCTGACTTCTTCATCGTCATCTTCTTGACCTTCATAGGTTATTTCTTTGGTTTTATCCAGCATATCAATAGATTCATCTAGGATTGCCACATCTGGTCGTAGTGCGTCAACATCCTCAGAGAAGTTGTTGATTTCCATCAAATCCAAACCTTGGCTATCAATGATAAGATTTGCTGTATTCCAGAAAATTGCCGGGAAAAATTTACCAAGAATAATTGTTTGAACGCCTACGAAAGAATAAGGTAGAGAATGACATACAGAGAATGAATAACCCAACTGAGGATGAATTGCAGTTCTCCACACAAACTCAGCCAACTCTTGGTGCGGACAGTTGTCAAATATCTTCTTTTTTAGTTCTGGAATTTTTGACATCTGTTTTTTTGCTACTACCTTACGTGCAGAGTTAGCTTCTGTCAAGGTAAAGTGGCTAATGTTCTTGTCCATTAGGATTTCCATTAGAGTCTCTTGATAAGCAGGAACGCCAGAACATTCTTCATAATAAGGCTCCAAGATAGCAATTTCCTTATCAGAGCAGCCCATCTGTGCGGCCTCTTGTTTCCACTGCCCAGGATGATTTCTCATTTCCTTATATCTATCCAAAGGCCGCTGTTCACCCTTTTCAGCCATTAGACGCATTAGAGCATTACAAAGAGTCATCTCATTAGGATCTTGCGGCTTGATAAGTTGAGCGGTGTCGCGGCCTACGCCGTCATTGAACTGGAAGATATTCAACACTTCTGTGCGGCCCAAGGCATCCCAAATTATATGATTTTTGATATCAATAACATCAGGGTGGAGATACTTGTTATAAAGCTGACGAAGGGTAAAATCTTTCTCGACCAAACCATACTCTTGAAGAAATTCCAGTGTAGTTTTTATACGGTCAGATACATCTGTCAATAGGAAGTCGAACTTCGTATCCCCGAGTTTTTCTGAATCGTGGAGTTCAAATTGAGTAGTGAGAGAACCATCGGGCGCCCGCATTACTGCGTTAGTTTTCCACGGATCATCATTATAAAGGATAACGCCAGAAGCGTGAACGCCGCGTCGAGTAATCAAGCCCTCAATTGTTAGCATAATTTCCTTCAGACCAGGAAATTTTTCCACTTCTTCAATCATTGCTCTAATGGGTTTACGGTCTTTACTTTCATCACCTTCAAAACACTCAGTAAGTGTCCATAGAAAACCACGCTCACTGGGAATGAATGAGGCAATATAAAGGGCTTCATCTGAGTTGATTCCTTCGGGATAGAGTTCTTTACCATTTTCATCTTGTAAACGGTAGCCACGGCAGGAAGTCAATACGGCACTCTTACTCTTTTCGGAACCAAAGGTTGCTACTTGTAATACGCGAATATCTTGACCTTTTCGCTCACGTATTTTTTTAAGTATCTTAGGCCGCACAGAGGGGCACAAGTCGATATCAATATCACCAATCTCAATACGCTCTTTATTGAGGTATCTCCAATATGGTAAGTGCCATTGAACAGGATCAAGCTGTGTAATACCTAAGCAACGATTGGATAGAAAACCACATGAGCTGCCGCGGCCCGGACCAACAATAGAACCACACTCCCAGAACATATCAATATACTGCTTTAGAGTATTATGATATGCGGTCATATCATCTTCCAATTTCTCAGAGATAGTGGCAAGAACTTCGGCTTCTTCTTCCAATCTCTGCATATAAATTGGCTTTTCATTCCATCCCTCTCGCTCCATTGTAGACATACATTCATTTGCCCAATAGCAATTTTGAACATCCGAATCATCTAAGTAAGCACGAAGTTGAGGATAGTTATCTTTAGTGATATAAGGATAGTTTCCCTTGGGATATTCTGGAAGCGGCTCTTTGGGAATAATTTGTTTACGGAAGATATCATATCCTTCAATCTTATTCATTATTTCCACACTATTCTGGAAACATTGATGTAGGATTTCAGGAGAAAGGTATGACATATGTTTTGCTACTTCTTCATTACTCATTAGGTAGGTATAAGCATAAAAGTCATCTGTTTCACGAGCACCATCTTTAGAGTTGAGGAAACTTTTATGCATATATCGATCATTTTCTGTAGCATAGTGAGCATCTGTGCCAATGGTGAGTTTGATACCCTTTTCTCTTGAGAGTTCAAGAAGAAATTTATTATATCGAATCTGGTCTGGATATTCTGCTGGAGCCATTTCCAAATAGAAATCATCTCCGAAAAGTTTTAGGCAGTAATCCATAAAAGCATTGAGCCGCGGCCAGTCCTTCTTCTCAAAAGCATACGCCGTTTCGCCACCAATACATGCTGAAGTAGCAATAAGTGTATTTGGATACTCAGCAACAATTTGTGCCAATTCTTTTTTGAGGGTAGGCACACGGCACATTCGCCTATCTTCAAAACTATTATACCACGCAATTGAACTTAGTTTGCGTAGAGCTTCGTGGCCACGAGTATTTTTAGCAATAAGTAAGAAGTGGAAATACTTTTCTATCTGAGTTTTATCTCTGGTATCAGTAAGATAAATTTCATTACCAAGACCTACTTTGAAGTCTTTGCTTATCTTACCTTGCTCCTTGAGTTCTTTCTCAGTAAGAAGAACTTTCACCGCATTACCTACGAATTCGTGATCTGTGAATGCTAAGCCCGCATACCCTTTTGAGTATGCGGTCATAAGCAAACCATCAATTGTGTTGATAGAGTCAATCAGACGAATGTTGCTGCCCATTGCCGTGTGGGCGTGGTTTTCGAACCGTTTGATTTCGTCCATCATAGTCTCCTTTTTATTCTCTTATTTTACAGTTTTATTATACCCTATTTTTTCTCAAAAGTCAAATTTAGAATCCTTTATTTCATAATCATCAATAAAAACCTGTAGTGATTTCTTACCAGCCCACACATTTATATTGAATCTTCCATATACAGTAATGGTGGAACCACTTGAGACCTGGCTTGCCAACTGAGCAAAGTCTGCGTCTTTGAAACGGAGATAACTTACGCTACCATTGATGATTTTTGTAGTATCCTTATTCTCACCCATTAGAGCAACTGAACTCATTGGGATATCTTCGATTACCACTGTTGGCTCTTTTATTTCATTTCCCCAAAAATCTTCTGCCGCGGCCAATTCAAAGCCAAGTTGCGTAAAGTTTTCATTGGCGTTGAAGATGTAATCTACGTCGTATACATTTTCAAGACCTTGGTCGCTGATAGTGGTGTTGGCATAGGATAGAAGTTGAGAAATACGTGAGTGTTGGATGGAAAAACCACACGCGTTAGAGTGACCCGCAAGGTATTCCATTAGTTCGCTCTCATTCAAAAATTTCTTGAAATCCGGCACTTCCTCAAAACTATCATTTCCGCGGATACTTCCCCGGAAAAACCCGTCTTCATTGGTCTTTCCAATCATTGTGGGCCTATGATATTTATTTACAAACTGAGCCGCGATAAGACCACGTAGTTCTTGAGGAATATCATCTTCATCGTATACCTCAATTACCAGAATCTTATTATCTAAAAGTCCTTCTTTCTGAATGCGGCCTTCCAGCAATTCTGTCGCCTTATCTTTGATACGGTTCTGCCGCGCTTTCGCATTGGTTGCTTTGCGAGCGACCTCTTCACATATTCTCACCATATCTCCGGCTTTTGCTCCACGCTTTGTGCTTTGAATCATAGTGTCTGGTTCAATAAAGGCTTGGAACATCTGACGTTTTTCTTCCATTGTTCCCACGCGAACCATCGCATTGATTAGTGGAGCAATATAGAAAGCAATTTTGATATAGTTGAGGGTATTAGAGGTTTTGAAAAGAGAGTATGATTGTTGCTCAATTAGTTGCTTGAAAAAACCATTGTTGATTTGGATTAGACCTTTGCTAATATAATAGCGTGTTTCTGGATCAGCAGGACTCATACAGTCGGCAATCTCTGCCATAGCGACAAGATCGAGATAATAAGAAGAGCGGGGATTTTGCGGGCAAAGTATCTTATCTAACACCTGGCAGAATTTATATACAACACCAGCGCCGCATAGGGATTTATTAGGGTAATGTTCTGAAAGTTGATTATTGACGCAAATACAATGGGTGGGGTAAGAATCGAAGGCGTGATGATCCCATACCATACACTCAGTTCCTAATTCATCTAACCGTTTGAAATACTCTGTATCTCCTGAACCTGCGTCTGGTAGGCATATTAGATCGAATCCATATTGTTCTATTTCATCAATTATATCTTCTAATCCGTGTGCTTTATGCTCGTGGCATATATATTTTAGATTAGCATCTGAAAAAAAATCTTTGATATAAAGCCAAAGTATCGCAGAACTCGCAAAGCCATCATTATCTGGATCTACTACAAACAGTATGCTGGAATTCTTATTCAAGTGCCAAATTAGTCGTCCAGCCGACTCCTGGACATTATCCAGCAGCATACTATCATTTTCATATTCTTGGCTCGGCCGCATATACGCTTCAATATTCTCTACACCACGGGCGCGCAAAATCTCTGCCACGCACGTATTTGCGTCTTTACTTAGGTATTGTGATTGTCTATATTTCATTTCACCATAAACTTCCTCATCATCAATTTTTCTAATGTCTCCTTTCCTTTATCACATGGGGCATCTTTTTCTTCCAATAATCCTTGGTCATCTACTATACAATAGAAGGTTGCCAGCCCGCGATAACGATTACATTTTTCTGCTAATTTCTGTCTGTATTTCCAACCCTTAGCATCATATAAGTCAGTATATTCTTTATCGTATGCGAGTGTTATCTCATTTACGCCTAATTTCCTTGTAAGTAGATTGATTTGAAACCTATTCAGCTGAGAACCACAAGTAGCGACCGCAACACTGTTGCGGCCATAGAACCCATCATCCAACATAACAGATTTTTCAGATTCATATATCGTGGCTCTCTTGAAGAATTGGATTGCTTCCTTATGTTCGTGTATACCATAAAGATTGAAACCCAACTTATGAGCATATAGTGTGTTTTCTATTCTTATTGGCATATATTTACCATAGGCTAAATCTTCTTCATTTATACTACGCGCTCGGATACCCACAAGCCGTCCATCAATATCATAATGCGGGATTATAATCTTATTTTGGCTAATAGAGAATTTGATGTTGAATTTATCCATCGACTCTGGTGTAATTCCATCACCTAACCATAAAGGATGATAGTAATGATCAAATACATCCAGAACATTTTTATCATATTCTGGTAGAGTGATAAAGTCAACTCTTTCTACTTTCTCTTCTTTTTCTGGAGCTTTGTATTCTATCTGCGGGCCGCCGAATACGAACTGCCGCACATAATCTGCGGCCTCTTGATATGAAACTTCATAGTGGTTGATTTTCATATACTTACAATAGAGAGTAAGTATTGAAAAATTTTCCGAACACTGAGTATAGCAGTGGAAGTTTTTTGTTTCATCATAGTAATAGAGCTTCATAGATTCTGCCCTATCTATGGGATTATGACATATAGTTGGACAAATCAAATAGTCTGAGTGTTCATCTATTTCTCTAACCCCTAAACTAAGAAGAAACTGTTTGACTTGAGGCAAAGTGATTTGATGAATGATATCATCATAAGATAGACTATTTTGTCTTGCTACATCATCATCAAAGCACTCGTTATAGGATAACGTCAAGCTCATTGAGCGTCTCCTTTCTTGATATAATCATATAGGTCTACAGGAATACTTTCCAGTTTTTTCAAAAACTCATATGATTCAAATTGAATTACTTTTTTATCTTGGGTAGTCATAAATAGATCTTTTCGTTCGCCATTACCCATATTGATTTGGCACCATATGCGGACGTTCTTGTAAGCACCGCTACGCACTTTGTAGACATCAATAACGTGATCTGCGTAGCCATATTGCTCAAAGAAACCTTTGAATTCATCTAACTCAACTTTTGAAACCTCAGAGAAAATAAAGCCAAGGTCGATTTTCTTTTCTACCGTCGCTTTCGCGATATTTATATACGGAATAGACTATATCTTTATCCCAGTGGGATAGAGGGAACTTTGAAGCATTTGCTTCTACTCCGCGCTACCGGATAGTCGTTGAACCCGTTTCCGGGCTGCTGGTTGTCCACGAAGGAGATTCCAGCAATTCACCCTCTTATACTTTCAAATATTACTATCTGAAACGACCGGGGCCACGAGGCCCAATCAGCCAAACCTTTGGCATCTCTCAACATTCTCTGGTCTTTCTTCTCGCCTTCTTTGAAGCCTTCACCATTCAACTGACTGGCAGAAAAAATAAATACGTTTTCTGTTTTTGCTATTTCTTTTAGCTGGTTCGCGAGCATACCCAAAGCAACATCTTGGCGAACATTGCCCGCAGTAAATTCACGAATCAAACCAGGAGAAGTGAAGATGTAGTCATAGAAAATATATTTCACGTGATTCTGACGAATTTGTTTCTTTATTACTGCGGAGACATTATTCAAGTCTGGATCAGTGATTTCTTCTATATGAAAATAATCCGCATATGCCTTTACAATATCCGCGGCTTGCCGCACTCGTAGTTCTTGATCCATAGATAATGTATTAGCACGAATAAATCTTTCTTCTACACTGCTGAGGTAGGCAAGAATAATGAAGCGTAGTTCGCGGGCCGTCTGCTCAGTCACCACATATAGCACTTTTTGCGGCTCTACATCTGGCCGATACATCCACGTTTGCTTACTTTCGTCATATTTGAATGGATAAGCGATATTACAAGCATCAAATACAGCTAAACGTGTTTTACCTACGCTTTGTGTAGCAGAGCGTAAATAGAAAGTTCCCAATCGAGCACCGCGGCAAATAGAGTTGAAGTATTCACCACAAAGTTCTGCTCCAATGTCGGGCTTTTCTCGCAGGGCCGCAAGATCAGCATCAATGTCTTCGGCCGCGGTTGTAGCAGTAGATGTGCCTATGGTGTGGCGGGCGCGCAACTTTGTAAACTCTGCTTCAACTGAGTTCAGGATTTCTTCTTCTGTTGCTTTATCCGCCCTTTCTTTTACTTCTCTTTCTTTATCTGGGCCGCGGTTTCGTGCGGCCTCATAATCAAATTCTGGAAAGCGGTAGCCATTTTCGGCTAAATCTCTCAGAAGCGATAACTTTCTCAAGGCTGTGTAATAAACCGGATAGTTATCTGGGTCTCCCTTCTCAAAACATTGAGTGAGAAAAGTTTCACCGTTATTATTCTGAAATTGTCTCCAAGTTGTCGGTGTTCCTTGTAGGTAGGTTATTACATCAATAATATCGATTTTGTTAGCGCCTGCGGAAATCAAATTATTTATCGCAAAGAATATTAGCTTTGCGTTTTTTGTTGTCCCAGGCTCGGTGAAATCTTCTGCCGCAAGAGGGGCTGTATCTGGTTGAAGTAGGCTGGGCATCTTCATTAGGCTACCCAAGACCTGTTGATACAGGTCTGAGTTTTCATATCCCAAATACAATTCACTCCTTTCTTATGTTATAGTATATCTTCAAGTTTTATTGGCTTCACCGCATTTACGCGGCCTTGGTTATAATTCGGGCGAACTTGTTGCGCGGCCGCCCGCATTTCATCATCGCGTTCTTTCGCGTGCTCTGCTTCCGCAGTTCTAACCTTGATTTCTTGATAATATTCTGCGGCTTCATCTTTATATTGCGGGATGAGATACAAAGACTCCCAAGGCCGCTCCTTTTGCTTTACATTATAAACATAATTTAGAATGAGAGCCTGTTGGGTGTAGGAAATTCCTTGTTGCTCTTTGTATCTTTTTATTTCCGCAAGCATACGTGAAGTGGGAAAAGAAACATTGAAAATATCGCGGATGATGTTATAAAGCCTTTGCCGCGTTTGGACTTCTTTTAGGCGGTCAATAACAACTTGAAAACATTCACGAGAACAGTATGATTCTTTATCGGGGTCATAGTAATAGAAATGATGTTCATCTACTGTTTTGCCACATTTCTTACATATTCGCATAGTCCTCATCCTTTCAAGTTATTATAACACAAATTTTAGAAAATGTCAAAAAAAGACCCTCGGAGAGGGTCATAGAAGAGATTTTAGTTCGTCTATACAAAGTTCAACCAAGTCTTGCTGAGCATCGGTGGCCTGACTAAGTTTCATATCGCGACCGAAGGTCTTTTTGACAATACCATTCATACGATTGGCAAAGGTATCTGCTTCTTCTTCAGGCATAGACTGGGCTTTTTCAACGAGTTGCTTCCAGATATCTTTGGCTTCATTCATAACATCGGAGAAGGGACGCCGTAAAATTTCGGTGGCGGTAGCGTGATCAAGAACAGTTGTGCCAGTCAGTTTGGCTTCCTTTTCCATTGCTTCGGAAATAGCATCAACTAAACTCTGATAGCTCAGAGGAATCTTAGGAGCAAGATAACGGTATCGACTGCCCGCAAAGATATGCGGGGTGCCGCGAGTATACAGGAATCGATGGGATTCACCAGTTTTGGTGTCATATTCCACACCAATATAGCCGATTACGTCAACCATACGATTACAAATCTGATACGCCGCATTAGGTAGATCAGGAGCATATGCTTCAATCGGATTGCCATCTTCGTCTGTATATTCGGTTGTGCGAGTCTTAGAGTGGGCAATAAAAACGAGGGCATAGCCCCGCTGGGTCAGATCGCGGAACGTAGACTCAAATTCATCTTTGAGCATATTCCATCCCTTGCCATAACCAATCTCAGATATCTGAGAAACACCTTGTTGAGCAAGGATATATTTCTCACAGAGACTATAAGCTCAAATTGTTATCCTATAGGCTTTTTATCCTATAGTTCTTATGCTTATTATTCGCATAAGTTCAGCATATCTTTTTATCCTCGTCCGAGGATATGTGGCCTCGTGCGTGAGTATTCATATAGTGAGTAAAGAAATCATATTTCCTTTGAAGACGTAAGCTATTCGGGACATAAAGAGCTTTATAGAGTTTTTCCATTTTAGCTTGCCCAGTATATTGTAAATAATAAAAGTCGGTGCCATTCGCTAATTTACTATAATACAATTTATTATTTACAATACCATATTCTTCCGCCAAAAAACTACGCATCCATTCTAATATCTTTTTACTGGCGCTACCAACTCGCCAAGTAAAAGTGGTCCCGGCGTAATAAATTGAACCATCTCCATCAAAAAAACCACGAATATAAGAAATAATATATTCTCTAGCCAATAATTCTGGTGGAGTTAGTATAAAAGTTTTAGCTGGGACAATATTATAATGTGCTAAATCTTTTTTCATAGTAGAAGAAAAAACTTCTAGTTTAGCTGTGAGCTGATATCCATCATGGCGGTCATAAATTTTGATTGGACGAGTATTTTCAATCTCTTGATTGATTTTCTCTAAAATTTCTTTATCAGATTCAGCCAATGCCAAATTGATTTTATTTTCTTTTTTCGCAATATTGCCATCTGCCGCTAAAAAGCCTAATATATAAGCCATATTATGGCTTTGTGTTTTAAAATAATCATCATTTACTGAATATTTTCTAAGGCCATCTTTAGCCTCAGTATAAGTGCGTTTACGAATACCATGTTCTTTTAGGATTTTTTCCACCATAAACTGAGTAAGTCCATATGGAGCCCCACTGGGAAGTAATCCCCTTTTTAGAACACAATAATTATAAACTACTTTTTCAGCAATTTCTTCAGGCACTGTTTTACCGTTGGCTTCTTGAATTGTTCGAGTGGAAATCTGATTATTTTCAAAAACACGGCGGATTACGGTGCGACTAACATTATATCTCCGCCCAATACTATCTTGACTCTCGCCATTTTCATAACGATTTCGCATGTCTTCAATTTCTTCTAAAGTAAACTCTATCCTTCTCACTCCGAGCCGGACCTCCTTTATGTTTCCTCACGTATGCGTTGTGCGTGTTATAACTTTTGAATTATAACTTCCGCTCTGATTCCCATTCCAGGGTCCCAGTTTTTTGCCACAATGATATTTTCTAATTACTTAGAAAAACCACAACTATTTATGGATACTGTATCGATTACGATCGTTTCGTAAATTTCATGGGCCTTAGGATCTCTTAGCTGGCGACAAACTTTTTTGAAATCTGCCCAAGAGGTAATATCTTGAGCACGAACATTAGTTAGAGCGTTGTATCCAATTTCAAATGCCACGAGCAAAGGTTTAGGCCACATTACAGACATTGATGTTTTGCCAGACTTGGCCTGTCCGTAGAGCATAATGAAGCGTCCGCGCAAATCTTTACAAAGTTGTGTAGGTTGAATATTAAAAATATCAATATTTGCCATATCTATTTACTTTCTCCTTTCTTCTCAATTTATTAGGACAGGGATGAGTCTCACTCATCCCAATCCATACCAACAACAGAAGCCTTCTTAGTGGCTGCCTTGGGCTGGGCCGCGTCATTGATCAGTTGCTGCTTATGAGCCTTGCGGTCAGCAATCAACACCTGAATATCCTCGGTAGAATAAGACATTTCCTCTTCATAGGGGAAAGGATTACCATTGGTGATAATCAGTTCATGGCGCGCACGGGTAGAAGCCTTGGGAATATCTTCACCCCAAGTGTTCTCAGTATGATACTGAACTTCCTCAACACAATAACGAATGCGGCCTTCCACATACTGAGTAGTATTGATTTCCCAATTGCGCTCAATGTAGTCAATAGTTTCGGCACGCTCTACATAGAAAGTCAGCACTTCACCAAAGGCCGCAGAGCCGGGGCCACGGTTATTTACATAGCAACCAGTAATCTTCAGACGACCAGTCTCTTCGCCGCCCGCATTCAGTTCACGGTCAATAGACATAATATAAATGTCCATACCGAAAGTAGCACTGTCATTGGGAGTGCGAGCTTCATTGAAATACATAGAAGAAATACGCCAAGAGGATACAACATTTTCGGGATTATTGGGAGATACGAACAGGTTCTCATTTACGTGGCAAGACTTACCAGAGAACTGAATGCGGGAAGCGCCTTTTATGCCGGCCTGTGCGATAGAGCGATAGTTAGTGATCAGTTTATTCAGATTGTCATAGCCAGGATTCAGGCTACCATCCTTCTTGAACTTGGCGGCAAACAGGTCTACAGGAACCTCACTAATTTCAGCCTTGCCGCCATAAGTCTGATCTACACGGACAGTTACTCGGCAAGAGCGATAAGGCTTACCAGTCTTCTTCATTGTGCCCTCGCGGGTGTCGATCTGAGATACAGTGCCAGTGATATTTACAATATTCTGACCAGCGATGTTTACATTCTTACTCATAAATTTCTTTTCTCCTTTTTCTTACAATACAGAATTTGCTTGTGCTCGTTGTGCTTTTCTTTCGGCTCTCTCTTTTCGACGAAGGGCCGCGGCTTCTGCCTTCTCCAAGAGTTGTTTCTTTTCTTCGGCAATGGGATCATAAGCTAAACCGGATTCTGTAATCTTTATCCATCGCAGAATCATAGGCTTATTTTGAGTTCCAAAAGTTGCGGGCAGAACCTCTTGACGTTCTACAACAAAATTTTTCTTGAGGAATGCCAAAACTGCCCCATTTACACTTGCCATAGGAAGACCCAATTCTTCAATCATATCTTGCTTGGTGAATTCTTCCTGTGGGTGCTCTTGAAGAAACCGCAGGACGCGAATCGTGTTTTCTGAAAACATATTCTTCTCCTTTCTCTCAGATTATATCTCATTATAACTCAAAATTTAGGTTTTGTCAAATTCTTTTGTGAAGATTTCTTGGAACTTCGCGGCCTGTTCTTCAGGAGGTAGGGCCGCGACCGTATATAGGCTGGGGATTAGATGGGACACATACGCATCTACAACCGCAGACCACGCTTCAATTTTCTTCTCAATTAGTTGCTTGGAGATAGAAGCAGCAATCCACAGATAAGTGTAATCTTCTTGTGTAAGATCTTCATCTTTCTCCAAATGTTCGCGGGCTGTTAGATAGCGGTCCCGCATAAGCATTGTAGTAGATACATCTACATTAGGTTCAGCCTTACTCATAAGATCGGCTGCTTGTTCTGCGTGATTGGCACCCGAAAGGGCAACTTCCATCAGCAGTTCTTTCCATTCAGGTCTAATAGTCATTCTTTTACTCCTTTTACCGCACGGCCTGTAATTTTCAAGCCCGTGGGATTGAGTTGTGCTTTGATAATAGTTTGATTAGCTCCTAAATTGATTGCCTTGACACCCATCGCGGCCTTACCACTTTCAGGAATCTCTTGGCCAGAATAGTGAGCATAGAACTTGTCGGACGTATGAACGGAAATCATATCCTTGTCCCCGGAAAGTAGGTAAACCGCAATGACAGCATCATCATCTTTCAGTTTCAGCATTTTAGTGCCTTGACGGCCAACATAATTATATTCTTTGACGGGAGACTTCTTGATTAGGCCATTCTTTGTAATGAATACCCAATACTTATTAAGATTGATATTGGAAAGGTCATAAATTCCCACGATAGCATCCGCGGCCTTAGTAAGCTGAGAAACACTATATGTTTTTCCTTCTTCGACGTCCCGCATACTAATCTTGTAAAGTTGGCCCGTGGAAGATACACATACCAGTGTGCCCAAATTAGTCGTGGAGATGTTTTGACCAGCAACTTTCTTGGGATTGATGCGAAGCTTATCGCCAGCAATATTCACATTGATTTCTTTCTCTTCAATTTCTTCTTCGGGTTCCTCGGCGATGGTGAGGATTTTGGTTCGACGTTCATCACCGAATTTGTCGGCCACTTCTTGAAGAATGGAGATAAGAATTTCATCAAGTTTATCTTGGTGTGAAAGAATATCACTTAGACGATCAATTTCAAGTTGATTCTGCTTACGCTCGCTTTCCAATTCCAACGCTTCCAAATGAGCAAGACGTGCGAGTTTGATATCTAAGATGGCTTTCGCCTGATCTTCGTCGATATCGTAGTGCCGCATTAGAGCGGCTTTGGCGGCCGCAGAGCTCGCACTGGACTTGATGATATGGATGGTTTCGTCAATATCTGCGATAGCAGTAAGGAGACCGTCAAGGATATGATTACGAACCTTGAGTTTATTGAAGTCATATTCCAGTTCGCGACGTTTACATTCACGGATATGATCAATATAGGCTTGAAGGGCGTCTTTCCAGCCGAAAATGCGAGGGAAGCGGCCGTGGTCAAGCATTGTCATATTGATAGAATAGGATGTTTCCAAAGAGGTTTTCGCATATAGCTGCTTGAGCATAGAAGAGGGATTGACTCCATTGTTCAAGTAGATAATGATATCTGGCTGACCGCCAGTGTTATCGCTCCATCCTTTAATACCGCATTCTGGGTCTTCATTCAGCCAACGAACTAATTCGCCCTCCTCACCAAAGATAGTATCTGTGTAAACACTATAAGGCAACTCAGTGATATGAAAGGCATTTCCCTTGGCGTCATAATCAACGACAGCCCGCAACTTTGCGGCCTTACCGTGCCCTTCCCGCAGAGAATTGCGGACTTCTGCTGGATTGAGCAGATAACCACCAGTAGCAAAATCAGGCATACAGATAAGGGAGTCGGCGCTGGCATTCGGGTCTTTGATTAGTCGAATAATAGCGTTATTGACTTCTTTTAGATTGAACTGAGGAATACTACTACTAATTGCGATACCCAAACCAATACTACCATTGACGATATTATAAAAGCCGATAGAGGGCAGACAAGTAGGAGATTTATCTGTTTCATCAAAATTATCTCGCCACTCAGCAATAGCATTCTTATTCAAACCCGCGAAAAGATAGTTGGTTGCTACTTCTGAAAGTTTCATTTCAGTATAGCGCATCGCGGCTGCGTCTCCAGTTTTCTTCAATGTGCCACAGTTTCCTTGAAATGCGACAAGAGGATATCGCATCGCAAATGGGGCCGCCATACGACAATACATGGAGTAGCAACTGCTATCTCCGTGGTAGTAAAAGGTCTTGAGAGCCTCGCCTACAACAGCTGGGGACTTTACAAAACCTTTGGAAAAAATGTTCTTCATCTTATATTGATTATATAGAAGAACTCTTGGCGAAGGTTTGATACAATCTCGCACGTCTACAATAGCTCGGTCCGCGATAACCATACCCGCATAAGTGCGGAAGCTATTCTCCACAATACTTGATAGATTAGCCAATTTTTATTCCTCCAAAATCAATATTATTGAAAACAAACTCTTTACGCGGTTCGACATCTTTGCCCATAAGCTCTTGAAGCATTTCCACGCCTTCATCTTCAAATTCAATAGGCTCAAGGAATCTTTTTTGGACACTGAACATAGTTTCACGAAGGGATTCGTCATCTAACTGGCCAATACCCTTTACACGAATAATTTGTTCCTTGGAAGCGCGTTCCGCTTCGACGAACTGTTCATAGGTATAATAATAATTATGACCCTGTTTGAACAAAGGGCAATGGAGCCAATACATTCGATTAGAAGCGAGATACGCAGGGCATAGGAAATTGATCAGAGATAGAATTAAAAGTGCGATGTGCGCGCCATCGTCATCCGCATCGACGCATATAGCAACTTTACCATAACGGACTTTTCCAAGTGGGCGGCCATAGACAACTCCCAATGCTTGGCAAAGAAGTTTTACTTCCTCATTGGCCAGCACATCTTCCAAAGAATTCGTATATGGATTGATACATTTACCACGAAGTTTCAGGATACCAATGTTATCCATCTTCGCGGCTTGCCGACCTCTCGCCATAGAACCGCCGGCGCTATCTCCTTCCACGATCAACAGCATACTATCCTCACCTAATTTTCGTGCCTCACTCAATTTTGACGAGATAATAATTTGCTGTTTTTTGGTGGAAGTCATTTCTTTTTCATGATTTAGAATGGCTTCTCTTACCTTGTCTGCTTCATCGGAAGCCTTGGCCAAACGCTTGAAATAAGCAATAACTTGTTCAAATTCTCCAGGATGTTGCTCTTTGAATGTAGTTAGCGCTTGTGTCATACTGCGTTGAGCCAGGCCGCGCAATTCAGGGTTTGTAATCTTGCTCTTAGTTTGACCATCATAAATAGGATTTTTTAGATTGACTGAACAAATATATACCAAACCACTACGAACAAAATCACTATTAGTAGTAGTTAGATATTTCTTGAAGAATGTAGTTAGGGCTGTCTTGATGCCGGTAATCGGCGTGCCGCCAATGGGATTCTCGCCCCCATTAGAGAAAAGATAAAACTTCTCAGGCCCCTTAGTCCACTGAGCAATAATTTCAATGTCAATATCGTTCTCTGTTGTTGAATAAGTAATGGGTGTGGTATGGAGAGGATTTTGAATCTTAGTCTTAGCAAAGTCGGCTAAACCCTTTTCACTGTAATATTCTTTTCTTTCGCCCGTCTCAAAATTGTTTACGATAAAGCGAATCTTTTTATTGAAATAAGAGTATTCTTCAATAATATTACAGATTTTTTCATAATCAAAATGAACAACGTCCGCGTTGAAAACTTCTTGACTTGGCTTATACCAAATATAGGTTCCATTAGGATGCTTATTCAAAGGTTTCTTTTGGCATTCAGGAAATTTAGGGATGCCTTTCTCAAATTCCATATACCACTCAAAACCATCTCGATAAGAAGAAATCTTGAATATATCAGAGGAACAACAAGTCGCTGCGGATCCAGTGCCGTTAAGACCACGGCTCTTTCCTCCGTAAGCATTTTCATCAAACTTAGCACCAGAGTGGTTCTCAGTCAACAAGTTTATCATTACTTCGTGGGCAAATGCGTTTGGCCCGTGCGGCATTCCGCGGCCTTTATCCAGACAACTTGCCCAATCAGGACCAATTGTGATTTCAATTTGGTTAGCAGCAGGACAAACCAGGGCTTCATCTGTGGCATTATTAATTAGTTCCAGCAGGCCCGCGATTACACCAGTGTTATCCGCAGAACCCAAATAAATACCAACGCGCTTGCGGACACCTTCACGGAAAGTCAACTGTTGGACTGAATTAGCATCGTAGTTCATTGATAATTGCCTCCATTCTTTCCGTCAAGTTTTCATCAAATCTAATCCGAAAAAGTTTTAGATTATGTTCTTTACAATAGTTATCTTTGATGAGGTCGCGTTGATGAATATTTTCATATTCATTCAAAAACCAACCCTTGAGATTTGGATTATAGTGTTGTTCTCCATCAAACTCAATTAGACCAAGTAGTTTCTGACCTGTATAATCTACATAACCGATAGTTATCTTCTCCTTTCTTTCATCTTACACTTTATTATAACACAAAAAAAGGAGAAAGTCAAATTTCTCCTTATCGCGATTTTATCCTCGCATTACCAATTCCCATTATACCAAAATGTCCATCCATCGGCCGCCATATCATCCCATTGCTGCCACAATTCACACAGCTTTGGCACACTGGTAAAGCCATCAAAATAATCTCGGTTATAACAACAGAAATGGATGATATCTTCTAAGTCTTCCTTGGTGAGTTTTGTATCAGGAACTTCTCCATTATCTACTTTAGCATCAGTAATTTCTACGATGTGATTCTGTAGGTCCCAAAACTTACGCCAATAGATGATTTCCTTACGTTCTTCCTGCGGCGTTTTAATATTGCGGCGAGCGTCAATATACATATCAAGACCCATAGTGATTTTCCTCCATCTCTTTATTCCCAATTCTTCTCCAGCCACTTATAATCAGCCGGTTGCGGCAGAGCATATTCGTGTTTTTCCCAAACAAAAGGCTCATAATCCATATAGAAATCGCCGTCTACAGACGCAAAGCAAGGATACCACTTGCTCTTTTGAAAAACATATCCCCTTACATAGCGAGGAATGTTTCGTTCACCTGGGCCTTCACCGTATTCTTTTACATAAAGACTACGTGTAATTACCATAAAGAGAGGGTAGGCGGCCGCGCATTCTTCAAGAGTAGGGTAGCCAACTACACGAGGAGTATTGATTAGACGCATTTGTTTTCTCCTTATTCGACAAAAGAACCTTTTTCCCATTCGTGTTTTTCAAATTTCTCAATGGCTTCTTCGTCATCTTCTGCTTCAATAATACAAGTCCACATTCCACTGCCGATAGCCTTTTCTGTGAAATGCTTATTTACTCGATAAGTGGGGCCGTTCTGTTTGCTGGGTTCATAACAACCTTGATGGCCTTCACCTTGACGATAGAAGGCAATTAGTGTAGTATTCTTATAGGCTTCATAACTATAATAACCACAGAAATTACCACTATGTATGGTGGCGTCTGGTTTGGTGAAAAGACCAATATAGTCGTGGTCCCAGTCTGATTCACAGCCGCAGCCCCATTCTGGAGAAATTCCTACAGAATTTACATAATAAGTAGCCATTAGAATATCTTTCCTTTCTTCTTTTTACACTTATATTATAACTCAAAATTTATCTTTTGTCAAAAAAGAGGGAGATAGATTTCTCTATCTCCCGATTATGCGTTAGTTGCTACTCAGTAGGCCCGCGAGTTCAGCAACCTCAGACCTCTGCGTAGTGGGTAGATAAACCGCCCCGAATAAATGATGACCTTTCAAGTTTTGCTGTAGACTTACTACACCATTGCGTTCTTTGAAAGAATTCTTATCAATTTGTTTCATATCAGCATTGAGGAAGAGCTGAGATTCTTCTCCCGCTCTACTAATCAAACTCTGAACCATACTTTCCGTGGTATTCTGCTGCTCTGTTGTATAAAGGATGGCCCGAGGCCCAAGGGATCTTCCACGAAGAAAGCCGTAGTTGAGCTGTTCAATGACTCCTTGCTCTTCTACCCAACGGAATCCTTCCTCTCCACCCAGGATATCGTATATCGGACCAAGACCCCAAGAAATCTTTTCCTCAAGACTTCCCGCAAGATATCCAACTTGTGGAGCATCCTTTAGGTCGATAAGATTACGAATGAAATAAATCTTATTGATTTCTCTACGGAATACTTTATCTAAAGCAACAGCAGTGGAGAGATAATCCTTACCGCTACCAGCAACGCCGTGGATTAGTTTTACGGGAACTTCATCCCGTTCAAGCAAATCCATAGCCATTTTCTGGTAAACGTCTCGCGGCCGAACTACATCCATAAACTTATTATTTATATCTTTACAATCAATAGGAAGTAATTCGGTGCCATTCCATCTTTTTACATCAACAATCTCATTATCAAGTCGCATAATGAGGTATTGATTACAAAGTAAATTACAAGGATTATAGGTTGTATCACTATAGATTTTATTGAGGTCCGCCTCAGAAAATTCCATATCAATATAACCAGTGTATAGACCGCCCTTATCCTCATTGATAGCCGCAAAGTGAGAATTGATACCAAATTGCTGGGCTAATAAATATAAACAAACATCGCTGGTCTGTAATTCAATCTCTGGATAAGAATACTTTAGTTCCAGTAATTCAGCAATAATATGATTATCACCAGTATCGGTGAAAGAATATTTACTTTTTACCTTTTTCCATTGCTTCTCAGAAAGCACGTGAACACGGGGCGGATTATTGAGTAAGAAGCGGGCGACCTTGCGAGCTGCCTTCTTCGTTTCGTCATTTTTCCTGTCTCCCGCGATTTTGATATTTTCAAGTTCGCGTAGAACTGTAGCACTGACCCAATCTTTTTCTGTAGGATAATTGCCATTGAGTAATGCTGAGGTGTCGTAGAATTTTATGGACGCATTATTCTTTAGCTCCATATAATCTTCATCACTTCCGTTGCTTTAGTCATCCTCGCCAATAATCTTGTCTACCAGACCATATTTCTTCATATCTTCCGAGAACAAGAACCACTGCTTACGAGCCGCGGTTTTATATTCTTCTTCGGTAATCTTTGTATTATTGACAATGATGTCCTTGATTTTCTCATCCATCGCGTGGTTGAAAGCCATAATATCCTGAGCCGTTCCAGACTCACTGGCGGCCAGGGCAACATAACCATCGTGGATTAGAGCATAACTGTTCTTATAGCAATACGTTGTGATATTAGGATTCTTCGCCGCGGCCGCAAGAAAAACCGTCGCCATAGAGCACGCATAACCAAGAACCAGAATATTCAAAGGCTTGGAATAGTGTTCCAAATAATCCGCAAAGAACATACCGTCAGCAACTGAACCGCCCTGAGAATGTAGAATAAGCGTCGCGGGTGTTTGACAATCATCTCGTTCAAAATCTCGCAAAGGCATATAAATGCGTTCTACAATTTCTTCACAGATACCATCATTGAGAATCAGTGTGCGATTATCACGCAACTGTTTCAAATACTGATAAAGGGCAATATCCATTGAGTTATTGGCAATCAGGTTGTCAAGTAGTTCATCCATAAAAAAGTTATCCTCCAAAAATAATGTAGCATCACGGGGCCGTTTCGCCAGAATTTTTCACTTTATTTTTACTGACATAGTAAAAGCCGGGTCTTCGCGGGTCTCCACTTTGAGCAAAATTACAGTGATAAATTCGCACATCATCATATATTTTTGTAGTATAGATAATAAAGCGAACTTTATCTTTCCATTCTTTATCGTAAACTCGCCATTCCTCTCCAAACTCTAAAACAAGATTATCTAACTTGATTGAGAAAGGAGAGATTTCATAGAAGTCTTCTTCATTGATTGATAGAATATTTTCGTAAGAAGAAGCAATTTCAAGCGAGTAATCATTGTTATATAAAGACATATTAGTGAGCCAGTAGTTTACTTAGTTGACAATCGGCCGCATCAATATCATCACGGAGCTCAAGGAATTTAGGATGACGAAGGGAATATTGTGTTTCTCCATTTTTAGAAACCGTTTCACTTATCATCATTCCGCTAATTCTCGCTGGCCGGCCGATATAATCATCCGGATGATCTCGCAAAGCGCATCTAAATTCATCTGTCAGATTAGAGCAATAGCACAAAACCTTCGCATTACTTTCATCATCATATACGGAGCACTCAATGGAACCAGGCAGTCCAAAGAAATAAGTTTTAGATACTGGTTCGTAGCATCCGCCTTGAGAATACTCTGTATAGTAGTTTCCTCGCACGAGTTCTCCAGTGCGGCTGTTTTGCCAGAGCGTCCAGGTCGGTAAAGATTCCCCCGTATATTCTCTCCTGCCAGAAACTATGCCACTGATAAAAACATCTACGTCGCCATCCAGTTCTTGCTTTACTTTGACCGTCTCCCACATTGAACTACGTCCAGCACAAGGAAGGAAGTCTTTTCGATAAAGAACCACTCCTTCGCCGCCTCTGTTGAAAATTTGTTCAATGTGAGGGTAGAAAACATCTGGTTCCGCGGGATAATATTTTGCGTAAGAAACTTGAGGGTTATTAATTTTTTGACAAATTAGAGGAAGATATTTGATTCGTTCCACAATCGGTGTTTCTGTCAAATATTGTCCCTCATAAACCAACACATCAAAAATATAAATAAAAATCGGATTATCTTTTTGACGATCTAATGCCTTCTCTTCTTTACACCGAAGAATAGTCCCAATTTCTTTACTGGTTTTTCCTGGTAAATAAATCTCTCCAAGAAATACAGTCAATTGCTCAAACTTATTCTTAAAATCATCAATGTAAGCAATCTTATTTTGAAGTTCGCCATATTGACCCGTTTGCTTACTAATTGTGCGAGTCTGGCACAATATATCACCATCTTCAGCAATAAAACGACATAGATTACCATCATATTTTTCACTAAAAATCATAGAATTACTATTGATTAGTAAATCTAATTTTTCACGTTTTTCTTGCCTACTATATGAAGAAGGAAATGTGCTATACTTCATCATTTCCCATTCTTGAGGAGGAATTGTGATATCAATTTTCTTGCCCATTCTTATACTCCCATCTATAACCTCCGGCAGTTAGCCGGCCTTTTCGGTGCTTACAAACCTCTGAGATATGTCCGCCTGATATTTGTAAGGAGCGCTCTGCTTCAGAAACTGAAGGCCATTCTCGTAATAAAATTCCATCTAAACTATATTGTAAAACTGGCAGTTTCCGCTTATTTGCTGAAGCAATATTACCATGGGCTTTTAGTATAGCCCGCGCTTCGTAGGTATCTTGACACTGTAGCACTTGAGATATTGAGTTCCTTGCTAATATCTAATTGACTTTTTCCTGCTTCCCATAAAGAAAATAATGCTTTACGATTTTCTTCTGATATATATTTGAGTTCTTGAACTCTTTGTGCCCCTCTAAATTGAATCTCTTCTTGTGGAATAATAGCCCTAGCTCTTAATAGCATCCATTCATAGTTGCGTCCCATAAGTCGGGCAATTTCTGCGACGGTTTTGCCCTGTCTCCAATAAAAAAGAATTTCTTCATCATCATACTGAGCAGAGCCCTCTCCGCCCAATGTAGAATTATATTCATTTTTATAAGTATCATAATAAGAAATATAATATTTCTCTTTTTCTGATAATTCTGGTTCTTCAAGGCAACTTTCTAAAATTTCTACAGAAAAATTTTCTCCACCATATTTTTTGATGGCCTTATTTAGTTTAGTTAGTTTTTCTCCACGATTTGCTTCGCTTACATGTTGCTTCCATCGTTCTTGTTCTTGAAGAAAAGTTTTTCCGATATAACTTTTTCCACTTGGACTGGTTCGTTTATAAATAATGCCAGTTCCCTATTTGTCAATCTTCTTTCCCATCTTCTACCTCTACCTTCTTCCAATAGAATCCGCCCGTTGTTTCGCGTTGTCCTCTTAGCACTTTGCCGATTGAATTAGGATAAATACCTAATTCTTTCTCCGCGACATTCGCGTTAGGCCATTCTTTTATCACATTTCCATCTTTATCACACTGTAATATGACTGTCTTTCGCGGGCGGGCCGCAATCTTTCGTGGAAAATCATCACTTGTTTTTTCTATCCATTGATATCCAAATGCTGTTTTTTGTTCTCCAATAAGCACTTTGTGAATCGTGCCCTGTGCCATACCATACTCTCGTTCGGCCGCGGCTTGCGATATCCATTCCTTCACAAAATTTCCTTCAAGATCATATTGGAGAATGTTCGTCCCTTTTTCTTTAGAACGGAGAAAAGCTCTTGATCGAATTTCCGAAGTTGTAATACCATAACGGCGAAGGGCACGTCCCGGAAGTTTTCTATTTTTCAAATCAAGCATTTCCTTTATCTCTAATGTAGAATATCCACATTCCCAAAGATAAAGAATTTTATCTTCTATTCGACGAACGTGGCCAAGACATCCAACTACAGGTCTATAAATCTTAGCCGTTTTCCTCTGAAATAGTTTCACCATTTTGCTTTTTCTCCATTAGCATCTTCAAGAACTTTTCATAATCTTCATCATTCATTTGAATCTGTTTGATTCCTAAATAAGGACCAAGCTCTTCATTAGGAAGAAAATAGAAGATAAAGAAGCGGCGAGCTGGCATACACATTACATTCTCTTCTTCATAACCATATAACCATTCGCCTGTTTTAATATCTTTGAAAACACTAACGCCTTCGCGAGGCCGCACTTTCATTGTCTGGCGGTCTTTACAACGATATTCATATGAGCGGTAATCCTGCTTATCTACCTCATACAAATCTATATTATCTAAATAGTTTTCCATTTTATATCTCCTTACCGGCCAAGCGCGCTTGTTCCGCGGCCGCCTGAGCAAGTTTATCTACTCGGTCATTCCATCGGTCTTTGCTGTGGCCTTTGATTTTGATGAAGGAGTAATGAAGATTTTCAAAACAAGGAATAAGTTCTTCCCAAAGGTCTTGATTCTTTACAGGCTCATTCTTACTGTTATACCACCCAAATTGTTGCCATCCCTTATACCAACGCTGGATATAACAATTCACCAGATAAGCACTATCACTATAAATCTCGAATACTGCGTCCTTGGAATTATTTGCTAAATGTCGAGCATTCTTGATTCCTTCGAGGGCGGCCCGCAATTCCATCCGTTGATTGGTAGTATCATTTTCACCGCCACTGCCCTCTGCTATGACGCAACCATCGTAAAGAATTATAAATGACCAGCCGCCAGCACGGTGGGCATAGTCGGATCCTTTTGCGGAGCCATCAGTGTATATCTGATATGGTATCAAACCAAACTTCATTACAAATTTCTCCTTCTTTCTTTTATGTTATAATTATATCACAAAATTTCAAAAAAGTCAAAAAAAAAGAGAGGACGTCGTCCTCTCAATTATTACTATTCTTGTGCTGAGCAGCAAGATACTACTGTTTAGAACTATACGGGTGCTAAACAATTGTATTCCACATATTTTCAGCAAATCCATCTTTACCTAAAGCGTGAATATCGCGATAATGTTTATTCGCACTATCGCGATCCTGTTGAGACGCATAGTTTTGTTCCAGTACTTTTTCATAAAGACGAGTAAGCGTTTCAAGAATTTCAGATTGAAGGCCAGTCTTGATTACTTCGGTGTCTTTTTTTAGAACCTTGATATCATCTTGTAGAGATGTAAGGTTTTTATCTATATTCATTATGGTCGCACCAGCATTGATAATTCCAGCGAAACCTTTGAAAAATTTCTTGATTGAACTAAAAACACCCATCGCTATCACCTCCCTACATTATATGTAGGGAGCACGACAGATTTTTATCTCTGATTCAGCTCTGAGCAAAAATTTTGTGCGTCAGTGATATTTTTGAATCGAATTGTAAAATATGGGAAAGTTTTTTCAATATATACTACGGCGTGAAACTTAGAGATTATATATGCGAAGAACTCTATTTCTGTAAAGTTGTATTCCCGCATAAGCAAGTAGAGAACACAATAATTACCTTCTGTATAAATGTTAGTCGTATATTCAGATAATACTCCATATGATGGAATAATTTTATACTCGATGCCATCTTTTTCAAAGGTGTATCTCTCCATTTTCCTCCAGCATCCTTTTCCAAAAGAATTGTTCTACACGGATATCATAATCAAAACATTGACGCGATAGTGGTTCCACAGGAATAGATCCTTTATAAGATAGAATGGGTTTTAGATTCTTATCTGCGGGAGATATATTGTTTTCTTTTAGAATCTTATCCAATTCTCCTTGAGAAATTCCTAATACCTCGGCCGCCCGCGTCTTCGAACCAATATTCTTATAAACATTTATAATCTTCTCAGTCTGCGTCATAATATTCTCCAAAATAACCCTCGTCAGCGCACAACTGGAATCTACGTTCAAGTTCTAACGCATATTGCTCCGCATCTTGAGCATTAGCAAATTGTATCCCTTTGATAAGACCATTAGACTTCTTTACTAAAGCGTGATATTTCCACTGAACATATTTGAAATAATCCGATGGTTTTAGACCAAACATCATAATGTCTACCCAATTATAGGAAAAACATTTATCCCAATTCGCGGGAACATACTTACAAAGATTGTTAAAAGCAAGTTCAGTATGACCAACTGAATAATAACCCGCATTAGAATACGGATTTTTATCAAAATATACCCACTTATACTCTTTCCGCATAATCTTCTAACCATTCCTTTCCAGGATTATAGAAATGAAGAACAGAATTTTGGTCGGGAAATTCCACTGGTTGCGGGCCGTCGTAGGAAGAGGATGAAGAAAGAGATTTTGCTTCCTTGATGATGCGTGTCGCAATAGGGACTGAAATACCAAATTCACGAGAAACAGATGTGTAGGTCTTATGAGCAGCATAGAAATCAAGGATTTTTTTGAGTTCATCGTCCGACGGAACATACTTTGCGGGCATAACTTTACTTCCTTTCCCTTACTGTGCCTTTATTATAACAAAAATTTTGGAAAAAGTCAAATTTTGATTTGCGATGGCTGCCCTGTCTCGCGATGGACTTTTTGTCTATCTTAAACCTCGTAAACTACTCGCTTCGCTCGTAGTTTACTCTGTTTTCTTCATACAGTTTGTTTAGTAGATTTGTGTGTGTATAAAAGTAAAAAATTTTTAGAATAAAAATTTGACTTTAGATAAAATTTTTAGTATAATAGAGGGGAAGAAAGAGAGATAGAAAAATATAGTATGTGTAAACAATACTATTATAAAAGATAATATAGAAATATATTATCTTTATCGAAGTATATATTTATATAATATATACAAACGAATAAGAAAATTGAATAAAGAAAACGATTTAAAGAAAAATTTTTACGAACGAAGTGAGTAAAAATTTTAAGACAGACGAAAAGTCGTTCGCGGATGTGCGGCCGAAGGATGAAGCGGCAGCACGCGGGAATCAAGGCGATGGGTCTGTTCAGTAATCACGGTTCGACGGCCCGCGAAAGCGTTTTCGTTTCTTTTGCTCTCTATGGGATAATTATACCCTTCTCTAAAGAGAAGGGCTTTGTTGTATCTATATAAAAAAAGAAGAGATGATTTTTATCATCTCTTTTATTTATTTTGTATTTCTTCTAAAAAATCTGTTAGTTGTTGGACATCAATCTTCCCTTGAGAATAATCTAATTCTAATAAAGGGATATTATGGTTTTGACAGTATTCACGCTTCTTTTGATCGTGCTGAATTAGTGTCTCACTATAAAAATAAGAACGAGGATTGTAGTGCTGTTCACCTTGGCACTCAATAAGACCCAATAAATGCTGTTGTGAATTAAAAATTGCGAAGTCAAAAAGTAATAGTTTCTGATCTTTTAACTCTTCAAACCAATATTCTTTTTTATAGAATATCTTTTTTTGTTGAAGTATTTGCCCTATAGTTCGTTCGCCAAAAGATTTAATACATCCGCATGAGCGACAGCCGCCGGATTTTAGATGCCATTGTGTAGTTTCAATTATATTTCCACATTCACATTGACATTTATATATAATATTGCCATTTTGCCGCTTATCTGTCTTTTCTATCACTGTAAGTAAACCAAAAGTTTGACCTACATAATTCGAAGAAGTTGAGGGCGGTTTAGCCCTCAACCTTTCAAGGCGTAAGCAGCCGCAAGACAACACGTCCCCATGACGAATTCCGACGCCACGAGCAATAGTAGTCTCCCCGCATTCACACTGACATTCCCAATAAGGACGAGAAGCAGATAAATGATGTTCTACGGCATAATTTGGAACTTCACGAATTACCGTCAAGCGGCTATCTGGAACTCCGTGTTCTTTCATGACCCATCCGGTCATATCAATGCGTTGTCCCATTTTCATCCCTCAAAATTAGGTTCAAAAGCACTCCAATCACCAGAGCTAAAGCAGTGGCCGACAAAGAAAGTGTGGCCCCGCCTAAAGCAATGCCGCTAATACCCAAAGAAAGGATCACAGATACTAAAATTAGATTCTTTTGCTGGTTTAGATCTACTTGTTGAAGCATACGGATACCGCTGCTGGCAATGAAACCATATAGGACTAAAGCAGAGCCGCAAAATACACAAGAAGGAATAGAGGCTAATAATGCTTGAACTGGGCCGATAAATCCTAAAACAATCATCATCAATGCGGCGCCAATAGTAATTCTCACAGAAGCAGCACGGGAAAAACCGACCGTTGAAATTCCTTCACCATAACTGGTAGAACCCAAACCACTACAACATCCATTGATTAGATTTGCGATACCAGTGCCAATGAAAATTCTATCTAGACCCGGCTTTTGATAAAGATCTTTTCCAATGATACCGCCTAAAGCACCGTGATCACTGAGGCATTCCATCATAGCAGAAACAGTATAAGCCAAATAGAGAACAATTACAGACACTAAAGAGGTCCAATTGATACCTTGCCATTGTAAAAAGCCAAATTCAGGAATAATAAACCACTTTAGATTTGTAAACATACTAAAATCTACAATGGGATAGATGCCAGTAAGGGTAATCAGAGCTGCCACGGCATAACCAATCATTGTTCCAAGTAGAAAAGGCAACACTTTACCAATACCTTTTGCGTATCGTGAAATAAGAGCAACAGAAAGCATAGTGATAAGTGCGATAAGCACTCCCCAAAAAGTTGTTTGACCGCCGATTTGAACATAAGTTAGACAAAAAGGCATCAGATTGATACCAATTACACAAGTAATAGCACCGATAATTGCTTTGGGGAAAACTTTATAAATTTTTTCTACCGGAACTTTAGTAAAAATAAAACCAAAAAAGCTATAGACCACACAAGATACTAATCCACCAATTGCTGCCGCGGTAAAGCCGCCAGCGGACAAAGCTGCTAACACTGGCGCCACCAAAGCACCAGAAGAAGAAATAAACATCGGGCTTTCTTTTTTAGTAATAAAAATATAAGCTAAAGTTCCTAAACCTGCTCCGACCAAGGCGGCAGACACACTAACACCGCAAATATTGGCTATGAGAATGGTAGCAATAAAGCAAGACAATAATAGTTGAAGGGAAAATAGTAGATTCTTCTTGAGGGGCAGTTTGTCGTGAACCCCATAAATCATTTCAGACATTAGTTTCTCCTTTTACTACATAAAAATTACAGTTTTTATATTCCACGATTGGATGGGAAAGTAAATCCCCGAACCAGTCAATAAAAGAAGAAGCTACGACTATATTCAATTTTATATCTGTTGAGAAGGTATTGAATTGAGCATAGTCGAGCAACTTCAATACCGGAAAGTTATATGCTCGTTCAATTAGACAAGCAATTTTTTGTGGGAATGGCCCAAGTATATAACAATTTTTCTACTGGGCAAATTCATAGATGGACTGGCCGCGAAGGTTCTCATACTTTACCATCAAACTTCATCTCCAAAAAACTTGTATCAGGACCATCGGATACACCGTAAAGGAATTTTCGAGAAATACCTAAGAACTTGGTAAGGGCGGCTGTTCCTTCGTCAACAAACACAGGGCGATTTTGTGGAAGGATGCGGCCGCCATTTAGTTCTTCGTAAAGGTAGATATCCTCTTCTGGAAACTGGTAAATTTCTGCGAAATAAGACTTGGTGGATGGTGTGCCATAGCCAAGATATACAATACCATTTACCATTTTAGCATTCTCAAAGCACCAATAAGTTTTACCAGAGGCACGAGGACCATTGAAGTAAAGAGGCATTAGATTTCCTCCTTATAGGCCGCAATTGCTTCACGCAGAGCCGCGATAACTTCATCAATAGTAGAACACATTGTGCCATAACGCTTTAGGCAACCGACCAGTAGCAGATTTAGATAAGAATACTGGCATTCCGCAAATCCTTTCAAAGCGGCATCTTTCGCGGCATTAGTGGTGTGAGAGCACTCACGAGTGTCGGTATAGAGGGAAATAATTTTCTTCTTCGTGCTGCCAAAACGGTTGATTTCATCCTGACAAATACGAGAGAAATAACCACACTCAAGCGTAGTGCCAATGCCGGGCGTATCTCCATCTACAATTGCGACTACAATATCATCTGTATCAAGATTGTTATTGAAATCACCTTGACAGATTTGTTCTGCGGTCGCGCATTTAGTTTTATCATTGATAGAAGCATTGCGTTGCGGAGCATATAATTCTACTTCTGGAAACTCTCGCTCAATACGTTGGGCAATCTTTTCATTATAGTCTCGCCAACACTCGGCAAAAATTTGCGAAGCAAGATATACTTTGATTTTCTTACTCAAATTTTATAGACCTCCTTTCTTATTTTCTTTATTATAGCAGAAAATTTGAAGGAAGTCAAATTTTTATTTCTCATAAAAGCCCATATATAAAGCGTTGAAAGCAATCATATTGAAAGTCATATCAAGTTTGGTGTTTTTTGCTACTTGTTGTGCGACATAATGCCAACGAGCAGTTTTACTAATATCATCATTTGTTTTTGGTGGATAGTTGTCGTAGGCTTCTTGATACATTCCTTGCCCATCACTACCCATTTCCGCCCAATCAATAGTAATTTTTAAAGGAGAGTCATTGAGTTGTTTATCGCTAAGTAGTAGGTTCATATAATTATTTATAGTGGTGAGGATAGAATAAAGAGGAACAAGTTGTCCAGTAAAGTTGGCGATATATAAAGTATTACTGCTATTCATCGATAGATTCTCACTATACTCTATATTAGACGGGTCAAAAGCAGCCGCGAAAAAGTTCTAAGAAAGCAACGCCTTTACTATCCATTCTGCTTTATTTCGATTATCATCACCCGCAGCATAAAACGCAGCTAAGCTGGAAAGGTTGAGTAAAAGCAAGTATAGAACTCGGTTATCCATTTTACCGTGGCCGCTATCTAAACTAATAAGATTGGTAAGTAAATCACCCTACATAATGCCATACTCTCGCATATTTTTTATATTATAAAGTTTGTCTGAAAAAGCAATGTTATAACTTTCTTGGCCAGAGCTAATATGTAAAACTGTATCTATTTTTCCCTCTTGTTTTTTAATCTGATTTCTTTTATTTTCTATGAAGCGTTTGGTTTCTGTCAGGCCAGTCTTTTTATCGTGATGAGTATAGGTTAGATAAGGCTCATTGATTAGACTTTTTGATAAGGCTCCTAATTCTTCTATTCGTGTTTCTATAGAATTAGCCCCACCGGGAATAGCATCCTGTATAATACTACGATTTTTATCTTGGCCCACATTTTCTACCGTTAGATTATATCGATAGTGCCCATTTTGTAATACCTCTTGAGCAATTCCTGGATCTTTATTTATGCGCGCCACTCCAATTTCTGGCGCATATGTGGCTAAACTATTACCCACGCGCTCCCAATTGATACCTGTTTCGCTGTATTGATTTCGGTGAGAAGACAATAACCGAATTGTATCTCCACCATTCAATGCTTCTCGAACGATTGCGTGAACAACATCTAAGTCTGAGGCTTCCGCTTTAGCAAGAGAGCCTCGCTTTTCTATAATCAAAGCATCCATAAGGGCGTGATATGCTTCGACAAATGCTCTTACAGGAGAATCTGAATCCATTTTTTTGAGCTATGCTTTAGAAATAGAGAAATAACGACTAATATCTATATTTTTATCATCTTTAGCCCGTTGACGACGAGAGCGGGAATATTCAGGGTTGCTCATAATGGCCTTCTGGCTATCTTTGAAAATTTTTAGCTGTTTACGAATTTCTTGTAATTCCTAAGTGCCTCCTTTTCCTCGACCTGTGCCAGAAGTTATTGAAACCCTATCTTCATCAGAACCAAATAGGCTATCTGCGATTTTATCAAGCATTTGAATATAAGTTGCCTCTAATTTTTCGGACTATAACCCATAAAGTTCGTCTTGGTAATATGCTTCTTCTAAGCCCGTGACTTTTGGTTCATTCTATTTTAGATAATCATAAAAATTTTTATAAGAAAAATTTGGATTATTTTTCATTTTTCTAAAATCATCAAATATTTTTGCGACTTTAGTTAGCATAGAACGATAAGCCTTTTCTGTTTGGTCTGTTTTCTTTCTTATGTCTTTCTAAGAGCGTTCAAGGGCATTGAGATCCTATAAAGATTTATCTATAGATTCTTGCGGGCTTGTCTTTAGAACATCCCCCAAGCCATAATCTTTTCCAAAAGCATCGCCTTGAACCCGCTTGTTCAAAAGGTCTCGCAAAGCCTAATCTCCACCTACTATACGAGCGATGGAGGCCCAAATTTGTTTCTATTGGCCAATAATTTGGTTATTTTGTTTAATATTTGCTTCGAGCACGCTCCTAATTTCTTGTGATGCTACGCTGTCTGCGTGTTCAAGAAAAGAAGAAAGATAAGCATTTGAAGAAGGAATATAAGGGTTGCCTTCTATATTTAGAGTGACTCCGAAACCGCCTAATGTATTTAGCCATTCCTGAGCATTTACATCATTTGACGAAAGTTTTTTACTCACACTCTCACCTCTATATAAAAAAATACCGTGCCTTACGCACGGTAATCATCGATACCATTGGGGAATTTACCATCTTCTGTCTGGTTTACCAGATACAGCTTACCAAATTCGGTGGCCGCATATAGTGCGCCCAGATAACTGCGGGCGCTCACATTGAGATCTCCATCTACATTAGTGAGGATATACTTGTCTGCGGAACCATCACGGTTGATGATGGAAACAAACTTGTTTACATCCTGAGCAGTAGTGAGAAGAATTTCAGCACGAATCATTTTAGATTTTCTCCTTTCCATTGTTAGCCAATTTGGTGAAAACATCTTCGCCGCGTGAAGGCATTGACTATGAAGACAGCTTCCGGACGGATTCGAACCGTCAATCCCCTCATTACGAATGAGGTGCCTTACCGTTAGGCTACAGAAGCAAATACCCGACTTTCTGCGGTTATGGTCCGCTTGAATCAGAGGCGTTCCGCTCTCTCCGTATCGGGTGGGCTGCGTGAAATCCAGCCACGTGGTTGTTCCGGAAACAACATACTGGTGCCGCAGAGGAGATTCGAACTCCTAATGTATCAATCGTCGCAGATTTTAAGTCTGCTGTGTCTCGCCGGTTGCACCACTGCGACAAATGGCTGGGGTGGTAGGGATTGAACCTACGCATATATGAGTCAAAGTCATATGCCTTACCGCTTGGCTACACCCCAACATTATGGTATGCCCAGAGGGATTTGAACCCTCACTGTATAGATCCTAAGTCTATTGCCTCTGCCAATTGGGCTATGGGCACACATGGTCTTCGTGGAGGGGTATGATCCCTCGACCCCAGCATTAAAAGTGCTGTGCTACTACCAACTGAGCTACACGAAGTCGCTCCGCCCGATAACGGTAGGCGTGTCCCCGGATGATATCGTCGCGACGAACCATCAAACTTCGACGTTGGCGGAAACGGTGCGATTTGAACGCACGGTGGGGAACTTCCCCACGGCAATTTAGCAAACTGCTGCTTTCGACCACTCAGCCACGTTTCCACGAAAGATAAGCCAGAGCCAATGGTCAGCTCCATTCTTGAATTTTGACATTGTTATCACAAAGCCATCGCTGGATTATAATACGCTCGCTACACATATTCTTTGGGGCTTCGAAAACAATAAAAGCAAAATCAACATCTTCTAAGTTTTCACGCTTTTTGACGCGATCTGCTAAATTTTGTAAAGAATCACAAAACTTAGAGAAATCAATTTGAGAAAGTTGTTCGTAATACTTTTGTAGAAAGTCGCAATCTTGCGGATGCCTCGGCTCACACAAGCCACGACAAAGATTACTACAGCCTTTTCCTGGTTTTAGAGGTGGGCAATCAATTACCCAAATACCGCGTTTGTCTTGACCCAAGGGCCGCCATTTGGGCGGCCACATAGTTGTATTAAGCCCTACGAGATTCTTTGGGAAATTACGAACCATAGCCCAATAAGAAGTATAAAGATTCATATTTGTCCTTTACCAATCACTGTAATCTGTGATATTTTGACTCTTATCCTTTCTAAATGAAGAAGGTGATAAGGTGCTACGGGTCTCTTCGAGAAAAATACGGAGGTTGGAGGAGTAGACGAGATTTGAACTCGCAAGAAAAACCTGCTTGGAGGACAGGGGCCATACCATTAGGCGACTACTCCATAAAGGGGTGGAGAGATTTTGACGAAGCCGTTTGCGAGAACGCTGCCCTCGCACTCTCCGAGGTATAGCAAACCTCTTTTGAATTTACTAACTGGAACAATGGTTCGTTCACTGGGATTATATGAAATCGCTACTTTCAAGACCAATGAATTTCACCACTATCCCTACAACTTCAATTCATGGGAGCGACCCAGTTTCGCAGTAATCGCATAACGATTACAGAAATCGTTTCTACACTAGTAGATCGGCAATTGTCGTCCTCTAACCCAATTCTGGCTTGCATCTTACTTGGACGACGTTTCTCTCCATCCACATACCTCTGGGCCTTGCTATAATCAAATTTATATACTGAGCAACATATGAAGTAAGCAGTTATCCTATCATATTTTTACGCTCTGCCCGCTCCTCTTAGATAGCTCGGATTTCCGATGACCACTCTGGAGGGTTCACGTCTGCGAGGGGTCTCCTTTATTGGAGAGAAGTTCCCGTGGGAAAGCGTTATCCGGCCTGCTTATTACGTAGCCTACACCTTTACTCTTAGCTACAACCCTTTTCTCCCGCCCTCCTATTGGGTCTGTGGGAGAAGAAGTCGAGAGATTTCATTCGGTCCTAAACCGCATAGGCATCCTCCAACCGATTTGTGTTATGGCTGTTCCAGCCTGGCTTACTACATATGTTGTGGCCCAGGAGCCACCAGTGATAGTTTCAGTCCAGATTCCCATCAGTTGTTTGGTATAAGGGGAAGTTTCTTTCCTCTCTCAACCTTACATACATATTATAACTCAAAATTTGAAAAAAGTCAATTATTTTTCTGTTCCAAAATTTCAATCCTTTCTTCCAGAGCATCGATCTGCCGCAGAAGTTGATTGAGAATTTCTTTGAAGTCTCGAATTGTTAGCACGATTTCGCGTTCGTCCATATTAGTTCCACTTTACCTCCAATAAAAATAAGCTCACTTAGTGAGCTTTGTAAATAAGGTTTTACAATCTACCTCATAATTAGGGTAGCCCAAGAGACACATTTTGTCTTGATTTTCTTCCAGCAAGTTCAAAAATTTTTCAAGATTTTTATAAGTAGAACGCACCAGACAATATACAAGACAATAGGTATCATTTGTGAAGGATGTCTTGGGCTTGAAGTGAATACCTGCGGCTTGAATTTTATTGGTGATATTGAGGCTTAGTGTATCTACATACATAATCTCTTTGTAGAACAAGCCAGACAACCAATTACGCTTCTTTAAAACAATTGCGTTGTAAATCATTACTCCTCCACGACACATTCATCAACAAATTGATTCAGGAGTTCTTTGACAAAGGCGGGTCCCATTCTTTCTGTATAGAGGGTAGCGCGGCCACCTTCGCGAGGCATCACAAATTCCACACGACCCATCCTTGCGGTCCTTCCCAGTCAATACCAAAAGCACTACAATCAGGAAGACGATTTGCCCAAGGAGTAAGACCATAAAATGGATAATGTCCCTCACTTTTAGAATGCCCATCTTTGGAAAAAGAGAGGCGGTATTCATTATTTTCATCTTTCTCCAGAATTACATCATCATTTTCAAAAAGACGTGTCATAAATTACTCCTTTCAATAATGGTCGTGAGTGCCCGTTCTGACCAAGCTCTTCCGTGATGTACTATTCTGCCACGGTGTGCTACCATTACACCAACTCACGACGAGGGGAATTACTTCCCCAGTTGATCAAGCATTGCTCGAAGTTCTTCAGGAGACTTATTGCGAAGTTCAGCGTTCTCACGCTCAAACAGGACTTCTTCGATGCGGGCGCGCTGCTGAGCACGAGCCGCAGCAGACTTGGTTTCCTCATTCCAAATTACGATAGAACCCACCTGATTGATGGCAGCAGGAACAATCATACTCACGACGAACGCGATACATAGGATTGGTGCCATCAGGGAAAGAGTTTTGGTAAAGCTGGTAGAAAGCATTTTTATCAATATCTACTTGGAAGATAGGCGGATTGGTGGACACAAGACGATCGAAGTTGGCTTTCAGAGCATCACGGAATTGAGGGAAATTGTCAATCATAGTTGTTTCCTTTCTGTTAGTTGAGAAGAAAAAAAGAAATCCAAGAGCTTGATATCATCATTTTCTCACTGATTTTCAATCAATGCTACCTCTTGGAAAGCGTGGCGGGCCCGCTGAGATTCGAACTCAGGTTTGCGCCTTCAAAAGGCTACGGTTTTCTTCCTACTCCGCATCGCTGCGGCCGCTCTTCGAGCGTTGTAGGCTGGACTATTTCATTACCTTGCCATTACTGGTTTAGGTAGCCCCTCTATAGTCTCTACGCATTTATCGTTTTCACGAACTTAGCAGGCCGTTGTCTCAGAGAGATTTTCGTCTATTAGGGGGCTGTTCACTATATGATTTCTCATATAGGCTCCTTTCACTCATTATAGAAAAGAGACCGCTGTACTTGACCGCTGTACTACGGGCCTATCTGCGGGCGGTTAGCCCGCGAAATTACTGTAGAAAAAACATTGTCAAAGGATTCATATCGTTGAATTCCTTCGGGTAATAGCCATACTCTTGATAATACTCCTGGAGTTTCTTAGCATAAGAACGCTGAAGTTCTGCGTAAGACCTATAAGCCTTATCGCTCTCCTTCTTCATTTCCTTTACCTGCTGCTGATACTCACGCAGCTCTTCAATAGCACTTGTGCGATTTTCTTCTCGCTTTTCCTGTGCGTGCTTGATTTCATTTTCCGCGGCCGTAGCCTCATCAAGACTGTCGTAATATTTATTCGTGATAGAAGAATAAAACTTCACCACTGGAATCATCTCCTTTTCTCATCGTTCATATATAGTTTATCAGAAAATTTGAAAAAAGTCAAATTTTTATCCCAGTGATTCATCATCTGAATCAGAAATTTCTTCGTAGTCATAAGTCGCATTTGTCATAGCATTTTTTATGCGGCTATAGTTCTCCAAGGCGGCCTTGCCACTATATAGACCACGCAGTGCTACGAATGCGGTCGTAAGATATCCTACAATTGCCTATAAATTATCCGCAAGATGAGGAAATATGACGGTTAGTGTTAGTGCGGTCATCATTAGAATACAATAAATTGCTGTATCAATGACGGTAAGTTTCTTACTATGTTCATTTGCGTTGGTAATGAAAGTTTGGAGAAAGTTCATCTGAGATTGATTATTATCCATTACCGTCTTCACCTCCGCAAATATTGATGATTTGCTAATCTGTTAGCGGCTCATATTGAAGGTCAAGATAGATAAGAAAGTTTTCTTTTAGTGTTGCTTCTGCTGGGGCGTTGAGGTAGTTTCCTTGCGCAAAAGTGAAGTTTCCTGTAATCACTAAGTTCCCCTTACTATCGATTCTAAAGGCTTCATTGGACACGTCCATCACCACCCAAGAAGGTTAGCAAAATATCTTCTCTTGCTAACATACCAGTCGCGGGCAGAGAGAAAGAATACTAAGCATTTTTCACGGATTTTTCAGTATCCTTGTCAAAATAACCACTTAGTTCAGTCTTACCATCGTAGGCCCGCAAAAGTTTTTGTAGCATCAACACATCATTACCGCTGCGGCCCGGCCCTAAACTGCGAGTGCCCAGGGTATAGTGCTGACCTACATTGATATTTTTATACAGGAAATATTCGGTCATAATACCATAAAATTCCCAGTCTTCGGGATGGAAGTATTCCCGCGAAAGAATATTATGATCAAGAAAATACACATAAAGCAAATCATATTCATCATAATTTGCTCTGCCCATATCTCTTGCCCCGGTGTAGCAGGTGATACCAAAATCACCATTCTTGTTTTTTACAAGGACACCTTCTGTCCACGGCATATCCTCAATTTCTCCCCAACTACTAAAACACCAGTCCTCGATAAGAATTTTCTCATAAATGGGAATGCGAGAACCGGCGATTTTTTGATAATAAGAAGAAATTATATCAGGAATAGACGTGTGTTCTGTCCCTGTAATATCTTTATTGTATAATTCAATGAAGTAAGCAATTAGGTCGCTTACAGGAGCTTTTTTGATTTTCATATTTTTATCGCCCTCCTTATAAATAATGTCGCAAGCGGAGGTCGAAAAATGCGTTTTTGCGATAAAAAAATTGGAGGCTTACGCCTCCGGTTGTGTGTTATGCGGCAGTAGATAGCATACAAGAGTAATAACGCCATTTACTATCAGATGTGCCTGTTCATTTAGGTTAATTCCGGCCTTAGCCAGCGTAGTCTCAATATAGGTCTGAGCGTATTCATTACGCTTTTCCTTATCGAGTTGACCCTGCTTCCACAGGTTTTCTGCTTCTACTGTGCCTTCAATTGCGGCCTGAACAATCTTAGTGGCAATTTCCACAGCATTCTTATCCAGGCCAATCTGACCGGCCGCGCCGAGTAGAAGTTTGACAGCATTTAGAACAGTCTTACAGATGCCAGAATACTTTAGGTAGTCCTTGTTTAGGAATAGTGCCACAATAATACCAATTAGTAGCACACCACCAATTCCGAGATACACATAACTCATAGTGTCCATTTGAATTACCTCACAGGTTGATATTAGGATTATACTTGGTTTCAATACCAAGCTGTTCCATTAGTTGAAGGGCCGCTACCTGGTCCATAGTTTGGGCGGGCTTAGCATATACAACTTTACTTAGTTCCGCATCTGCTACTGCCTGAGCACCATTTAGAGAAATAGCGTCATCCACAAACATTACACCGTGGATGATATCTTGCTTACGGGCGCGCACAAGTGCCGCCAAAGCAGCAGGATAGGTAAAGTCATCATTATCTGGCACAAGTTTGTTGGAGCTGGCATAAACAATGTATTCGTCTTTGACGATTACCGCTCGATTTACCATACATTCACACCTCTTCTTTGGATTGTATATATATTATATCAGAAAATTTGAAAAAAATCAAACTTTTCAAATATTATTTTTGTAATAATTTTGTAATAATTGATTTCTACTTATATTGTGAAGGGGTGATAGAGATGGCTCTAAATTATGGCGGGAGCCCTTACTTCAATACACAATCGGCTCCAATGTTTCCGCAACCTAATGGCAATGTTTATCTAATTCAAAATAGTCTGGAAGTAGCAAATATTCCTACTTCTGGCGGGCTGGCCACAGTTATTTGTATGCCTGAGAATTTGATGTATATCAAAACAATTCAAAACGGGCAACCAACTCTGTTGGCTTACACAATCGCTCCATATGAGGCTCCTAAGACGGTTCCTACGTCCACGCAATCTAATTTAGAGTCGCGGGTGGCAGCACTGGAGCAACAACTAAATGCTATACGACAAGGGGGAGGTAAAGCAAATGTTCAACAATCCTCAGCAAATAATGCGGCAGTTCCAGCGGAATCAAAGTGGGATGTTTAATGGATAGCAGCCACAAACGCCGCCTATAAACCAATAGCAGTTTATTGCTTGGGTGCCGCAAATCAATCCAGCGATGTTGAACCAATTGGCTGCGGTTGCTCGTTCACAAGGAATGAGTGAAACGGACATCAATGCTGGGATCAACTTTATTCAAGACTTACGACGCTAAACGTGGTAAAACCACGAAATTTTATATGAGGTGAATCAATTATGACTTTTGAAAATGGTATGTCTCCTGCTGATATGGCAGCTGTATTCGGCAACCGTCGTGATGATGGCTACGGAATGGACGCAATGTGGAGCAATCCTTGACAAGAAAGGGACATTAGATAGTGATATCTAATCGCAAATCCCGTGAACTGCTGGAAACTCTTTCTTAGAAAGACAATCAGCAACCAATCAATGGTTCAACGACTATCCTATTTAGGAGTATTGTTGCGTAAGCAAGAAGTGCGGGACCTCTTTATGAGAGGATGATATAGTCTGTTCTTTATAGTGATATAAAGCTAACACAAAGTTTGTCTACCTAATCTGGATTTACGCTTTCCGTATGTTCGGTGGTTGGGGTAATGGCGATGCCGCGGCTCAAGGTGCTCTCACACGGGCGGAACTGTATGATGGACTAAATTTCCAGACAATTACAGATAAACTCGATACTATGGGCCAGACACTGTGTCAGGGCTTCAATGGTGTCAATACTAATATGCTACAGGGCTTCAACCAAGCCAATATTTCTAACCTACAAGGCTTCAACCAGGTCGGTCGTGATCTATGTTCTGGTTTCAATGGCGTTCAGCAGGGAATGGCTCAGCTGGGCTATACTCAGTCTCAATGTTGCTGCGACATCAAGCAGGGCTTAGCTTCTCTGTCTGCTGAGAACTATCGTAATACTTGCGAAATTACCAATACCATTCGCGATGAAGCTCGTGAGACTCGTGAACTTATTGTTGCGAACACTATTCAGGATCTACGCGATCGTCTTGCTGATAAGGACCGCGATCTAGTCGAAGCCAACAGCCTTATTAGTCAGTATAGTCAGACCTCCACTATTATTGGTACTCTACAGAACAAATCTCCTGTGCCCGCCTATGTAGTTGGCTATGCTACTAATGGTATGGTTCCTAATGGCTATGACTATACCTATTTTGGCTCTTCTGCTGGCGGTTGCCAGACCTGCCGCGGCTAATATAATAGGAGGAAACAGTAATGCTATACACCTATTCTAACACAGACCAGACTGTTGCTGTGAATGGAGTAGTCGCTCTTGACAATAATGGTGTCAGCACTTGCGGATGTATTTCTCACACTGCGGGCACTGGCTCTGTAAGTCTTCAGCGGGCGGGCTACTATCGAATTACTGTCAACGCTGACGCCGCGAATACCACAGCAACAGCTGGCAACATCACACTACAATTGTATTCTAATGGCACCGCATATGCGGGAGCAGAAGCGACGCAGACGAGTGAAAGCACTACAGACGTTGCCAATTTGAGTTTCACGGCACTGATTAGAGTTTTACCTAACTGTTGTGCGATAGACAATAACTTGCCCACTACTTTGACACTGGTGAACACAGGTATTGCGGCAACAATCAGTAATGTAGCGATGACGGTGGTGAGATTGTAAAATGACAACAAAATATTATAAATATTTGTATAAACTTATGAAAGACGACCTAAGCGACGCGAGAGCCGAACTTGACTATGCTTATTGCGCCAAAGAAGATGGCGAAGCCGAACTGGCTAAGTATTTCGGAACGGCCGCATCAGAGCGTCTAAATAAGTCATTCAAAGAAACACACGCTTTATTTCAGAATTATGCGCAGCAAGAGACAGATTTTGAAAAAGAAAGTGTTTCTATGTGTCTATGGGATGAAATTCACCAAGAAATGGAAGATGAATACGAATATTTGCTAAAACGTCTTGCGAAACTATAATATATAAGGGGTAGAACTTCGGTTCTACCCCTATTTTTTTTATGTATACCACTCTTCAACAAAGGAGTTCTCCATTGTATAACATACGTGCGTGATACCGAGGTCCCGCATAAAACTTTCACAGGCAATACAAGGGCGAGCGCACGCACGAGTGCCATCCCATAGTTCACGGTAAACATAAACATCAACTTTGGAAAAATCTATATCTAAATACTTTATTTTACTCAGAGCTGCGATTTCAGCATGAACACAAGAGGGATAATAGCGGTTAGAAGACGTATCAAAACGTGAAGGACGATATTTTATATTATACTTCCACTGAATGGTATGAGTAGTAATTCTATTATTGCTTTTAGCAATAATACTATTTTTCCATACGACAACGCATCCAACGTGAAAACGTGCTCTTTTATGAAAATCACTATTCAAAGCACACTCTCGCGCAAAACTAAAGAAGCGTTCTTTCAAATCAATCTCCCACCAAATTATAGAATAGCTCAGGATCAATGTTGAGGAAATACGTAATAATTTCTTCTTGGGAACTAAAAGCGCTAGCCGCGGGTTCAGCCGCTAATAGGTGAATTTCTTCTATACAAGCCATAATACCATTTGCGGCTTGCGTAGTAGACATATGGTTCTGCTCAACTAAGAATTTCATAAGCCCAGAAACATTCATCTCTTTATCCTCCCGTGAAGTTCATAGTGGTCATCTTCTTCGGAGATAGTAAGCTCCACTACATTTGGATCGAAGACGCCTAATACATTATTCATACACTGTTCACTAATGTCTGCTTCGGTATAAATGTAATGAAACTCTCCCCAGGCCCGCAAGAAATTAGAGAATTTTTCTGCCAAGAACTGTTCTTGATTATACATTCTGAATTTGTTCCTTCCACCAATTGATTATGATTTCACTGATATGGCACCAGAGATAGTCTTCTCCATCTGTAAATACAACAGCACAATAATAGCCATTGTGTGCCCAAGGTGCTTCATAAGAGATACCAATAAGTTGATAATGGGATTCGTGAAGTTGCTTACAGGTGCGGCCGAAGGAAGTATCGATAAAAGAGTTATCGGAGGTATGAACCCAATTAGATAGTTCAGTAGATGAAAATTCATTATTAAGAGCTTCCGCATCTTCAAAATGACAGAACTGCTTTACATCTTCACTATAACGCTTATAAGGGTTGATAAACTCCATAGTTTTCTCCTTTACATATTGCGGGCGGTCGTAAGTTCGGGATGACTATTTGTTGTAGGAATAGCATCGAGACCACGATAAAGAGGAGTAGCAGTAATGGTCTGTGTCTTGCTTCCTTCCTTCAATAGTTCATCCAAAATCCGTTTGACATTATTGATACAAAAATCTTCTGTTTCTTTGTCAATAATTCCAGCATTCACCAAAACATCCATATAAGCCGCGGCCTGGGCTACTTTACTCAATTCTTGATTAGTCATTGTTTACTCCTTTTTCATAGTATCTGTTAGAATAAATCGCTGAGGTCCACATCGACATCATCAATATTACCATCATAGCGGTAGGATTGTTGGGCAATTTTTTGGGCTTCTTCAAAATCTTCCACGGAAGCATCGAGCCATTTAGTCTTACCCATCTTGAGGTAGTCAAGCTGATTACGGTAAATCTTCTTAGGTTCTACAAGTTTCTTATATTTACCTACTTCATCCGCCATCATAAATTTACGCAATATATTGATGATGGTATAATATACTGTATCTACATCTTTGGTGCCATCAATTGCTACAAAATTAGCACGAGAACGAGCCATACGGTCATACTCCGCAATAACTTTCTCGTAGAAGTCGTGTTGCTCTGCTTCAATGCGGTCTGTGGGAATGCCGCGGGCCGCCTTGCGTTCCAGCATAACTTCATAAGGAATGCGAAGATAGAATATACAATCTGGCAGACATTCCTCTGTTGCCCATCGATTGAAAGAAAACATTGGCCCAAGCATTTTACGAGTTAGATTACCGTTGGTGTCTTTTGCCAAGGTAAAGGGGGCGAATAATTCACGACCACAACCTTGATAAGCATAGGAAGAATATACAGATCTATCTGAAATTACTACATCTCCAGCTTCAAGATGCGGCCGAATGGTTGTAGGAATAGCCTGAGCACGGGAGGCCGCGAAAAGCAACGCTTCGGTCTTTGGAGTCATATCTTTATTTTCTGGATTCAGAATAATTTGACGAATCTGTTCTGCGATAGGCGAATCAGTGCCGCCTGGTTCACGCGTGAAGAAAGTAGAGAATCCTTCACAATCAAGCCAATGTTTTACACGCTCAATTTGAGTTGTCTTTCCTGCGCAGTCAATGGCTTCGAAGGCAATATAATAGCCTGGATACGGTCGATTTTTGCTCATAGCTTACCTCCACAATACGGGCAGCAATTATAGGTAATAAGCATCACCCGCCCGCAGCAAAATGTAGTGCGATAATCTTTCTCTCGCTTATAGGGGTAAAAATCGCATCTACGTGTATCTCCTTCACAAGAGCAACAATCTATTTCTTTTGTTCCCAAGCAAACTTCGCGTGAAGAATCATAACAACTACAACGTTTTTCCATAGGATTACTTCCTTACAGGGTCTTCAATAGATTGAACACCGTTTTTATCAATATAGAATACTTTCTTATTCTCAAGATCATATACAGCAGAAACACCACACACAGCTGTGCCTATGTCGAGATCAAGTTTGTTGCCGTTGTAGAGAACAGCCTTATGATCAAAATTACGATAATTAGTAATCAAATGCTCTACGGGAGTATGACCGTGAATTAGTGTGCGGCACTCATACCAAGGTTGGGTAAAGTGGGAGCGGTGCCACGTAAAATCCCATAGATCTTGTTTAGCCCAATCTTCATAGAGAGTAGTCTGGAAGCAGCCACTATGACACATATCATAATTTCCATCCGACAAAGTAGCAGGAAGTTTATCAAGCCAGTTGATAATATTCATTGGCCGGCCCGCATCTTCCCACGCTTGGAAAGTAGAGGCGCCGCCATTACAGAAGAGAAGATAAACTTGTTCCCCAGCAATACTATCCTCTATATATTCGCGGGCCGCTTCGATTAGAAGTTCTTCGTGATTGCCACGGAGATAAGTAAGATTGGGCATATTTTTCATCTCATAAATAATGCGAAAGCCGTCCGTGCCACGATCTGCGGCATCGCCAAGAAAAACAGTGGGTTGGTTGCCAATGAATTTCTTGACCTGATTCCAAACCTCCCCATTACCGTGGAGGTCGGTAAATACAAAGCGATTAGTCATTTCAATCCTCTCCTTTTTACTCTTATATTATATCTCAAAATTTGAAAAAAGTCAAAAAAAGAAGGCTGAAATCAGCCTTTCAATTTATAGATAAATTTTACGTGCGTATAATCTTTTATGGTAATATCAAAGTCTCGTTTTACAACATTGGCCAAAAAAGGAAGAATATAGTGATCATAGTATTCAAGGCTATAAGAGGTTCCAATTTGTGAAGCAATATATTCCGTAGAGCAAGGCAGATAATTTTCTTTTACCTCTCGCTGCCAATTATCCTTATAACGATACTTTAGCAAAAAGTGAATCAGATTGTAATTATCACAAATACTGCCGTGTTCCTGCTCAAACTCTTGTATGGCGGCCGCGGAATAGTTGCTTTTTACTTTGATTAGATCTTCTTTTAGAGAAGCACGATGGGCGTTTTCGTCCAAACACATATCACGAATAATTATATATTTGAAGCCGGTATAGTTGACAAAATGCCAAAAATCCTCAATTTCTTCTTTTGTGCTATAACTATATACTTCGTGAATAATGGAAGAAATGTTGAGCGCACATTCATCAATACCATAGTGGTGTTCTTTTAGCCAAGTAATAAATTCATAAGGATTGGCATAAAATACACAATTTTCATATGTGTTCGCTGCGGCAGCCCGCGAAATCATTTCTTCATTCTTGTCATAGCCAATAAAGATCATTTCTGGAAACAGTGGCGCAAGGAAACGAATAAGAGTTCCGTCCGCGCAACCATAATCAACAATGACTTTGATAGTATCGTCGATTTTATCCATAAAGAAGATTTTATCAATTAGGCTTTTGGACATAGAAAGATTATAGCGATTGAGATCAGCAATAGGGTTGGTATTTAGTTCAGACATAGGCTCATCCTTTCGAAGAATAGATAATTTCCATAATAATCGCGAAAATTCCGGCAATTATAAAAATAAAGTTGAGAATCTTGAAAGTAGATATCATTTTATACCTCTTTTAGTAGTCTCTCAATTGTGCTTTCAATCTTGTCCTTTCAATTCTCTTATGAGGCTAAGCATTATTACAACGAGCCAAAATATTCCTGGGACTATCAAAGAAACGATAAAAACAATGATAAGAATGAGGTCAAGAGTAGATGTCATTCTTATATCTCTCCTTTAGCCGTTCTCGCAACAATTTCTCTTGTTCACGGGCAGCCGCACTTGCGACATTTTCTTTTTTATGTTGACGCTCTCGTATAATATCTGGTAGATCTAACGCAAGCCATTTCCCAATAAGAGAACCCACCGTAAATGCGGCTAAACGCACAATAAAAGATAGCATATTATTCACTCCTATTGTGTTGTTTACTAAGTATGAAATAAACAACAAATATTCCAAATTGAATTGTGAGTTCTATAGCAATAATCATCATTATAGTTGCGAGAATACCAATGCCAATTTGAATTATGCTCATTTCCTTGATCTCCTATCTTCATCCAGAAAATATAAAGCTAGGATAGTGCCCCATATACACCCAATAAGATACCATAACCATCCGGACATATTATTTCTCCTTCTTCGCCTTCTTCAGCAAATATCTATTCGATACCGCCTTGAAAGAAATCTTACCATCCCAAGAACGAATTACCAGACCCTCGCGGTCAGTGGGATGAATAGTAGATTCACCTTCCGCATAAGCAAGCATATCATCCACTTCATCAGGCAGAATATAACTGGTTTCCAAAATAGGAACAAACTTCAAGCCGCGGGCTTCTACGAGGTTTTTCGCAGTCAGGCTGCCATAGCGGCCGTTCTGGCTGTCGATGAAATTGAATACATAAAAATCATAATCTTTCAGTTCATAGATGTTACCGCAAATCTTCGGGCCAACAATTTCACCCTGAACTGCGCAATACTTCCAATCCGGATGAATGTCGAGGAAGAAAGCAAGTTTATTGCGAATATCGTATTTATTGGCAATAATCCAATAAATGTTTTCGTCATAAAAACACTTCTTTGCTTCAGAAGTCTGGCACACATTGCGGGAACACACATAAAATTTATAGTGCTTTCCGTGTTTACGTTCCAGAATGAAAGTCCCCGACGAACCCTCAAGTTTTTCTGAAACAATCATAGGAGTTTTTATCTTTAGAACATCAGGCCAAGACTGAACACGCACTTCATCGGTTTTCTTCACAAACTCAAACTGAGTGGGGAAGCGACCTTCCTTGGGAACACTGCGGAACATCCACTTGAAAGTAATCTTGCGGAACCACTCATACTTCATCATAGTCTTGAACCACTTCTTCTTGAAGAGGTCAGGCCGCTTAGACTTCATACGCTGTTCCGGAGTGATTTCAGGAGCAACATAGTCATCCTGAATCTTTTCAATACCAAGAATCTTGGCTACATCCTGGCCTATAGTATACGTGCCCGCGGGCAGAATAGACATAGGCAGAATCAAACCCTGAGAGATTTGACCGCGAAGTTTGATGGTTTTTACCTTGTAGTTGCGGGGTGCCAGGAACTGTGCCCACTCTGCGTCAGAGGGACAACGGCTATCAATTTCAATATAGACAATCTTGTTGCCTACACTGTAGTTTTCGGCCTTACGAACAACAACCTGCCAGCCCAAAACGTGAGCTACTTCGATGTTGTCTGCTCCTTCGATAGGGGTAATGTTATTGATAAGCTCGACGTGAGCCATTATACGTTCAGACATTGAGTTCTCCTTTCAACCGTTCAGTTTTAACATCCCAATTATTTTTAGGTCCCAATAAGTTAGTAAAACCGCACACTGGACATTCAAGATAATAGTCACTATCATCATTATCATAAATCGCATCAGATTCCGCAAACTTCAAAATATACCTGCATCGATAACATCTTATAAGATATTTTGGCTCATCGTGCGGAACAATTACTTCAATCATCTTTGGGCTCTCCTATCAAAATTTCCCACAAATCTTTTCGTGGCATATGAATTGGTTTACCACACACTGGGCAGTCAAGAAAACGGGGGCTAACAAATTCAGGGGTGTAAATTTCTTCTTCTGTGAAAGCAAGCACGGATTTACATATAGGACAGGAAATTCTATACCAAACAGGCTTAGGCGGTTCACGCCGGCTAATTACTTTGATTGCCATATCTCACTTCTTCTTCTTTTCCATCCACATAAGAATCAAACTAGAAATTTTTTCACACACATCAACAAACAACTCTACCGCCGCCATAATAATTATCACACACAGGCCCGCGAAAGCGACATAAGCAAAGATATCAAGCATCAGAAATTCCTTTCATAATGGCTAATACTACAAGACCGAGAGAACAAGTAAACAGTGCGGCCGAACCATAGATAAGAAAGAGCAGAAGTTCTTTCATTTGTTTATCTCCAAAATAGTAGTGAGAATAAAGAAAGCGATAACAAAATAACCATAGCAATATGTAAGAGGAATCTTGTCCAGAATTCCAAAAAATCCTAACCCCAAGGTTCCAAAACAGGCCGCCCAAAGTTTGAGTTTAGTGCTCTTCATCATTCTCTTCGTCAAATTCACTAAAGATGTCATCATTATAGTAGAAACAAGCATCAATGTTTTGTTCCATATAACCAAACGCCGCGGCCGCGCGAGAACTCATATAAGCAAGGGTATCAGTAGTGATAGCGTGGGGGCAGGTAAAGGTGAGACTGGTATTGATACCAGTCTGGGCATCATAGTGAGAAAAGGTATAGTTCTGAATAGTATCCTTATTCATCTTCAGGATCTCCTTCCGCATCGCAGTCCCAAGGCTCAATTAGACCATTGGCCTTCTTGTAGTTATATTCGCGAATTTCATTCATCTGTTTCATTGCCTTAGTGAAAAGTTCGAACCTAGCGGCATACCCCTTTCCAAAAGGAATTTTAGAGAGAGGCGCTCCATACAGCGTTTCGGCATATTCGCCACAAAGCTCCCACATACGGGTTGCTTCGGCGGGAGATACAAAAGAGTTATCCAGGCAGGCAGAGAGAATGGTGCGAGATTCAAAATTAGAACGCATAATAATTACTCCTTTATCATCCATTTTTCGTTAGCTTTTTTCCAACAATGTTCTCAAGTGGTTCGCCGGATTTCACACGAAGGATCCGTTTTTGCCACGAGGCTATCATCATCCAACAATACTTGATATCGCCTTGGGGATCCCGCTTCACGTGCTTGGCTCGCCGCGATATTCTTCGCTCGTTCCTCGCAATTCTGCGAAACATATATTCTTGCTGTCCTACATAAGAAGCGACCAACTGGCGACGTTTCTGCTTTTCTTCTTCTGGAATATTCATTGTATCAAATACATCCATACTCGCTTCACTCCTTTCTTCATCTTACATATATAGTATATCACAAAAAAAGAGAGAAATCAAATTTTCTCTCCTTTGAATTTATTCTTCCATTTCCTGCTTAGTAAAGGCCCAATCTGTCTTATAATTTTCACGACTGTAAATATTGTAGTCTGGACCGGGCCATCCCCATATATAATATGCGGTTTCTTCGTCTTTCGACCACGAAAGATTGCCAGTTTCTATTTCAATAATAGTATTATTTTCCGTAGATGTTCCGTCAGCATTAACAACTGTGCCAGTATATAGGCGAGAATAAATAACTGGAACAGCTTGAAAGATTTCTTTCAAGGATTTATTGGTATCAAGATTTATTTCACGCATTTTTTTCCCCAAATTCTTCTACAGTAAAAGCCCAGTCTTTCATATAGTTATACCAAGTAAGCACACTGGACTCGCCGGTTTCTTTCCATACATAACACGCGGCTTCATCATTGTTGCCCCATACTAAATCTTTTGCGGCGATGGGGATAATAGCATCGCGTAGCCGCACATAAACACCGTCTAGGAGACCAATAAAAGTTTTTAGCGTGATTGTGGTTTCACAAGAAAGAATGCCTAGGGTTGGGCTAAGAGACAAATTAGAAGCCGGAATCTTATTCAATGCTTCTTCTTCTACTGAGGTAAGTGTCTCGACGTTTATCTTTCCTAGTTCAATACGTTGGCCATCACGTTCTAAATAAGTTTTTTTAATATCAATCGGAACGGCTATTTTCTTCATCTTCCCAGCCATATGTAGACCACCTCCATACCAGTTCGGCCAACTCTTCGCGGCATTGTGGACACAACCGCTTCTTGACGGTTAGAATGTCTTTTGACTTGTCCGCCATCATATCTCTAGAGGGTAATGTAGAATGAAGCATTGGCATAGAATATTCCCGAAGTTCTTTTTGTGGAAATATCCTCGCACAATGACTACATAAGCACATATCAATCATATGATCTGCTCAACCTCATCAAACAGAATATCAATATTCGGACCTGCGTTTTTCCTGTTTGCGTGCCAGTGGCCGCAATACCACTTGTCATAGGTAATTTCTTTCTTTACCCTCACCAAGAAATCTTCCATACGGCGGTCTGCCTTGGACTGGTCTACTCCCTTGATGAAAAGATCAGTAGGAATATAAGGAGTAGGAATGGTGTGGGTGAAAACAAAATCAAAGTGCCGCGTATGAATCTGATGAAGAATATTGTTCATATCCTGAAGACTAATAACTTCATGTTCAGTCCAATACCAGCCCATCATTTGACGATATTCTTTATCAATGCTTGCGGCCCCACCTACTACAAGACAAGGATGGCCCGCGATATAGTAAGTATTGCCATTTACCGCGTGATAAATATTGGGATATTGGAAATTCTGATATGCGATTCCCACCATATCATCGTCCAATTTCATAAGTGTTTTCAGATATCCTTCGGCCGCGCGATCTTCGGGAGGGCAACTATGATTGCCTTGAATATCCAGAATGGTAATAGGAAGAGTGGAGAGATATTGCTTGAGTATATGTTCACGAGCATCTTCCTTTTCTCCATATAGAATGCCAGAATCACCCAGAAGAATCAGCACATCATTGCGGGTAGTATGATTATTCTCGCAGAAATATTCAATCCAGTCAAAAGAACCGTGGGCATCGCCACGAACAAACGCTCTTACTTCTGCCACGAAATTACCGCCTTTCTAAATTTTCCTTCAATCAGAGCATCATTTACATCAAAGCCACGTATCATTAGTTCTTGCTTATGGTCCATAATAAAAGATGCCATAGGTTCAGTAGAAGCCAATAGACTTCTATATCCGTGAACAGCCGCATCATATAGGCTGTATACAAGATAATTTTCCATATTCATCGCAACCATTTGCGAAGGTCCATCGTGCTGAGCATCAGCAATTCGATTGAGTTCCGCTGCTGACGGTATGTTCATAAGGTAGATTCCTCTGCCTTTCTATGCTTACTCTTTCTCTTATAAAGTTTCTTACTGGGAATTATCTTCGTCGCAGGATGGATGTCTCCCCAGTTGCGACGTTGCTTCTGAAAAATTTCAGCCCAGCTCTGTTTCTTCGATGAGTCCTTCATCTTTCATTTCCTCCATTGCTACAGGAACGAAGTCTTCACCATACTCTTCCAAAAGCATCTCCCAGGCGTTAGACCAACCTTCCCAATTATCTACACCCGCGGCATTGAGATATCTAATCAAAATCTCGTTATAAACAAGTTCTTTCAAATCAGATTCGCGAATAATATAATAACGTTCCATTAGAAATTCCTTCCTCCATCATAGGGATAAATCTTTTCTCTACCCCTCAATGTAAGCAGGCGGCCGCAAAAAGGACAAGGAAAATCAACAATTTCTTTACGTTGCTTATGTCGCATAGTTATTACAACACTACAATAAATACAACGCCATTGTTCTTCCGTGATAAGGGGGATTGGCTGAGCGTTCGTATCAATCCCAGAGGTCATGTAGCCATTCGCCAAGAGTATTCCACGCCTCCTTGACCTTAGCCGCACCCTGTTTAGCACGCTCCAGGTCTTCAATTTCATCCATCATATCGTAGCCTTCTTCAAATTCCGCGGCTAGATGATAAAGAAAATCATGCCACTGCTGCGGTGTCTCACTAATACCCTCCACTGGCGTGCCCGGATAAGAGTGGGTGTTATCTGCGAATTCCCGCAAACCGTTTACCAGAATCTTCATAAGAAAAGCATCCATATCCCACAGATCGTAATCGCAATACCCTTTTTCAATACGTTGTTTCTTCCATTTCTCCAGACGTTCTTTGTAGAATGCTCCGTCCGCAGAAGCAAGTTTCTGTTCGGTATATACCTTATTCAGATCAAATTGTTTCTCCATACCTACTGCTCTTCCTTCACTTTGATATATATAGTATAGCATAAAAATTCACTTTTGTCAAAAAAGAAAAGCTTCCAGTAAATTACTGGAAGCCATAGCGTTCACGAATAAGTTTGTAAATATCTTCAATATTCACTGGATAGTTGTTCCAGGCATCAAGTTCTACGTGAATAGAATCAGTCGCGGGGTCCCACTTCTCTTTGGTATGAGAATGGCCGCAAAGATTATACACACGTTCCCAAGGCTTCTTTTCAAAATCAAAGTTAGTTGTGGCCATAGGATAGTGAGAAAGCATAAAGTTCTTACCGTTGAACTTAGCCGGGGCCGCATAACCCAACATTTGATATCCAAGAGAATATTCATAGAGGCGAACTCGGGTATCAGTACAATGATTGCCACGAATTACACGAATATCCTTACATTGAATCTGACGTAGTTTTCTTGCTCCTTCTTCATTATCACCCAGCATAAGGTCGCCAAGAAGATAAAGCGTGTCTTCAGGAGCAACTACCTCATTGATGTTATCGATAATGGCTTCATCGTGTTCTTCGATAGAAGAGAAACCACGAGGGACATAAAGAAATTCCTTTTGATGACCCAGATGAAGATCGGAGGAAAACCATACTTCGCCCATTTTATTCTTCCTTTCTTGAATCGTAGGAGTAATAATACCATCCATTCATATAATCTTTGCTGTGGCGATATTCTTCATCGGCCTTGTCCGCCGCGTCCAACTTATAAGTCTTCAAAAATGACAAACAGTTTGGAAGTTCACATTCACAGTAATTTATCAGATTATACCATAGGTCTTTTTCTGGTTCAGCCATCAGATCATACCAATCACCAAGAGAAGTAAGAATGTCAAACATAATGCGGTTGATCGCGGCCTGTCGCATATCCTTGTTCTCATATTTACGTGCCCATCCAATCTGGGAGTCCCAGAAATCCTTGGCTTCTTCTTTAGTATATTCGGTGAATAATGTATGACCGATTTGATTTAGAACATACTCAGTTGTTTTAGGGACAGTAGTCTCCCCAACAACACATACCCACATATTATCATACCACCTTGATTTTATTATATTCATTCACTTCAAAGATGATTGAAATTCTTTCATCTTCTTCGTAAATAGGAGCTACAAAAGTTCGTGCCATTTTACGGAGAACGTCATCAGGAACGCGAGCGCGTCCTTTTCGCTGAGCATTGCGGGCCAGTGCTACATCAATAGGCACGTTGAAGTAATAACACTGGATTTCAATTGGTTCGCCATCATAGAACAAATCAATATCTTTCAGAAGACGTTTGCGAGCCTTCGTACTCATATTAGTAGAATCTGCTATAACATCCTTGCCCGCAGATAAATTTTCCACAATGAGATCTACATAGTCCATCCACACGCGAGTTTCATAGGCAAAATATTCATCTCCTTCTTGGAGATAACGCATACGAATTTCATCGCGAGAAATATATACGCCTTTATCCTTCAATTCTTCGCGGGCAAACGTAGACTTGCCAACACCAGGAAAACCGCAAAGCATAGTCAGTTTAGGCATTAGGAGCCTCCTTTCCGCTAATACTAATAGTTTTTTGCCACTCAGAAATCATTTCATAGAAAAGGTTTGAAGGAAATACATCCTTATGGCCGCCAATCCAAAGATACACAAGACCGTCTTCTTCTGTGTAGGAATAGCGAGTGTCAGTTGTGATTTCTAAGTAGTGTGCTTTGGCAATCACAGTGCCAGACATAAAAGTCATCATCACTTCATAAGGAATCCACTCACCGCTTGCCAAATTTACCGTGCCATCTTTAGAAAAAGTGTAAAATTCATCATTTTTCATTGTGTTCCTTCATAAGTGCTTCCATCCAAGCATCCGCATAACAATATAGTTCCTTATCAATGTTCTCGCCATTCTTATATAAATGGCCTTTGGAAAGACGATAGTAATCATTACCTACTACCGCGGCCCGGTCTTCATTGTTCCACCAGGCACAAAAGAACTCAGCTTGAATCTCAGGAGGCAATGGTTCCAACTCCTTTCTACTTTTATAGTATAGCAAAAAATTCGCGAAAAGTCAAATTTTCGCGAATAGAACTCTCAATCCAATAATTTCAAATATTCATCTACCGCAACAGACCAAGCGGCAGATGTGCCAAAATCAAACGAGATGTCTTGTTGAAGACCATCTCTATGGCATACGATATCAATATAACCACATTCGGGCATACAAGTATACATCCAAGAATATCCATCGTAGCCCTTCCATATGTCTTTTTGAACACCGAGCCGCCGCAGATTTAGGACGTGTTCGATTATATCGGCAGGTAAAAATTTCTCGCCCACCATTATACCTTCTCTTTTCATCGGCGATCGCTCCCAGCAGCTAGACAGGCCGCAATGACAAAGCCAAGAATAAATCCTACAGAAGCACAAACAAAATACCACATATTAGTTTTGAGTCTCCTTTCGCCAATAGATGATAGCCGCGACGAATTCCTTGACCGAAAGTTCAAAAATATCCTTTTGTTTATAGTATACAAAAACCGTGTCGTTTCGTAGCACAAATGTCCAATCATCAATTGCCAATTGAACAAACGAAGCTGTCACACTCAGCGCGGCCATAACTGAATGAGGGCAAGGGACTAAAATAAAATCATACCACAAAAAATCACCATTGGGCAGGATTCGGCCATAAGAAGACTCGACTTTATTCTGTTTGGTAAACTTATTATATGCCTGAATAATCTCCTCCCAATCATCTTCGGGGAACCAAACAAAACATAGGTTGTCTTCCTCATAACACTCAATGATGACACCCTCGTCATATAGCCGCCAGCCAGGAGCAGTGCTGCGGGCGTTCCAACAAGTAGGTCTGCCATCCCGCCAAGCCTTGATAATTCGCTCAAAAGGGGCCTGAGCAATCCTTACAACATCGTGTTCATCACGAAGAATAATTTTCTACTCTGCGTTATCGTAGCTGATAGAGGAGGAACCGATCCTATAGAAATAATTCATTCTTTATTCTCCTTATTTTGTTGTGCCTTCCAACGATTCATCATAGCAGTAAATTGTTCAAGACTATATTCAACATCTTCACAAATAAACTGAATATGATCATCGTAGAAAATAATGTCTATATCACCAAATTGTAAATTTACCTTTTCTTTTTCTTGTAGATTGGCATAAATGGCTTCCATTTGCCAACTAGAAAGAATTACCGGCCCACCGCCAATGAGCCAACCCTTTGAAGTAAGTTCGTAAGAAATTTCTTTTACTTTTACTTTTTCTTGTGCTTGGCTAAAATTGATGACTAGTTTTTCAAAAGTTTCATATGAGAAGAATATCGCGGTTTTATCTCTTTGAAGTAAAATACCTTCTCGATACTTTTGATACACGATATCTTCTTCAGAAAACGTATCAGGAACAACACCGCAGCCACTATTATCTTCTCGGAGAGAAAGACGCGAAACAAGAGCAGCAAGAGTAGAAGTGGCCATCCAAATAACTTCAAAGCGATTAGCAAGGCGAACTATGGTAAAATCTTTGTTCCAACCAATGTAGCTATCGCCAACAAAATAACTATTGTTAGACATCTGTTTCTCCCATTGTTTCTTTCAATGTTCTGCTTTGCTCATATGCTTCATCCGCGGCGGCTCGCAGTTCTTCATCTCTCATAGCAGCGAGTCTTCTTCTAAAATCCTCAATTATTTGAGCCATATCCAACATAATCTTTCACCTCAAACCACTTACACCAAGGTCGTGGCATAGCGGGACGATGGATAATCTTATCCTTCAATTGACATTCAAACCAATCTGGAAATTCTGGCAATACGGCAGGAGGGCCACCTCGCTTACAATAACTACAAAATTTACATCTCTTATGGCTCTCTCTGTATTCACGCATCTTCTCGTCCACGCGGCCCATCCTCCATTGTTCCATTCTCGTAGATTGTAGAAACATACTTGGTATAACGACGCTTATAATTATACCAATATGTTATCGCAATCTCGTGTGTTTCTTCATTGTATTCTACTGCGACGTCATCAGCATTGAGAATCAAAGTCTTCATTTAGTTTTACCATCCTTTTGCCGCATTTATATAGCCATTCATCATAATCTGCTTTTACCATCGCGCTGGGAACCATTTCTGCGAACCATTCAGGATGATTGCGAACTGTAGAACCAGTAATAGTGGATTCAACAAATTCATCAACCTCAAACTTACTAAGTTCACCCTTCTTCATTGAGAGAATGTCGGATCCGCATTCATAGCAAATCTCACGGTCGAGGTAATGCTCCAAGAATTGGCAAGCCCGTGCGAGATGATAAAGTGCTTTAGGGTTATAGCCTAACTTCTTATCGAAGTTTTTACCAGTTTGCTTATAGAGTTCTTTTGCCATCGCCCCAATATAACCCATTGTAGCATCATACATCTGCTTCGGCCGCACAAACGCAATCGCCTGGCGGGCGTCCACAAGTTCCTTCCACAAATCACTGTATTCTGGGCCAATAGATATAACCTTAGAATATAGTGGTTCTAAGGTAGTAATATTAGGCGTCCGCAGTTTTTTTATGAAGGAGAAATGAGACATAGTTCGTGCGATGCCGAAGGAATAAGGAAAACTTTTCTCCCATTCGCAAGAAGCATTGGTAGCAAGAGAATAGAATGCCGGCACAAATATACCAAGAGAATCAATATCAGAATCTAAAGTATCAACACCATAATTCTGAGAGCCAATCAAACAAGTAGCCATACCAATTGCTCTGCCGCGATAATGAGCGTTCAAGGTTTCGCGGTGTCGTTTGATTTCAATGATAATATCGTCTTGACGAAACATTTTTTCCTCCATTGCTACAGATGTTGCGGGCTTCCCTGAATGACAAACTCATAGCTTTCTTCTCCTTTCATTCTATATATACATTATACCTCAAAATTTGAGTTAGGTCAAATTTTCCTCCAAGGTCTCAATAAGTTCTCCTTTGGAGAGAGATTTAGGGCCCACGGTATTTTCAATAGAATCAAATATGGTATTGTTGATTATTTCAACTAATTCTTCATTGGTGAGACCAGATGTATTCTTCACAAAATAATTGCTGTTTGTTGATTTAGATAAATCAAAAGATGCTTTGCCCGCATTACCGCCCACACGTTGAATGCGGAAGTCCGCGTTTTCAGGTGTAGTAAAAGTAAAGATGGAAGTTGTAGTTTTTGCTTTTTTCTTTGTGCGAGGTTTGTTTGTGCGTTGCCAAATTTGGAAAACGCAAGGCACTTCGATTTGCTGCCCGGTAGGTAAAGTAAAAATTGTATTAGGGATTTCAACATCTTTTATAAGGATAAAATCTAATGATAGCCTATTCTGAACTGAATCTTTTCTAAAAGACTTAGGTAAAATAAATGCTATTGTTTGAGCAAATTCTGCGGCCTTATTGAAGAATTGAATAGCAAGTTTACTTTGTTACCCATAGGGCGGATTTCCTACGACAAGAATATTGCCTTTTTCGTGAGAGTATTCCAAGAAATCTTGCTGCTGAATTTCTGCGGCCTGTGGGTCTATATCGAAAGCTAAGCAATTTTTTATTTGATTAGAAAAAGAGCCTCGGCCAGCGCTGGGTTCAATGATTAGCGAATATGAGGATAAATCCAATTGAGATAAGCAAAAAGCCGCGGTAGATTCCGCGGTATAGAAGCGGTCAAGGGGATCTTTTTGACCTTGACTTTTAGTGGTTCCTTTCATTTAGATATTCCTCATAGTACCCTACAAAATCTGCTTTGCCGAAACCAGGAGTAGCAATATTACGTTCTGCGAGAGCACTAAAATCGCAGGCCCGCACAAACTGTTCGGCTTGTTCAGTGAGAGGCTTGATAAAAAAGAATTGAATATTTTTGTTCATCTCTTCTTTTATATGTTCATAGTCTTCTCTTGTAAACAAAGAGCTGTAATCTTTATATCCTTGACGATAGACCGCATATTCCCAGTCCTCTTCTACACAGGGGTAAGCCTGCTGAGTGGCATTATATTGCCAAATTTTGAAATCAGGATGGGAAATAGGTGGAGCCTTTTTTAGACGTAAATCTTGACCATAATCCGCTTTTGTCCAAATTTGGAAAACACATCTAACAGAATAGTCTTTTCCGTTATCTGTAAAGGCATTTTCGGGGATATAAAAATAATCATATAACTTCCATTCGGCGGCAAGTTGTTTTTGAACTCCCCATTTCATAAAAGATACAGGTAAAATAAAAGCAATTATTGAGCAAAGCTCCGCCGCGTGATTGAAAAATTTGATTGCCATCGCACTACGAGAGCCAAAAGGAGGATTACCGATACAAATATCTGCTGGAGTAGAATAAGTAAAGAAATCCACTGCTTGAATATTAGAGCCTTCAGGCTTGATGTCGATAGCTGTAAATTGCGGGAGATACACAAGAAAAGAGCCATTTCCGGCAGAAGGCTCTAAATAAGTTTCGTTTCCAATAAGTGGAAGTTTTTCTTTTAGAAAACTTACACATTGTTCGGCAATGGCAGGTTTAGTATAGAATTTATCAAGTTTCACGAAATCACCTCAAGAAAGTGCGAATAGTGGGATTATTTAGGCCGCAACCATTCTGCCAACTGAAAACAAAACGAAGCGGGCCTGCGAGAATACTGAAATCAGCATCAGTATTCTGACAAGAGTAAGTAGAAAGATTAGCAATAATTTCAGCTAAATCAATTTCTGAAATAGTTTGCTTTTTATAGTTATAAACAATAATTCGGTCAGGTTTCTTTTTATGGCTGGTAAGACTTTGTTTATAAAGCATATCAGATACAAAACCATAGAAATCATTGGGGTTTTCTACAAAATGCTTCCGTAAATCTTGAACAAAAGCGCTGCGGGCGGCCGCATCAATAGGACAGATTTTTTCTGTATAAATAGTAGCAAATTGATGACGGATTTTGCTGGAATCTGCCATAGACACCGGAGAGTTATTTTTTTCACTTATAGATAAATTAGAAAAGTTATCTTTCAAAGCATCATATAGACCAAATTCACGAAGGTAATCTTTGAAATTGAAACCATACTTCATCATATGGTAAATGCTGGTATTATAATAAGTACCGCTACCACTACTTACTTGTTTTAGTTCGATAGTTTGGCCATCATCCAGCGTCCGCATTACCAGTATGTAGCCCAGTGTAGAAGCACCGATGCGGCCCAAGGAAGGTCGCGACTTCGTGGGCTTCTTTTTCTATGGCAAGTCCATCTTCTCCGGCAACGCCCCACTGCTCTGCGGAAAGACAAGGAAGCTCTTTATTGAGAATACAAGCCACAAGATATTCGAAATATTTACCATAATACTGATTGTCTTTTTTGGCGTTCATAAGGAGCTTCCTTTCTTTCATCTTTATATATACATTATACCTCAAAATTTCACTTTTGTCAAAAAAATAAGGGAGGCATCTGCCTCCCCTTTTTATTTACCTAAAGCAATACGCATTTTTTCTACGGCAATTAGTAAATCATTCCAGGCCGCATCAATATCGCTGCTGCCGCCTGTGGGTGCGGATGTGGTCTTCTCAAGGAATTTCCGCATCATATAACCAGTTTGCTGCCCATAGATAATCTGGCACCAATCAGTGCTTTCAGCAATAACTTGAACGGGGTTCCCTACAGGAACAGCATATAACTTTTGAGCATCAGTAGAAGGCTGCGCACGTAGATTCACTGTGCTACCACTGGCCGCAACTACTTTAGCCATATAATTTACTTCTGTCATTTTATTATTATCCTCCATGGGAGGTGTATCCTCCCCATCAACAATACTCCAATCAGGATGTCCATAGCCGGCAATGCGGGCGTTCGATAGGTCATATGACTTTTTACATACTGCTCCACCATTGGGAATTACCTGCGGGCCCGCGGAAGTATTGCCTTCAATGGTAATTACTTTGTTGCCCTCTACTCCTACAACTAAACCAGTGTGAGAGCAGGTAGAAGTGTCGCCTTTGGTGTAGAAGAAAATTTGGTCGCCCCATTCAGGAGTTTTAGACCATCTATTCTTCCTCTTGTAATAGTTCATAGCAGATGTACAGCCCGCGCCAGAGTTGTTAGAAGTGGGCTGACATTGAAGTTTCAATGCCTTATCCTTACCAAAGGCTTGAAAATAGCACCAACTTACAAATACAGCACACCAAGCAACACCTTGCTTGGCGCCATTGAAGTACTTCACCGCCCATAGGTCGCGAGAATATTTGGTGTAGTTCGCGGAACCTGCGTTGGCGGTTTTATCATCTAAATCATTCGCGTTGGCTTTCTCAAGATAGCCAACTTCTTCTGTAGCGATATCTACAACTTTTTGTTGAGGTAGCATAATATTATTTCTCCTTCAATTTCTTGATACGGGTGATAAGAGATTTCAGACGAGAAATTAGAGCAGAGTTGTCCTCGGGAGGGATTGGCTTCTGATTGGGCAAACTATGACCCTCGCTCACCCACCACGCTTCTAGCCCTTCAACAATTGCGGTCGCATACTCCTTATAATGGCGTAAGAAATCGCGGGCCGCCTCTGGATTAGAGTTCCCGTAATCTACTTCAAGATAACTATGCGGACAGGGAGCCATATTTCCCTCATAACTTGAATAAAAGCGCGCCCGCACCATATAGTTGTAATGGCGTTTGAACGCAATCACAAGATGCTCACACAGATGAATACATTGTTTCCACTTGGGGTTGCGGGTGGTAGGCCACATACATTGAATGCCGCGGCTGTCCGCGCGAGCAGAGTTAGTATGAATAGAAAGGGAAACATCTAACCCATTACTCCACATTTCTCTCATTGCGACTTTACATTGTTCATCGCCTACTGGAGCAGGATAGCCCAGACGTTGAGATTTGTCTGCGATAAATACTTGATGGCCACGCACACGTAGTTGTTGCGCTACTTCCTGTTCAAGTAATTCCGAGGCTTTCATTTCACACCACCAAGCATTTTCATCACAACGTTCGGCTTCTGCCACGGAGCCACGAAGGCATCCAGCACAAAGAGAAGGGTCGTTGGCGTGTCTATTACATTCGTGGCCATCCCTTTTACCAATTGCCCAGGATTTGCTATGCGGGGCTCCACGCAAACCTATACGCATAGAAATCACCTCTTTTCCAAAAGAGCAACGGCTTTTTCAAGCAGAGGGAGGGCCTGAGCAAGTAGTTTTTCAGCATCATCGGAAATGGGTGTAGACGGGGTGCTTGGTGTAGATGGTTCGGCCGCAGGAGGCGTAGTAAGTTGTGCTACCTTTACCTTTTGGCCGCGTGCCCATTTAGATTCTCTGCCATAGGTATCTCGCAATTTCACTTGTAGACGATACTCGCCTGGAGTTGTTAGAGTAAAGGTTGCGATGTTGGTGGCAACCCAACCAAGAGACTGAATTTCCTAATTACCTTTTACGAGGGTAAGATGGTATGCGGTAGCACCTACCGCATCCACCGTAAAGGTTAGTTTGTTGTAAGAGAGAGAAGACTTGATTGAAGAGATTTTCATAAGTGAAAGCCTCCATCATACAGTTATTTCGATATAGGGAGAATAAGTTCCTCCAGGAGCTGCGTTGATTTTCATATAAGTGCCTTTAGAAATCATACTAACTACAATAAAGTTACCGTTAGAATCTGTTTGCTGATTCTTCTGGAGAATACTCTTTATTGAAGATAGGTCTATTGTATTCCAACTATTGGCTGCGGAAATAGTTTTTTTCGTTGTATTGCTGGAAGACAAATAAAAAATACTATTATAACTCATATTGGTGCCTGCGTCGTTCCAAGTGGTGCTGGGAGCACCAAAATCTGCGGGGCCGCTAGAAGAGCCGGCATTGCGGTAAACGTGTAAGGTCATAGTCTTTACCTTGTCCCAATCCTTAGGTGCGGGGAACCGCATAAATACTGCCCAGTGATCGCTTTCTGTAGCCTTACCAACTTGTAGGTTAGAACTATTGACAACAGAGGCATTAGATTGATAGCCGCCAAAGCCGACCGAACGAGTAAGCAATAGGTTATAATTGCTAAGTTCGTAAGTAAAGGAAACTGTATTGGAATACCCAGGGCAATAAATTGTGTTGCCATTCTCATCTGTAGTATAGGCATCTATTTTGATAGATTTTGCTGTTGTCCAACTACTAATTTCAGATTCAGAGAAACTATAATATGTATTTGTAGTTGTGGCATACGCAGGAAGACTATTATCAATAATAATACGATACGTAATCGTATATCCAGAAGGTTCTACCGTAGAAGCATACCAAGACAGATAACAAGAATCTCCTATGCTGGAAGAACTACTGCCATTGACGGTAAGACCATAGGGAGCGCTAACACTAATCGCAGGTTTATAGTTGAAAGCTACTCCATTCGTAGTGCCTGATTGAGTGCCATCATCCGTTCGAGCATATACATCAATATATGTAGATGTAGTATATTGCGAAGGATTTGCGAGATCCCAATATAAATTTGTGGTAGTTTTTTGTGCTTGGCCGATATTTACATAATAAGTAATATCTTGCGGCGGGTCTACTTCTGCCGCATTCCAGGTGAGATGACACGTTTCTGCTTCTACAATCTGACTTGTTTCGCCATTGATTCGTAGGTTGCTCGGGTCTTTCAAGAACATCGTATCCGCATTACCAAAGTCTAATAGATTGATTATCGGCATCTCTATCACACCTCGGTAATGAATAGTTGGATGTCCACCTGTGGTTTTATACCAAAAGCAACAAGATTCAATGTGCTGCCACTATATCCACGCACGGCAATTCTTGCTCTCGCGGCCGCATTATAGGCTTCTAAATCGGAAGAGGTAGCGGTATAAGTTGCGTGAGATAAAATCACTGTTTTATCTGAATCATAGGAATTGGTCAGAGTAATAGTAGCTGTGTATGGAGCAGAGCTTCCACTCCATTGGCTGGAAGATACTACAAATGTCTCTGACTTTTTCGTTTCCTTCACCACTGACAATGTGCCATCTGTGGAGAGGGATAAACCCTCTCCACTTTTTACTCCGCCAATAGTAGTGGATGTGGCAACTGGAATTTCAGTGAGATATTTTGAGCATTTCTTGTTTATTTGCGACCATAGTGTCGCAAGACCTGTTTCAGAAAGATAATTTTTTGTTGTCATAGTTTTGCCTCATATCAACTTAGAGTAATATAAGCATTTGTGCCATCTACGGTCGCATAAGCATTCTTGGACGTTAGTGTGATGCCCCACTCACCACTACCGGAGGGCTTGTAGGAAGTTATGTCTAAACTAAACCAAGTAGATGCGGCGCCAACAGAAACGCTACCAATTTGTGATGTATAGTTATTATAGTAGAACTTATCGCAATAAATTGTCGCAGAATAAGCCTGATTTAGATGTCCCACAATTACTGTAGCAGAAGCAGAGCCGCCAGTGCGGTAAACGTGAAGGACTGCCCGCGAATAAGAACCCCAACCGCCAGAAGGAGCATTGAACTTCATAGCTGTGCCCACAGGGGTAGAAGAAGTCGAACGACCAACTACACAGGAGGAGCCGCCACTGTTTGCGAAGGAGCTGTTATCTGTGGTTGCGTATTTGGACGCGGCGACAGTGACGTTTGTAGAAGCAGGTTTATATGTGAAAGTGACTTCATTGGAGTAGCCGGGACAAGTGGCGTAAGAGGTATAAGCCTCTACCTTTATTGTGCGGGCAGACGTCCAAGAAGAAATAGTAGAGGAAGAGAAGGAATAAGATGTGGAAGTAGTAGTTGCGAAAGAACTATTATTTACATAGATGCGATAAGTGACTGTTGCGGAAGGTTGAACAGTCGCGGGAGCAGACCACGTAAGTGAGCAAGAAGAGCTCGTGGAAGAGGTGCTGCCATTTACCTTTAGATTAGATGGATTACTTACATAGGCATATTGGAAATATCCCGTACTTGAACTGCTTGACCAGGTTCCATCTGCGGCCTTTGCTTGGATGTAAACACTTGTTTTGGATGTATAGCTGGAAGCATTGGAGACACTATAGGACGTGCTTGTTGTAGTGCCCACATTGCTGCCGCCCATATAAATATAGTAAGTTATCGTCTGCGATGGATTTGCGGTAGACGCGGACCAACTCAAGGAGCAACTGCTGCCATAAACCGTAGAAGAAGAGGCGGCTGTGTTGTTTATCTTTAGAGCAGACGGAGCAGTGATGGTTGTAGAAGGTGCTTCTTCATAGTAGTATGTGACACTATTTGAGAAGGTAGACGCAGTGCCATCTTCTGCGACTGCCTGTACCTTGATTATTTGGGCAGAAGTTGTGGAAGTAAGGTTGGCAAAAGTGTATGAGGTGGAGGTAGTAGACGTTGTCAGCACATTATTTACATAAATTTGATATGTTATTGTCTGAGAAGGCGTCACCGTCGCGGCCGTCCAGGTTAGAGGAGCAGTTTCGCCAGTATGGGAAGAAGAGCCAGCAATCTTTAGAGAAGATGGAGCAGTGATTACCGTATCAGGATCCTTGTAGGTGAGGGAAACGGTGTTGGTTGCTGGGACATCCATATCTACCGCAGGATTGCCTGCGTAAAGAGTATAGGTAATTACGTCTCCTTCTGTCCAAGAAGAAGTATCATAAGAGAAATCGAATTCAAAAGGAGAAGTAATAGTTGTGCTGTACTCATAATATGAGCCTTGCGTTGTTTCAATTTTATGATAGATAGGACCGACGTCGTCTCCAGAAATAATACCCTGAGTCCAAGTGAAAGTTAGCGGGCTTACCTTCGTCTGATCTGCGGTCTTGCCGTTGATTTGAAAATCTGTAGGAGCAGTTAGCGCAAAGTTCTTGGCCTTACGAATAATAATTACACCGGAGCCACCATTTCCGCCAGCACTATTCCATCCGCCACCGCCGCCACCGCCGCGATTTGCGGAACCATTGCTGCCACGTGTGCCAGAGACGGAAGAGCCATCACCAGCGCCAGAACCGCCACCACCAGCACCAATTGTGTAGGTGCCAGTATCATAGCCGCCGTGGCCGCCACCAGAGGCATATAAAGTGCCAGAATTGGAGCGGAATTTGCGAGTATTATCAAACATTTTATACCACTGACTATAACCACAATCAGACCAAGTAGCACCAGCGGAATAGACATACTTGCCGGTCCCGCCGTTTTCGCCGCCGCGCTTGGCTGCGGCTATATTCTCCGTAATCACGCTCCACTTCAACGGCGCAGCACCGCCGGAACCACCGTGGCCGCCTTTGACGTGAGTGGAATCTGAAACCCACGTTGGAGCGCTGCCGCCAATGGCGGTATATAATTTTGTCGTGCCTTTCATAAAGGTAGACTCGCCGCCATCCGAGCCAGTTGGAATAGAGGACGTGCCGCCAAGGCCACCAGCACCAATCACACAGGAATATGTCTGATTGGCTAATAGTGTAATTCCTCTTTGGTAGAAAATGCGACCACCACCGCCACCAGCAGAAGTCCAATCGCCTATGGGGCCATAGGAGCCGCCGCCACCACCGCCGACAATAAAGATGTCAACAGTCGCGGCCTCATAAGGAGTGAAGGAACCACTTGAGTCAAATTCAAGTTCCCATTCATCATTGCCGGTTTCAGAATAGACGGCTTCACCTGTGTATTCAAATTTGAAAATCTTTTCAGGTGCGGGCACGCCACCATAAGGTAGATAGTTGATTATTGCCATATATTATTACCTCGCATTACGAACAATTACTATACCAGAGCCGCCCGAGCCGCCAGTATAGGTTTGACCAGTAGTATTAGCCAGCGGGCCGCCACCACCACCGCCGCCTGTATTTTCTTCGGCATCGCAGTAATAACGAGAAACGGTATCGGAAGAAGAAGCAGATGTGGTGTAGGTGTAGGCTACTGTTGCTGTAAAGGTGTGGTTAGAAGCTGAATAGGATTTACCAATATCATCATAAGTGGCAGTGACTGACTTACCTTTGTATGTAATTTTGATATTGGGTGTTGTTAGTGAAGAACCACTAAATGTATAGCCAGTAAGCGTAATATCGGAAGAGTTGGTATTGTTGTATGTTGTGCCATTGATTTCCATTGACCAAGTGCCTATATACCAACCTTCAAAAGAAACTGATGTGTGTAGGGTCACTGAACTAATAGTGGCATTAGATGGGATATTAGAGAAATTGAATGTGAGAGTTTTGTTGCTTGTGCCAGTAGATGGATAGTTTTTCCATTGGTTCGTGCTATTTCCAACATCAGACCAATTATAATTACTCTTTGTAGTAATTGTTTGTGAGTTGGTAGAATCTGAACTACCTGTATGTGTAGTGGTAGTGGTAGAACCACTACTTGTCTTCACAAAATCGCAACCATTTCCTCCGCCGCCAGCACCGCCATATCCGCGAGCCCACGCACCGCAAGTCCAGGTGCCATTGCTATAGGAAGAATATCCACCGTGTCCGCCGCCGCCCGCATAAAGTTCACCAGAAGATTCGCCAAATTCACGAGTGGTTGTGCCTTGACCCTCGCCATTTTGTGTGTCATTTAGACCATTAGAACCATCAGAGCCACCAGTTATTTTCTCTGTGGAGGACGCGACATTGGGATTAGTAGAACCAGCGCCACCTGAGCCGCCATCGCCACCCCACGCTTTGTAGTAAGTAGATGAAGAAGTCGCAGTCCCACCTCCTGTTCCACCGTTGGCGGAACATAGTGAACCAAAGGAACTGGAGCCACCGGAGCCACCTTTTGTCGCCTTAGCTCCACCAGCACCGCCAGAACCCACAACAATGGAATAAGCCGTGCCTGCGGTTAGGGTTTGTGTTTTTACGGTGGTGGTATAACCGCCACCGCCGCCCGCGGAGCCAAGCGAAGACTGGAAAACAGAGTCGCCGCCTGACCCTCCTCCGCCGCCACCAACAGCAAAGATATCAACCTTTACATTCTTGGTAGGGGTGAAGGTTCCGCTGGAGAGAAACTTGATACGCCACTTACCATTTCCATCATCTACGTAGACAGAGTTGCCTGTATAGGTATAATCACCTACTGTGAAGGAATCAGTATGAAGAGCACCAGGTAAATTATACGCCAAAGCCATTATGCCTCAACCTCCTTCCAGCCCAAAGGATAGGCAGTAGGAGAATAGGTGTTGCCATTGATAAGAGATTCGTAGATTTTGCCTTCGAATTTTACCTTATCACCAATATTGTAGGCATCGTGTGCGCCCGTAGGCTGGACAAAATCAGGAATAGTTTCGGCAGGAGGATTGGGTTTAGGTTCTATGCTGCCACCATCTTTTTGCCAAGCAGCCGCATAATCTACGGGAGAATAGGTGGTATCACTCAAGCACTCATATAGACTGCCATCTGTCCAAATCATCCACTCGCCTTTCTTATACATATCGTGAGCACCAGTAGGAGCAATCCAATTACGGGCTGTCGTTTTATCTGTGCCGTGATATTCCATCCATAAAGCGGGAACAGTAGGAGGAGTCCAATCTGGATTGGCAGAGCTATCGTGCGCCTGAATACATTTATATGGGATTCCATTGTATTTGCGGACATCTCCTACAACATACGCCGCGGGCGCCCAATCATACATACATTCGGCCGCATAATTTATTTCAGTCGGATTATCCAAAATATACGGCATATACTTATCAAGTAAAGCTCTAATTTTCATAAGTTTTGCTTTATCTTCATTCGTCAGCGGCCGCATCAGTTGTCGCCTCCTTATATGTTCCATCCAGAATGGACATTGCCACCTCTACGCCTTCCGCAGCTTGGAGGGCCGCGAGTTCATCAGCTGGGGCCGCAATAAGCTGTCCTTCTGGCGTGAAAAATCCGCCCTTGCCCATATGATCTCCAATGCCTGCTGGGATATCTCCCAGCAGGACACTGTTAGGGAAATCGCCAACATTGGAGGGATGGAGTTCAATAATATTTGTAATTACAAGATTATCATCTAACAGTGCGAAACGTGCCATTGGGGTTCCTCCTTACACCTGCATAATAGCGATTGAAACGGGAATAGTGGGTTTGTCGCCAAGGGCAACAATAGTAACGGATGTGCCGCTACACGCACTAATTACCATTTTCGCAGAAGCAATTGCGTCGTATTTGGTGACGTCAGAAGAGGACATTTGGGGGAGAGAAATAATGACATCATGGTTGGTAGAGTCGTAGGTGTTGGTGAGAGTCTTGGTTGCGGTGTAAGGACCAGACCCAGACCAATCAGTTGTCGCGATTGAAATTGTTTCAGATTGAGTAGAGCCACCTTCAACGAGATAAAGTTCATTTTCGTTGATTAGGTTTTGGGCTTTCATTCTATTGTAGAGCGCTGTTGAAGGCACTCGATTTATTACAAGGTTTTCCATGTTTGTTGAAGTTGGCATGGAATGATTACCTCCTTTTGGAGAATAGGGCTGCTCGCCTTCAGATTAGATACAAAAAAGGAATGTATATGCTCTGGCAGTAGTAGCTGAGTTGTATGTTGAACTACTTACTGTTCCTGTATTAGAGATATAACGATAGTAGGTGTTGTTACTGTCATTATCATTGTTGCGAGTATAGTAAACATTAGCATTACCATTGAGTTTGAAAATTTTAGACCCACCATTGGCAAAATATGGTAGCTGCGTCTTATCATTCGCGCCGCTATAGGTAGCGCCGATAATTTCGTAAACAGAAGGAAGAAAAATCTTACATGTGGTTGTAGACACTTGTGTGCTCGAAGAGGTACTAGAAGAGCCTTTCGAGCAATAATATGTGGGAAGCCGCATCGCATTTTGGAGTTCTGCTGGTAAAGTGTTATATAAAGCAGGTAAAGTTGTTTTTGCCATCTCGGTGTTATTATAGTTTGTCGCCTAGGAAGAGGTTGAGTGTATTCGTTTCGCGGCCTATAGTTCTTTTACAATGAATGTTATCGCGGCCTTTTTAGAACCGTTGTTATACGTAGTGCTATATTCGGTATCAGTATTACGTAAAGCGTGGAAATCAAAGCCAACAATCATTGCAGTATATGTGGTAGAGCCAATAGCGAATGTTTTTGTATCTCCTAAGTTCCATAGAGTAGATGCTTCGCCTTCGGCCGCAGCTTGTGCGATATCAGCCCAAGTGTTGTTTTCGAGAACATCATAATAGGACTTGACGGTGACTGGGAGAGAAGTTGTGAGAGTAGAGTTTTGGAAAGGATATGAAATTGTTATTGAGGTTGTATCTGCGGTAAGAGTTGTGGGAGAATAGGTATAATCCAAAACATTTAGGACATAGTAGTCAGTCGTTAGCCTTACTACCATTCCGGTGGGGTCAAAGGTTTCTCCCTTTTTATATATAAGTTTTGTAGGCTAAGTTTGGATAGATAGCGTGCCTGCCACATCAACCGCTAAGGCGGTAGAGGCAGATGTCTTTGGGATTTCAGAAGAACCAAGATATAAAGGCATATGCGGCACCTCCTTAGAGATTGAAGACAATAGTATATTTACATGTAGACTCTTGCGCCATTATTGTGCAGGAAACAGAGTTAGTAGAATTCATATACACAAGCCGCGTAATTCCGGGGTTAGTATCAACGCTTTCAAAGCCTAAATCGCGGAGCTATGGTCCATTATAAACATTATCTAATGTTGTTCCATCGGCATTAGCAAAAGCAGTAGTATTACCATTAGCAAAAAAGGCAAATTCAGTCTCTACCGCATTTAAGCCTGAAATTGCATTATATCCAGAGGCACTAACTTCTAATTGTCCGGGAAGGAAAACCCGGTATTTATTATTATTAGAATACGTAATGATAGAAGAAGATGAAGTGCTGGAAACAGTCGTGTTAGAACCCTAATAACCCAATTGTACGATGGGTACCAAAGACGCTTCGAAAGGAAAAGAGTTTAATAAAGTAGTATTTACATAATTACCAATATAAGAAGTTTCATAGTGTGCTTTCAAAGTTGCGTTAGAACTATACCATCTTCTGTCTGTAGAAGGAATTGTGGTAGCCATAAAAGTTATAGCGGTTTTATTGGAGCTATTATTATAAGTTGTCCCATAGCGTGAATCGGTGTGGCTCAAGTCATAATGATTGAATCCCATAATTTTTACCACTAAATTTTCTCCACCCGCAGAAAGTACCTTGCTATCACCTATGTTCCAATATTCTTGTGCCTTGCCTGCCGCTGCGATCTAAGCTATTGTCTCCCAAGAATTATTTTCTAATACTGTGTCCGCAGTGGGACCATCAGCGATACTAATAAAAAATCCATTAGATGATTGAACATTATTGTTGTTCAAACTAACCCATGGCCTTACCATAACGCCTGTGTACTCAGAGGCATCAAGAATAGCTCCACCCATTGTGGCATCGACCTTTATATATTTATCAGTTCCATCACCTGTTCCTTCTGGACCGATTTGATAAGTGTTGCCATCGATAGTAACATTCAGAATCAGTCCGGTAGGGTCAATGGTTTCACCTGTAATATATTCTAATTTTGTAGGCTCTTGGACTACAGATACCGCCTGAAGCACGCCTGGTTGGGCCGCCAGTGCTCCATATGAACCAACCGTTTCAATTGTTGAATTTCCAAGGTGTAAAGGCATACTCTATCACCTCTTACGCGACGTCTGCGTCTGTCCAAGTTTTGAGGGTAATGGTGGCACCGCCCACACTTACATTTACTGTGCCATCTTCTGCGGCTGTCAGACCAGTGCCTAACTTGATACCACCGAGAATGCTTGAAGAAGCGGTAGGTAGCGTGTATACTGTATCTGTAAATTTAGCATCCGCAGGAACGCTCTTGCCAAGTGTATGAGTGGTCTTTACAAACTTCGCGCCGTCCCAATAAATAGGATTAGTTGCCGTGCCGATAGCAGTTGAACCAACCAGGTCCGCGAGAGTGTAGGTGTTATTGGTATCCTTGTAGTAAACAACACCATCAATAATTGGGCAAGCGGTAAGTCCTGTGGTAGCAGAAACAGTAGAAGTGGTCTTTACACCACCAAGTGTATTGGATGCGGTAGGTAAGGTGTAAACGGTATCGGTGAACTTGGCGTCTGCGGGAACAGATTTACCCAGCGTATAAGTTGTATTTGTCCACGCACTACCATTCCAGTATACAGGTTGCGTTGCGCTACCTTTGGCCGCAGAACCCATAAGACCTGCCAGCGTGTAGGTAGTTTGAGATAGGGTAATAGTGCGATCGGTTGAACCAGTAATGTGGCCTTGAGCATCATACTTGATGTCTGTGACTGTAATAGAGCCGCCGTTAGCTGATGCCGTTGTCGCGGTAGAGCCGTAGGCAGTCTTGGCTGTGACGCTGTTGCTGTGGTTGAGGGTTTCGGAGGACATTGTGAGACCAGTGCCTACTTTTATACCGCCCTTTACGGAGGAAGAAGCGGTAGGAAGTGTATACTGCGCGGCCGCACTGATTGTGCCGTCTGCTGCGACAGTGAGGCCAGAACCAATTTTTACGCCGCCAAGAGTGGAGGTGGAAGCGACTGGGAGAGAAGTTAGATAAGTTCCCTTTGCTTGATATACGCTATCCATCTTGCCTTTCATATAGATATAGAAATTGGAAAGAGGAACTTTATAAGTAGCCGCGCCAGCAGGGGTATTTGTCAAAATCTTGTGCTGATCGTCAAGAGCATAAGAAGTCGCAGTAGTTGATAAAGCACCAATATATGCTTCAGCACTACTTTCTAATGTTGTCTTACCGCTGCCGCCATATTCTGCGCCGATAACGCCTACATCTACGGCGGTCGAACCATTATAACTCTTGCCGTTGATGGAGAGAGAATTGGAAACCTTGGAAGCCGTGGTGGCGGTAGTAGCGGTGTCTGCGTTGCCAATTAGTTTGCCTTCAAATTCTGGTGCCACGACACGCATTGTGCCGCTACTTGTTCCAGTAGGAATTCGATATTGGAAAGCAACTTTTGCGTTACTGGTGGTAGCTCCGACAGATGTTTGATAAAAAATCAAACTGTTATATCCATAACCGCTGCCGCCGCCAGATTGACTGTTCATTGTTATAGCGCCGCGATTTAGAGGACCTGTTAATGTCCCACCCGCTAGTGGCAAATATTGTCCTTCATCTGCGAATTTCAAGCTCCCAACCTTAGTTGCTCCATCACCGACCTTCATCTTCGGAATTCCTGTTCCGCCGCCATCAGAATAAACAATAATTTCACCTTTCTTGGGAATAAAGTTTGTTGCTTTTTCCCAGTTGGCGGTAAGATCTATTTTCTGCTACGTTCTCGCAGAAATTTGCTTTTCACTCATTGATTTTTCACCTCTACTGCTGAGATGTTTCCATCATCATCAATTTGAATTCTGAATTTCTTTGTGCTTCCTTCCGTGGCAGAACTAATTATGATGTCTTTTTCGCTTATCTTAGGTTTCGCGGCCCAAAGACATCCTTTGGAGTCTACGCCTACGGGTAAGGTCATATCTGCCGTATAAAATGTTGGAACCGCAATACCTGCTACACCTGGTGTAGCGGTGTTGATGTATTTGTTGTCCAATTTTACGGGCTTTTTCTTATACACAATACCTGCGTTGGCATTACACAAGTAGGTGCCCGCAGCTGGGATAACAATATCAGATCCATTGTTATATTCCCCTATTTCAATTGGACTACCTTCGGCCGCAATAAACCACCCAGGAATGTAGCAGCAATTGACGCCTACCTTGATTTCCTCTGGGTATTCGTAATCGAGGAACTCAAATAAATCATCATAGGAAAGAACTTGGTCAGAGCACTTATAGTATGTTAGTGTTGAACTATCTTCTTTCTCTACTGTGAAGGAGAGCAAGCCTTCTGTGCGGCCGTCCCATTCTACATTTTCATATACTGTTTCATCATAAAAGGGGCGATTTTTTATCTATGACCAATCCAGGACATCGATGGCTCCGGTCGTGATTTTTTCTATGAGTTGATATAAGGGAACAAGGGCTTTTCGGTTGATGTAATCCATCCAGTTCACCTCTCTTTTGGGTCTATTATATCACAAAATTTACATTTTGTCAAAAATAAAAAAAGGCCCGCCTGCTATACGCAGACGGGCATTATCATCGGCTATCACTTTCAAGCCACCTATAATGCCCATCATTTCAGAGCAGGTTCCTTTCAGAATATAGGTAGCCAAAGCGGTAGATTTTAGCACAAAATTGGGCGGAAAATGAAAAATTTTGGCTAATGTTTTTTATATATAGGTCGGCCGCAGAATCGCGGCGGAGAGCGTTATACTACGAGAGTGCTCGTGCCTCCAAATAGGACCAAGACGTCTGAATCACCTTGCTGAAGATCCATTACAGATCCGCTCTTTGCTATAGCGGCCAGGTCGGCATCGTTCGCCTTTGCGGCCAGAGCAGTATCAAGGCCATTTACCTGAGACTGCTCAATGGTGGGAATGTCGGCGGCAACTAGGTCGCGAGTTTCAGCAGATACCTTACCATTTACCTGAGAAATCTTGGAGATAATCTTACCCTCGCCCGCAGAAACTTCTGTCAAATTCAGCTTGCCCAGTTCCGTTGTGGTGTGAGTCTTAGCCTCGTTCAGTTTGGCAGAAGCATCAGCCTTGGTTTCGTAGGTGGTGCCAGCGACGGTAGCCGTCAGAATATCTGCGTAGCCAGGAGCATCAGTCTTCTTGATGTAGTCCTCGGCAGTTTCAGAGGCCATCGTGCCCAGGTCAGTAGAGTTGGCCTTTGCGTTCAGAGCATCGGTTAGACCAGCAATCTTGGACTGAGCGATAGCAGCATCAGCAGCTATGTCAGCATCCTTGATTTGACCCTTTACGGCGTAGATTGTTTCGTCGCCCAGTTCGTGCCACTGGCTATCACTGGTAGAATAGACATATTCCTTATTACCAACGATACAAATATCACCATTGTTGCCGCTGGTGGGTAGAGATTCCTTTACACCAATGAAGTGAACAGCACCAGACAGACCCGCTACAGCCGCATCCAAATCACTCTTAGTGATGGCCTTGTTGGTGGTCTTATCATAGTTGTTATTCTGGAAGGCCAGCGTATCCTGTTTTGCGGCCAGAGCAGTGTCTAAACCATTTACCTGGCTTTGTTCGATTGTGGGAATATCGCTCGCGACCAGAGCACGCTTAGATACAGAAATCTTACCATCAGTTTCAGAAATCTTTTCGATAATTTCGCCCGTGCCAACAGCGACTTCCGCTACATCCAGATTCGCAATCTTAGCATCAATCTGGGAACTAACAGAGCCGCCTTCGCCGATAGCAGTCTCCAGAGCTTCTACGCGAGTGTTGGTGGCATCGTTTAGATCCTTAGCATAAGCCTTGGCGCCCTTTACGGTAGCCTTTTTAGCATCGTCCGTGTCCTCGCCTACTACCGCAGTAGCATAACCTTGGGCCTCTGTCTTGGTGGCATAGTTCTTAGCTTCTACGGCTGCCATTGTGGTCTTTTCATCGGCGGAAGCCTTGGCCGCAATTACAGCATCTTCCAACTTACCCAGGGTGTTGTAGGCTTCGGCCGCATCACCCAGCAGGGCAGTTTGTACCGCGGCCGCAGCACCCTTAGCTTCGTATGTTTCTGAGAGCTTCAGGGCCGCGATGGCGTTAGAGATCTGGGTAGCAACTGCGACGTCGCCCACCAGAGCCTTCAGGGAATTGATGTCAGAAGTGGGATTGGGAATAGTTAGGGTAGCGACTTCAGTGGTGAAGTTTTCAGCACCCTTGGCCTTGGACATTAGTTTGTAGGTGTAGTCGTTGTCGCCTTTGACGATGTTGTACTGGGTATCACTGTCGACCGCAATTTTCCCAATGTGTTCGTCAAGACCAGTGATATTTTCTACAGGGATTGCGGGAACAGCTGCCTTAGCCCAAGCATGGACATCACTTGCTACTGCCTGTAGCCACGGTAAATCTTTGAATGTGTGGACGTTATCACCAATTTTTGCGAGCACAGCCGGCGGCGCGGTGACACCATCAACCGTCTTGCCAGAAGGCACGCTACAAATTGCCATTTCACCTTGTTTGAGCACAATAGTGGAAGTCAGCCAGTTTTCATAACTATCGTAGCGTAGCAGGATCCGCGTATTCAATGTCTTAGTTGCCATAACTAAAATCATCTCCTATTATAAAAAGACCTAATAGATTAGGTCTTTATAAGCAAATATTTATCCCCTAAAAGGAGGTCTAATGTGATATTATCACGTTCTTTATAAGGGATTCTAACGAGTGGAATATTATGGTCGAAAGCGTATTGATTTTTGAGGTTGTCATGTGCTTGACGTCGTTGGAAACTCGCTTCATCATCAAACAATGTTGATTTTTGTTCATGTTGCGGCCCGTCAAATTCGATAAGCCGAATTGGTTTAGATGTCTCATCTAACAAGGCAAAATCATATCTTAAGCCGCATTGTTTATCTGAAACTAAATCTGTAAACATAAATTGTTGTTTGAAAACAATATTATTTTCTTGTAAGACTTTAGTAATATTGTCTTCACCAACCGAAAGTAAACAGCCGCAAGAATGAATATGACCTGATGTCATATAAATTCCTTTTACAACAAGCTCATTGCCGCATGAACAACGACATTTCCAATAACTAGCTTGATTTTCTATGTGTGAAAAACCTAGCACTGTTAGTCTACCAAATTGTTGGCCAGTTAGGTCTGTGCGTTTGCGGGCTTCCGCGTCTTTTTTCGCACAGCCGCAAGACAATTGCTTGCCTAAAACTAAATCGGTACCACGTAAAATAACATGTTTGCCACATTCGCATTCGCATTCATAATAAGCTCTATCTTCTTTATTGGAGCGTTCTTCGGCCACTTTTAAGACAGTAAGTTTATTGAATTTTTGTCCAATAAGTTTCTGCCGCCTTTTATCAATTGTGGCTTGGAGCTTTTGATATCGTGAACAGCCACAGGATAGCGTGGTCTTATTGCTCAAAGAATGCTTAGCGCGAACTATTTCATTCCCACAAATACATTTACACAACCAAAGAACTTGTGTCTTTTTATCTGGTTCGTAAACTGGAAATAGAGCGACTAAATCTCCAACTTGTAGATTAGTAATGTCTGTCATTTGTGGAGTTAGTTCTCTCTCAATCCATTTCCTACCCTTACCTTCTCGCATAATATTCACCCCTATAAATGAATTTAGGATTGAGCTGAGTAGTATAGGCTACTCTTTTCTCAAAGGGTAATTACTCCTTTGCTCCCTCAATCTTATATTAGTTTATCACAAATTTCTCAATTTGTCAAATTTTAGGCTCCGGCCGTACCGCCGTCCAAAATCAACGTCGTTTCTTTTTCAACAAATAGTTTGCTCACGCCAACTCTGTTGACGCTCATAACGCCTGTAGCAGCAACATTGATTTCGTTATCGCCCTCGGAAGACTTTACAACACCTGCGGCCGCAGTCGTTGCCATCGGGATATCAACTTGCTTAGCCTCATTGATTTCAGCTAGCACGCCCGCAATGGTGATGCCTTCCAGTGTATTTACCTGTGCGTTAGTAGCAATATTGCTTACCTTGGTAAACATCTCGGCGGACATCGCACCGGCAGCATCCGCAGAAGCCAGACCCATCGCAATACCATTCTCACCAAGGCTTAGGCCGTTTTCAGCAACAACCTTGGTTGCCAGCACGCCTTCCGTGGTGATGGACAGGCCGCTACCGACTTTCACACCACCAAGGGTGTCAGTCGTGGCCGCGGGCAGTGTGTATTCAGCTGCGCCCGCAAGAACGCCCTCTTCACTTAGGGTGAGATTATCACCAATAGACTTGATGTTAGCCAGGCCCGCGAGTTTGGTGATTTGGTCATCCGCAACCAGAGACTTGCTGGTTTCCTTCGCGACATAACCCTCAAGTTTGGTGTCTACCTCTGCTAGCACGCCCGCGATGGTCTTGCCGCCGTCCTTTAGAGAACCATCGGCCGCAAGAACAGCAATGTTATCTTCGGCGGCGGGAACAACTTTTTGGACATAGGGGCTCAGGTCAACACTGGTATCACCAATCTGGACCATAGCGCCTTCAATGAGCATATACTCTTTATAGGCGTCGCCAGAAGTAATGCTGGTATCCTTTACCATATAAATGGTATCGGGATCCGCGGCAGAAACTTCGGGAAGCTGTTCTACGACGGAACGCTTTAGGTGGCCCGCAGAACCAATTGCGGTCGCAATCTTTGTATCAACTACGGCTTCAGACGCGGCCTTGCTCTTATCGGAAAGCACGAGGTCGCCAGTCATAGTGCCGCCAGTTTTATCGAGCTTACCAGCCAGGTCGTGTAGAATGGTGCCTTCGGTATCTACGCCGCCAATGGTCTGCTGGATAGTCTCAACGGAGGTCCGCAGACTATTTACGGTGCTGGACAGACCTTCTACAGTGGTGGTAGAGGGCTGATACCAAGCAATCTCAAAGGTACCATCCGCGCCCGCAACAGACTTGGGTTCCAGGCCCGCAATCCAGGGGTGGGTTTCGTCTACAAGTTGCTTTTCGTGGTGGGCCGCAACATAGCCTTCTTGGCCTTCTTCGCCGACGGCGTCAACCCACCTGTAGTATTCTTTACCCCAGTTCTTTAGGGAGAGAACACCATTTTCATCTAAGGTAATTGTTTTGTTGTCGCCAAGAGTGGCCGCGCCTACTTCGACAAGATCGCCTGCCGCATTAGAGATAATGTAGGCGGTGGCGGAATTGTCAGCTTCGTTGACAAGGGCTAGAATTTGTCCAACATACGCCGTTGCGTCAGTTTTACTATAGTTAGACATCTCTTCCATGGAGAACCATAGAGAAGATTTGTCAAGAGGAATGGGATTACCGCGGGAGAAAGATTGCGGGAACGCCATATAATTGAATTCTTTTTGAATAACAGCCATTTTAGTTCCCCTCCTTAGCCCAGCGTAATCTTGTGTTGTTCAGAAGCATCCAACTTAGCGGGCTCATACGTGTAAACCTTATATTCGACGCCCCGATAGCCGTCCGCACCCTCAACTACTACGTTGGCACCGACTTTATAGTCAGCAGTGATGTCAGCATTTAGGGTAGATACCAGGTTTACCAGTGTGATACCAGCACGAGTAGAAGAAGCAGGAATGGCTACTACAATGCGCTTCCAACCTGCGGCCGCGTTGACATTTAGAGTCTTAGGACCATTATATGCGCCGCCCGCAGTAAGGCCGCGAATAATAGCAGAAGTTAGAGGCGCTTCTGCGGTGGAAGTGGTTAGGCCGCCATAGAAGAAATTGCGGAAGCCCGTAATCTTTTGAGAAGCGGTAGCGGACTTAGAGCCGGCCGCAATTTGCTTGTCGGGAGCATCGTTGCCGATGTTGGTCTTAGGCATAGCGCCTGCGTCGTAGGTTGCGGTTGCGGTCACGCTGTAGTTGGTGGAATCGCCAACAGTTACGGGAGCGAAGGAACCGCTGGCCGTGGTTAGAATTTCGTCTGTGGCACTGTTGGAAACGGACCAGGTCTTGGCGGTAATGCCAGTTGCGGGACCATAGGTGTAGGAGCCGGCAGACAGAGAAGCAGAATAGGTGGGAGTGACGGTTGTGCCGACTTCATAGGCTTTGCCGGTAGACACGTTTACACTTACGGCAGGCTGGGTTGCGGAGGGCTGCTTTTCAGAAGCAAGCAGGGCCGCAAGGAACTCTTTCACAGACTTACCTTGGGCCGCAACCGTGGTAGAGCCGGAAGAAGGAATAGAGATTGTGCCAACCTTTTCGGTGGCGGTGAAATCGGCATCAAAATAGACGTTAGATGCGTCATAGTTGCCGTCCATTGCGGCCCACGCACTACCATTATAAACGTAAGCAGTGTAGGACTTGTGTTCGGCGGTGCCGATGTTGCGAGTTACGATTGCGGTATCGCCCTCGTGGAGTTCAGCAGCGCCTACTGCGGCCGCAATGGCTTCGAGGTCAGATTGACCTTCGGTGGGAATGGCGTGGTAGGTGGTTTCGGCAGGGGCGGACTCGTTTACGTAGGGAAGTTCGGTCCAGGTGGCAGTGCCGTTGCCGATTTTGATTAGGTTGGTATCGATTTCAATACCCAGTTCACCTTTGAGAAGAACAGGGTTTTTGGTAGTCCAGTTGGTTGCGGTATCGTTGCGCGATACGATTTTGGTATTGAGAACAGTAGAACTCATAGAATGTATCAACTCCATTTTATAGAATAGAGAAGAAGAAAAAATGCGGCTGCCGAAGGCAGCCATTAGGTAGAGAACGCGTCCCCTCCGCAGATAACATCTGGATTAATGGAGGAGCCTGTGCCTACGCACACATACGCCAGCTTGACGTCATCCCAAATCCATAGTTTGGATGTGGAGGTTTCTACGTAAAGGCGATTTACGCGGCCGACCGATGGTAATTCGAGAGCCGTTAGAACTTTGGTGTAGGTAAGGTTGTCTTCGTCGGCGATTTTTTCGTCTACGGAAGCAGCGGCGGCTTCTGCCCTGGCGGCAGCGGCCTCTGCCCGTTCTCCCGCAGCTTTTAGGTCGTCCAATGCCTCTATGACGGATGGCGTAAGGGGCAGAGACGATGATGTGGGGTTCCCCGAGATAAAACCCAAGTATGATTGAGATTTTGCTATGGAGCCATCTGCGCGGCTCCACGACACAACCAATTCGATTCTACCCAGTAGCTCGGTTTCCCTATTCGACAGCGTGGCAACTATGTTGGTAGTAGGGATATCCAACACCCATTGTGATTTGTCGAGAAGGTAGGGATGACCGTCCTGTCTTGTGATAAGTAAGGTGGGGGTGCCATCAGGCCAGGCCGCAAGAAATTGACGCACGTCGAGCTGTAGCTGGGTGGCATTGTGCTCGCCTTGAAGGCCCCAGGACAATAGTCTCTTTTGAGAGCCTGGGGAAATAATGCGTATAGGAATAGTAATCACCTCCCAAAAAAAATTTTTTTGGAAGAAGGTATGAAGAAACCCTGTGAAATTTTGAAAGGACGCGCACAGTTTACCCGTAGGGAGGGTGGACAGGCGCGGCCGTCTCAGAAAATTTTTCAGGGTTCTACTATAAGGTAGCGGGCGGGGGTTATTTCACCACTTTTTTGAAACAAAATTTTGAAAATTTGATTTGCGATGGAAAATTGAATTGAGGTGGGAAGAAAAGAGAAAGTTTTTTTGTGTCAAATTCTTATCTATTTATTCTATTAGGAGGACGTAGACAAAAATGTTTATGAACTAAGACGTTTCACACGAGTGTTCTATGACGATTTCGTCAAGTCCGGTCGGACAGAATTTCGTCCAAGTATACATTTTTGTTCAACATTTTTGTCGGACAGCATACCAGGTGTAATAAAAAAAGAGAGGTCAAGCCTCTCTTATAAGTTCTGCCGAGGCCTTGTGGTAATTTTCTTCACTAAAAGGCGGCAGTTCTCTTGAGGTTTTCATAGTAGTTTTTTCTATTCCTTTCCTATTTTTTATTTCCATTGGAAGGCCGTCCCGGAACGGGACGGAATTCGAAAAGAAAAATTCCACGATACCCCTGGTCAGAGTGAAGCTCGTTCGCCGACAGCCCGCCATCGCACCTAAAATTTGGAAAAATTTTTTATCAAAATTTGGTGAAACAAGTTTCGCTTGCTATATTATTTTAGAGGATAGAATCGATACTTGGTCAAAGTAAATAGAGCCGACAGAAATTTTTGTAGAGGGTGGTTAGTTTACCGTGAACCTCTATGTAAAATAACCAGTTCCTCTATTTATTTTGACTAGAGTAATATTATAACATCATAAAAAGATGTACTTTGGTCGTCGTTCCTCCGACCAAAGGGAAAAATTTGCTACGCTGACGCTCCGCAAATTTTCCAAAAGATATCGTATAGAACTAAAAGTTGACATTTTTAGTTTATAATAAAACAGTAAGAAAGAAAATTTCTACTGGTATTATATGGAGGCATATCATATGAAAGCAACGTATGCTAATCAGAAAGCCATTGTTATCAACCGTACTCTGCCTAAGAAAGGAGAACGTAAGAAATTCCTTTCCGCCTACTATGATTCTATTACTTTGGCGGCCCGCACTTTATCTCTATCTACTTTCTAATCAAGACCAATACATCGATAATTTTTCTCCTGCTAATTTTTCTACTGATTTTGGTACAAGCATAGACCGCACAAGAAAAGTCTTTGAACAACTTGAGGCTGCGGGCTATTTGGAGAGAGTCGATTCTAATACATACAAATTTTATGAAGTGCCACAGAAGCGCGCTAACTTCTCCAGCCAGGAGCGCCGCAAGATTGAGAATGAAGATGGCACATGACATACCTTGAATTCTACTCTGCCGCAAAAACTCAGATGGACTGGCCGGATATGACCATCCAAGAAAACTGGGAACGTTCGGAGGTAGAATAAGATGGGTTTCAAAAATCTTTGTGAATCTCCACGCAAATAGGTCCCAGCAAGTATGATTGCTCGCTGTGAATTTTTAAACAGCATTTCCTACACAGCAGACAAGCGGTAGGCTATAGCTGATTATTATGGTTATAGTGTAGAAGAATATATGGATTATACTGATAAATTTTACAGTATGGAATTCGTGGCATCAGAGGTGCGGCGGAAACGTATTGAGCGCTTAGCTCATCTTTTTGATATTATAAATGAAAATTATAATTGGTATACCAAAAAAGTTTTAGGACAAATAAAAGAAGATATTCCCTGGCTGAAAGATGTGTTTTGACCACTTTGTGCGAATGTGGAACAAGTTCACAAAAGATGAGTAGAACTGGATGTAGGAACAATATGAGGGGAGCGTAAGCTCCCCTCTTTTTTTGTTTATATAATAAAAAGTAAGTTCTTGATTTTGTTCCATAATAAGTTTTCTCCTTTTCTTTTCTAAAATTTATCCCATCTGAAGGCCGTCTCTGAAAGAGACGGAATTCGAAAAGATTTTCTTTTTTATTTTCTCTTAAGTATATTCTCTTTACTCTGGAAATCATTTCCGATCCATCGGAATTCATTTCCTAGGGCATAGGAAATCATTTCCGGTCTATTGGAATTCGTTTCCTATCGATTTTTGGCCTTTTTTTATACATTCATCTATTCGATTGCTCACGACGTTTTCGCTCTACTTCGGCCGCAATAGTTGGTGCCAAGCGATGAAAAGAATAAATGGGATTTATGTCATCTTCTGATGTTTCTAAAGTTAGGAATCCTTCATCTACCAACGTATGAAAGGCATCACGAATAGACCTGTCTGATATACCATATAACTTGCTTATTGTAGAAGGATACCATTTCCAATCTACGGATGGTGAAGTAAGGCGGCAGAGATAATGGTATACAAGATAGGTTGTGCGGCTTTTCTGGAAATGAAATATTACAATGTCATCTATGAGGTTGTCTGTGATTGTAAAGTTTTTATCTGTTGTGTCTGGTCTTTCGCCTCGTATAATGGGCTGATTGGGAAATGCTCCCTTTGAATTTGTGTAAGGCATACTTGTAATGCCCTCCTTATTTGTGCTTATATTCCTCCATAGCGTCAAAGAGTCCCTTTTCTTTTATAAAGAAATATACTTGATATTGTGGAAATTTTGTATTGGGTTCTACGTGAACAAGTTGGAATCCTTTTGCTTGTAGAAATATAGCAAGATTGCGAGAATAAACAGGAAATGTAGTAGTTTTCATTTCACGGCTCCTTTTATTTATTTCTCGATTTATTTTATCATAAAATTCAAGTTTTGTCAAATTTCCGGCTGGGTTTCGTGCGTAAACCAAAATAAAATGCTGGGTATGGATTCGTGCTGAAATCAAAAATGAAATGCGGCCCTTCCATTTGTGGAATGGATGGTATCCAAATTCGGCAACGCCGCGTTTCCTGCGTGCCGTTAGGCACGCAAAAAAACGTGTATGGATTTCTCCATACACGCTCTTCTCTGGCGCCCAAATGGTCGCCATCTTCAACGTTGCTGGTCGGGCCGCACTGGGCCGCACTGGGCCGCCTTACGGCGTCCCGGATTCGGCGTCCCGGATTCGGCGTCCCGGATTCGGCGTCCCGGATTCGGCGTCCCG